GTCTGAGCCCTCTCGCGGCTGGCGAGATTCGAAAAAAAATTTCCGCCCCGCCCCGACGCCGGTCATCTCAATGGGGCGGGGTGGGGGAGGGGACTGCTCGCTAATCCCCTCCCAGCTCCACCAGCTGGCCCGTTGCCAGGCCTAGCCCCTTAGCTCCGGACACTTGGCTCAGTGCCAGTTCCTCCCTCCGCTCCTCCCTCCGCTCCTCCCTCCGCTCCTCCCTCCGCTCCTCCCTCCGCTCCTCCCTCCGCTCCTCCCTCCGCTCCTCCCTCCGCTCCTCCCTCCGCTCCTCCCTCCGCTCCTCCCTCCGCTCCTCCCTCCGCTCCTCCCTCCGCTCCTCCCTCCGCTCCTCCCTCCGCTCCTCCCTCCGCTCCTCCCTCCGCTCCTCCCTCCGCTCCTCCCTCCGCTCCTCCCTCCGCTCCTCCCCTTGATGCTACCATAGCAACGCACTATACAGTCCACTGTGATTATTTAAAATCTAACAGCAGGCTAGCGAGCTGCACAGACTGCAGTTCAATGACATAGCGCTATTTTTGTTATCCTGCTTTTCACCCCGCCCCATTGAGATGACCGGCGTCGGGGCGGGGCGGAAATTTTTTTTCGAATCTCGCCAGCCGCGAGAGGGCTCAGACCCCCTGTTTCCCCCGTTCCTCCCCTCTTCCCCCCTCCCATCACCCGCCCACCGCAGCAGACCTCCGACCATCTTCTCCCCCGCTCTTCCCCCTTTCCCACCCCCATTATCTGCTTCTCCTATAAAGCCCCTCCTTTACCTTTCCTTCTTGACCCCACAGCGCTCCGACTCCCTGCCCATAACCCCGCTCCCCCTCGCCCCGCTCCCCCTCGCCCCGCTCCCCCTCGCCCCGCTCCCCCTCGCCCCGCTCCCCCTCGCCCCGCTCCCCCTCGCCCCGCTCCCCCTCGCCCCGCTCCCCCTCGCCCCGCTCCCCCTCGCCCCGCTCCCCCTCGCCCCGCTCCCCCTCGCCCCGCTCCCCCTCGCCCCGCTCCCCTCTCTGGCCTAATGCCAAGGTTAGACGGACGAGTGCGGACACGCCAGTGTCCGCACTCGTCCGTCTAACCTTGGCATTAGGCCAGAGAGGGGCGGACTTAGAAGGTGAGATGTAAAACGTGGGCGGAGCTATGCACAACGTCACGACGTCGGCTGCACTATTACTGGCTATGTGCCAACCTCAGACGAGTGAGGACACGCCAGTGTCCGCACTCGGACCTAATAATATATATTATTAGGTCCGAGTGCGGACACGCCAGTGTCCGCACTCGTCCGTCTAACCTTGGCATTAGGCCAGTATGGGCGGGATGGGGGCTGCCGGATGTCGGAGACGCAGTCACGCAGGCCGCCACGTAGCGCCGGCCATCTATATCTTACGCTTGCGCGACCGACTCTCGTCGGACCTTTCGGCAGCAGACCAGGCGGCGTCGTCAGCGGGCGCGCGAGGCCGACCCGCTCGTTGCTTCTTGGCCGCGGTCCGTCTTCTGTGCTGTCGACGGCTCCTCGAACCACCGCCGCGCGTACTGACGGCTGGGCGATCGGAGACTCGGCGACCGACACACCTCGTGGACTCTGGTACGTTGCCGCTTGTCGAAAGCCACCTACGACCCTAGAGACGCAGTAACCACGGCGGAGGTCGCGCCTGCCGCTACCGAGACCGGCATGCTAGCCGCCCACGGACCCCCGTACGCACCACCCGACGCCGACGTCGAAGCTGGCTTCGAGCGAACCCTCTCGGTTTCCCCACCACCTCCGTATTCCCCTCCGGTCTTCGTCGACGTAGATCCGCAGATAGACTCTCCAGAAGCTCCCCCTTCGCGCAGACACGCAACCTTCGCCTCTCTGGGTCTGCCACACACTCGCCTGGCCACACCGGCTCCGCATTGGCCTCCGCTGCCCAAACTGCCGACGTACGAAGAGGCTGTCTCTGGCTCTACGCAGCCCCGTCCGATCCGGACCGACGCGAGCTTCCGCGTCGGTGGCACACAACGCGCCACCGACGCGGAGGCAACGCGAGGCATAAGCAGGTTTATCGCTACGGCCTCGGGCGTTCGAGTGCGCCCTCTGGAACCGGCCCGTGAGAGAGCCGCCATGACCCAGCAGCGAGCGTGCCGCGGCTACGCTCTGGCGGCTCTCGTGGTGTGTGGGTACGTAGCCGTCTCGATAGTTTTCTTGTTGGGGATCTACCTTCTGAGTCTGAACCACGTCAATGCTGATGCGGAATAGGCTATCTCTGTGTGTATGGAAGCCAGGGGCCACGCCACCCCTCTGCCTGGCTGAAATAAAGCTTATATTAAAGAACACGACACACTCTGTCTGGGTTTTTTGATGGTTTTTTTTATTTTGTTTCCGCTCAGCGATATGACGAGCTGCTTCTCAGCACGCCGTTTCTCTAGCGAGACGCAGAGCCGCGCGCTGTTTCTCTGCCGCGCGAGACGCGGTGATCCCGGCGCTCGTGCTGCGGATGTGCGTCGCGGCTGCCGCGGCCCCCCGCCAGCACTCGAGCGAGAAGGGATGTCCGCAGTGGCAGTGGTAGGTCAACCCATCGACGGTGTAGCCGCGCGGGGGCGCCGGGTCCGTAGATCGGATCTTCTTAGCAGTGGGCTGGCTGCGTATAGACCCGGGTCCGAACGGCCGAGGACAAGGCGGGACGCGTGGCAGCTTGTCGCGCAGTTGCTGCAGCACCGGCTCGCAGTTCAGCAGCGAGGCTAAAGTCCGCAGCTCCGAGACCGAGAGTTTTAAATGGCGTCGTCGGTCTTTGAGAACTTGCATAAAGTACCCGTGTACGGTCCCGGGCACCGCGCAGGTGGAGCGCAGGTGGTAGCTGCGCATATCGACGGAGATGGGATCCGGCTGCACGACGCGCTCGTCGCCGCCGGACTTCCAGCCGACGTTGATAGCGAGCGGGGGTGCTACGTGGCTGACGTCCGGAGCCCCGGCAAACGCCGAGAACGTCGGGTTGCCGATAGCAGCCATGGCGCGGCGCGTGTGGTCGGTCGAGGGTTTTCGGAGAGACGGATCACGTCGCGCTCTCGGAGCGCCGGGTGATCTTTTGTTCCTACGGCTAGGCACAGCCGGCCCGCAGCTAAGAGCCGCCTTTTTGTGTGCTTAGCGCCTCCCACCCTCTTCGTCCGTCGTGCGTCTTGTTCGCACGTGACATTTGCGCGCTGTCTCTTACCCGACGCCACGCCCCCCGTACCGCGCTCGGAAAAGCAGACTACAGGAAAAGCGAGATGTGGGATCTGATAGTAAAGTTTTTATTGCGCACGACGGCTGCGCTCAAAACAGCATGTTGCAATAGAAGTATTTTCCGTGGTAGTAGAGGGGGACCAGGGTGTGGCTAGCTACCACGCGGCAGATATGGCTGCCGCATTCGTGTTTGTGTGTGTTCAGCATTTCGATCGTGCCGGCCATGCAAGCGCCTGGAGTGTAGAAGCTCATGTCGTCCTCGGGACCCAGGCCTAGCACGGACTTTCCGATCTCGGCTCGCCCCTGGCTCACCGCGTGCGCGATGCGAGCCAGGAGGATAAGCACGTAAGACGTCACGTCTCGCGCGTCCGACAGGCGCCGTCGGTCGCAGAGGTCGGCCACGGTGAGGCTGCCGCGCGATCGCATGTAGCAGCGCATGAAGGGAGCGAGGCGCGAGCGCAGGTTGTCCAAGACGGCCCCGGCCGTGGCGATGATCGGGTCGCGCGTGCGTATGGGTAGCTCCCGGCAGACGCACATCTTGCACCACGAGATGACCTCGTCCGCAGAGGCCAGAGCCTCGATCAAGTTCTCGTTGCGCAGAACACACTCGCGTAGCGCTCGCGCCGTTGCGGACGCGCGGGGTTGATCCTCGAATAGGCGGTGCAGTCTCGGCCCGTGAGCCAGCAGCGAGTCCCAAGACATGCGCCGCTTCTCTGGCTCGTACGGCCCGGAGGCCGGCGTGAGGGCCAGAGCCCACGGGTTGTGGGTCGCGTCGAAGGGCTCGCCCATGAACGGGTCGCGCATGACAGCCGCGCTCTCGTTGAAGCTTTCGCTGACTCGCTCCGCCGACACCCTGGCGGACAGGGTCTCTAGGGAATTCAGCACGTTGGCGCGTAGGCAGTCTCCATAGCCCTCGTTCGCGGGTCTTCCGGTCCCGCGAGCCGAACGCAGAGTGTCTCGCAGGTCGCCGGCCGGTCTGCTGCGATCCCGGGGGCTCCTCGCGGCGGTGCGATGGCCGGCGGAGGCGAACCCAAAGACGGTCCCGGGGGAGGCGGTCGTGTAGTCCTCGCGGATCTTTTTAGGACGGGGCACGTCGTCCGCTCCCCATGCGTCGCTCGCCGGGGCCGCTCTCCGCCGGTTGTGGCGGCGGCGTCCCCCTCGGCGCCGAGGGGGACGCCCGTCGTGAGGCGGTTGATCGACGTCGCCGCACGGCGCGCGCGCGCGCCGGCGAGGCCGGTCTCGGCAGCCGCTCTGGAGACTGCTCTCCGGCCGGCGGTCGGCCGCACTGGGAGCTACGCCCTCGGGCCTAGCCGCCGCGACTACCACGGACCGCAGTGGCTCATGCGCTTCCGGTAGCACGGGGGCGAGCGCCTCTTCGGCCTGCTTGGGGTTGGGGGACCCCGCCATACAGACATCGCCCTCGTCGCCAGACTCGCCATCGTCCAACTCGCTGCTGTCCGATTCGCTGTCGTCGAGTAAGTCGGCAGAACTGACCCCTCCGTCCGGCGCTGGACTTCGGCGCGTGAGAAAGCTCGGAGACTCCGGTCTAATACCCTTCTCTCCGTCGCGGAGTTCGTCTTCGCAGTCTAGATCGCTGTCGGATAAGTCTAGACCAAGGTCGATGTACTGCTTATCCATGTCGCGATCGTCTCTGGCGGAGAGCGAAGTGATCCGGCAAGGAGACGAACGGGAAGGAACTAAGAATAGACTGGGCGAGAGGTTCTGAGAGAGCCTAGGAGTAGCCGACGAGCGTTCCGTTCTTCCAAAAGAACGCAGGGGTAAGGGTTTGGGCGAGGGGAGGAAAGCGTGTGAGGCTGGCTCAAGAGGGAAAGGGGGCGCTGTGGGAACTGGGAGGTAAGTGCGAGAGGGTTACGGAAAGCACCCTACTGCTCAGATGGGCAGAAAGCTTATACTTATACCCACGTTGAAGGGGGCGTCGCCGCACCCCTCCCTCTCCCGTGACAGAAATGTTTTGTGACGCCACGCCGACTTCCTGCCAGCCGGTCCCATACGAGGAGGCGTTACGCGCCGAAGATGCGCTGTTGGATGTCCTGTTCGTATCGCAGGGCAACCACGACGACCGCCACGACGGTAGCTAGGTAGACCAGGCGCATGACGATCCCCGAGAGCACCGTAGCGCAGCACCGACCGCACATGCGATTTAACCCAGACGGCCGCGTCGACCGCTTGCCTTCGGTGTCACCAGAGGCGTCGGCGGCGACGCCTCGGCGTCGCCACCAGCACCACGCGCGACAGGCTTCTACGAGCGCGATGACGGCCACGAACCCCCACGTTAGGAGTGCGAGGAAGAGCGGGTACGCGCGCGCGCACTCTCCATGACTCAGCAGAGCGGAGCTCGCGATCAATGCCTGGGCGGAGAGACGACAGAGCGCTTCGCAGGCGACGGCTATGCCGATCGTCGGCCGGTGGTGCAGAAAGGTGACAGGGTCCGCCTGGAAGATCTGAGCCAGCGCTCGCCTCTGCAGCGAGAGCTCGCACATCAGCTGCGCCATCTTGGTGTACGGGTAGCTACCCATGGCGCTGCAGATTATGCGAGCGGCGTAGTTGAGCAGGTAGGTGGCCGGGGGGATCTCGCCGTGAGGCGGGCTCACCACCCCGAACATGCGGCGGCGCTGGTGCAGCGCCACGTGGATCGCGTAGAGGAACCAGGCTACGACTACGAGCCTCAGTTGCCCGAACCACAGCGGCCGCAGGCAGTTGCGAGTCGCGCGAACGAGGACCAACCTGCGGCCCGTGTCGCGGGCGTCGTCGAAAGCCGACAGAGCCCGCCCATCGACGACGTCGGTGAGGCATGAGTGGTCCATACCTCGGTCCGCGTCGTCAGCGACGGCGGGGTCTCCTATGCCGTCGAACTGGGATGCGGGGCGGAACACAAAGAGGGCCGAATGGTTGAACGTGGTCCAAGCGAGCCCGCCCGAGTTCGGCGAGCTCGGCGGGCTCACGGCGTAGATACATCGTCGCGCTCCAGTGATACCCGCGACGATGTACCAAGCTAGCGCGACGACGTACGCCGAGAGCAGGATCAGCGTGAGACAGTGCTCGCGTCCCCCGAAGGAGAGCATGGCGAGTCGGGCGTGAACGTGAAGAGCGTCCTCAGGCGGTTACTGTCGCATTTGGCGGCGAAGCACTGTTGGCAGAAGGAGACGCACAGACTGTTGTCCGCCCCGACGCTCAGGGCCAGGAACGTGCGGGCGGTGGCGCGGCTGCTGCGCGAGTGTTTGAAGCGCAGGCACGAGAGGTTCTGTCGGAGAGAGCCCCGCGCGGGCACGAGCTGCAGCAGAACCCAGTCTTTCTTAGCCGCTGCTCGGTGGACCGACACGGAGCGATACTCTTCTGTGTACTCGGGGTAGTGGCTCTCGAGACACGCGTTCACGCGCGCCAGGAGCTCGGAAGCCAGAAGCTCGACGCTCTCGCGCGCTCCGAGTTCGGTTCCGTACCGAGCCAGGACTTCGGCGAGCGTGTCCTTCCTCCCGAAGTGCGTGAGCGCGTTGTGAGTGGCCTTGCGCTCAAAAAAGCTGATATAGTCCCCCCCGAGGCTATGGAGCACGCGTAGGCCGCCGATGGCTTCTACGGGGCTAAGAGACCGGGGCGCGTGGAAGTGGAAGTTGTTAGGGTCTGTGTGCGCGGCGATAAAGGAGGCGGGGTCCGCGCACGCGGGCGGAAACACAAAGACGGGCAGGAGCTTGCCGGTGACCAGCCCCCCGTCTGCGATCTTAGCGAAATACGGCAGACGGAGGCTGTGGCTGTGGGCGTAGACCCCCGTGTCTATCAGCAGAAAGTTTTTGACGTACGCCCCCACCGTCTCGACAAAGTCTCGCTCTAGCAGCACGGCTTGCTGGATAACTTGAGCGACCCCACGCATGGTAGAGGCGCCAGATATGACGTACGGCCGGGGGACCGGAAGGCACACCCGCAGGCCTATCTTTTTGCGGCACGTACACAGGGGGGTTTCTGAGAGTCTCGGGGTTTGGAAGTGCTGGGGTTGTGACATGGGACGCGAGAAGACGCCCTTCTCCCCCGCGTCCTCCCCTCGAGTGCTAGAGGGCGCCAGTGGTTCCGCTCCACACCCGCCGCGATCCGCTTGCTCAAAGTCCATCGGGTCGTCGTAGTACGTGCTTTCTTCGTCCGCGTCCATCGCCGCGTCTGCCGGGTCTTCGGGTGGCATGCAGTCCATAGCATCTAGGTAAAACTCGTCGAGGTCGCCAAGAGCTGGGTCGTTTCTGTCGAACCCTTTCCAGCGGCCTCTCGCTCCTACAGAGTCGCCGTCTGCTTCCCATGTCGGGCAAGCGCTTTTGAAAAAGTAACACGGATAGGCGTCCCAGTCGACCTGCGCTTCCGGGAACAAGAGGCGCGCTGCGGTGAGCGTTCCCTTGCGGAAGAACCCCAGCGCTCTGTAGAGCCGGTCGAACGGAACGGGCTCCTTCAGCGCGATGTCCAAGTCTAACACTATGTTTGTCACGGCTAAGCCGGCGTTAAAGATCTCGTTGCGGTTGATGTACATCTGTCCGCCTACGGTAGAAGCCGGCAGAGGGCTGGCGCGAGTGCGCAAGCTCTGCAAGCGTCGCGCCAGCCGCTGCCCTAGCGATTCGTCTGACGCGTCGGAGTTTTTGTGTGCGCCGTAGGCTCGTAGCTCGAGCTGCAGCTCTGCGGCGGGGAGCTTGCCGTCGCGCGTGATGCGCGACCACTCGTCCGCTGCCATGACCGCGAACGCCTGGCCGGTCGGGGCCATGGCGACGCGATAGACTGGCATTGGGGTGGCTACCTGGGGAGTCCCGAAGAGCGCAGCGATGGCGGGCGTCGCTCCGGGACGCTCCGAGGCCGCGAGCTGCAGGAGGCGCCGCACGATACCGCAGCCGGGAGGCGGTCCTCCGCCGTGCTTCCCGCCGGAGGTGTCTGGCGGGAAGCACGGCGAGAGGACGGTAGACGGGTAGGCGGTGGGGGTAGGCGACGCGAGTGAGGCGGGCCAGCCGTGTTTCGCGAGGGTTTGCTCGGCTTCGGCCAGCCTAGCAGCCATCTTGCACGAATAGTCGTACGCGCCGCGAGGCAGAGCGGCGGCCGCCAGCGTCGACGCCGCGTAGGTCCGAGCCGCGAGAAACGCGGCAGCAGCCTCCCCGCGCAGCACTGTTTCGCGCGGAGACACGTTCTGTTTCACGTACTCGTGGATGTTGAGGTGGGCGCGCACGTGCGTAAAGAACTGCTCGATCGCTTCCCGCCCGAGCTGCGACGGGCGCTCCTCGCTGCGCGCGGGCTCCGGGTGGCGCGCCGAAACGGCGCGCAAGTGTCGCGTCAGACGCGGTCGGTTGAAGCACTCAAAGTACGCCAGGTACACGTAGGTGATGAACTCGCGATCTGAGATCTTGAGGCAGTGGCGGTCGTGGGCTATGAACTCTTTCAAGGCGCTGGTCTCGCGCACGTCTGCGACGATGCGGCGCTCGACGTACAGGGGGAAGCCGGCTGCGATCGGCCCGCTGGCGTATCCGCTGGTGCAGCAGAAGCGAGAGATGGCCGCGAACGACATCAAGTCGGATCGGGAGCTCTCCCCGGGCCTGGGTGCTAGCACGTCGTAGGTGGCGCAGAAGTCGCGCACGGCCTGTAAGTCGTACGTAGCTCCCGTGCCTCCGCGACGCGCGGTCGCCTGGAATAAGTAATACCGCGTGACTAACACTAAGCTCTTCTCGTCGGGGCCGAATTTGCTGACGAACCAGAAGGGACTCTGGGCGCTGCCGTAGTAAGCGCGGCGGTAAGTCGCAAGGACTCTCGGCTCGTGGTGCACGTAGAGCGATAGGAGGCCCCGGCGTCCCGGCGTCGGACCGGACACCACCGCGCGCAGCGACTCTCCCGGTCGGTACTCGGCCGCGCTAGAAGTTCGCCCGACGCGGGCCGTGGCCCTGTTGACGGCTACCGTGAGCGCGATTATCAAAGGATTGTGGATCGCGAACGTGGCTTCTTCATCTAGAGTCCGAGCGAGCAGCTCGGGACTCAGGGGGTCGCCGTGTTGTAGAGCTCCCCTAAACGCCTCTGCGTCTTCTGCAGCTGCGAAGCGACACACGAACATAGGCCGGACGCGCGAGAGGACTGCGGGAGTGCCTTCGGAAGCTCCGCCCGCTTGCTGGCCCAATAAGCAGAAGGTAGCTCGAAACGCTAACCCATTTAGTTCTCGGACCGGCCTGTAGCGCGCCAAGCTGCGCTCGAATCGGTCTTGGTGCGAGAGCTCCGGAGGCGGTCCCGTTGGACCGCCGGTCTCGTCGCTTCGCTCTTCCGGCACGTCGTAGCTCAAGACGTACACCCGCTCGGCGCCGGGGCAGTTTGTGAGGAGCGCTAGAGACGAGCTGATCACGCAGCCGTCCGTGGCGTAGAGCACCGAGACGGAGACCTCTCCCGTCGCCAGCGCGGCGGTGCCCCGTGGGCGTTCTCGAGCGAGGGCTGTCGTGTGAGCGAGCTGTCCGTCTCCAGCGCAGCGCGCGTCCGAAGCCATGGCCGAACTGATCAGAGCCATGTGTGGTTTCTCGCGAGCTCCAGAAGAGCATTATGAGCTCGTCCGGGGAGTGGTGCCCCCTGCAGAAGCCACGCCTCGCCTCCACGAGGCGCTGGCCGTCGTGAACTCTCTACTGCCCACGCCCATCACGCTAGACGACGCCCTAGAGTCTCTAGACGAGACGCGCCGCCTAGTGCGCGCACGCGCGCTAGCGCGCACGTACCATCTGTGCCAGACTAACCTGGCTCGCCTGGCACGTCACGTGCCGGGCTCCGGGGGACCCAGCCTAGACGGCGCGGTAAAGGCCCACCGAGAGAAGTTGCGCCGCGTGGCCGACAGCTGCCTCGGGACTATCCTGCAGATGTACATGTCCGTGGCGAGCGCAGACGGCGCTTCTGACCTGCTGGTTAACCAGGCCATCCAATCGACGGCAGAGAGCGAAGTGCTCATGGAAGACGTGGCGATCGTCGAGCGAGCCCTGGGGTTCCAGCCTCTGGAACCGGCCGTTGCCCTACCGTCATACGGTACTTCGGCTGGGCTTACGCCGGCCTCACGACCGACGGAGGCGATCGCGCTCGCCAAGCCCGCCAAGTGTGTATCGAGCGCACGAGAAACCAGCGGTCCGACTTCCGCAACGCAGAGCCGGCCTGATGCCGCAGCTGCCCCTACAAACCCTGTCGAAAGCAAGCCGCGGCGAAGCGACGCCGCGACCGCTGAGGGCGTTTTGGTCGCTATTTAAATCCATCTTTCAGCCGGGAAAGCGCAATAAAGGTGGACTCGCTAATCCGTTGTCTGTTTGGTTTTTGCAACACTGCGAAGGGGGACTCGTATAGGCCGTGTATACAACACGGCATGGCATGGGAGGAAAGCCTTTTCGCTTTGATGGCCCGAGTGGTAGTAAATAGGGGTTGTAAAAACGGGGGAGGGAGAAACTAAGGGGGGGGGCGCGTTGTCGCGCCTCGTCTCAGGATCGCGGGCCCAGTTTTAGCAGACTCGTTCTTACCCGAGAGCTCTTCGAGTAATAACGTACGCGGCAACATTTGTCTTTTGACTATTGACGTTTATTGTTTGGCGATTTTTAGAGAGACGCGCTGTGTGTCGCCCACCTTTCCTTTATACTCCCGTGGACCCAAACCCACCCTCGCCGCGCACGCTCGCGGGAGCGTCCGTCTCGTACGAATCGGTGAAGCAGAACCGTGGAGCGTCGCATGGAATGCCACAAGCACAGTCTCTCTCTTCGGTGGTGGGGAACGGATCGGCGTCGTGGTCTACCGCGTCCGCTCGCACCCAAGCCAGCTCGCACTCTCTCTCGGCTATGACCAGCTGGGCGATGCGCGCACCAGGCTGAATCACAAACGACTCTCCGGTCATGTTGATGAACCGAAAGCGGCATTCGGTCCCGTGGCGCCACAGCGATGGGACGACGACGAGCCCGCGTGCGTTGAGGGACGACCGCCCGAAAAAGCAGCAGGTGCCGGCGACCGGAGAGTGCAAGAAGCGCAGGGACGGCTGGAGGATGTAGCTTTCGCCCGCCGGTATCTCCAGTCGGCGCCGCGCCACGACGTCGAGGCCGGCGTCTTCCGCACGGCGTGGGATGAAGGCCGTCTCCTCCCCCACTATGTCTTCGAGACAATCGGGGACGTCGTCGCATCGGCCTATGTAGTACACTCGGCCTTTAGACGGAGCTAGCGGATCGCGTCTGGTGAAGACCGGCGTCGTGAGTCCCAAGGGGCTCGATGCTAGTTTTATTATAGACAGGCACAGCTTGATAGACCCCGGTGGGAAGATAGCTGAATCTTCTCTGGAGACTGCGAGGACGGCAGCGATCGTGCCGCGGTAACCCGAGTCGATGACTCCGTTGGCACAGCAGTACCCGGGTGTTATCTCAAACGCCGGGTGGACCATAGCGTGTAGAATCGCCGCGTAGCCCTCGGGGAGCACCAACCGCACCCCGAGCGGCACTTTGGCGACGTAGAAACCCGAGCCGTCCGTAGCGCTCTCGGCCCCCGGAGATAAGTTCAACTCGCGGACATTCGTCAGCAGCAGGCGAGGTACCGAGGCGCTGGTGCCGATTTTGACACTCCAGCCATCTTCTGACGTTCTCGAGTCTCCGGGTTGGGCTCCGTTTACACCCACCAGCACCATAGGCGACTTCGACTGGCGCGCGCCCATATCTGTTGGGTGGCAAAAGTCGGTCATGGAAAGCTTGAGACGAGATTATCTCAGATGAGACGAGATCACTCTTTCCGCCAACACCGACAGGCTTTTTGCTACTACAGCTGCGCTTCGGCAGACCGGAGGCGGTAAAGGGTTGGATAGAAGCCACGAGGGAGCAGGTGTGTTGGTTAGTTGGTTATGAACCGACGCACCACCCCGAGAACTAGACAGCGTCTGGAGATAGCTCGGCTCGAGTTTCTTTATACGCGCAGCTCACCCGGGGCGTACGTAGTCTTTTTACGTCAGTCCGGCTTCTGGTGTCAGTCAGTAGCCACGCCTTCTCTATTAAGACTCAAAGAACTTCCACAGCGCGATGCGTAGATCAAACGCCCCGCAGAAAGGGGACGCCAGAACGTTCTCGTTCCTAACAAGCGCCATTAATACTGAGACTACCGGTTCTAGTTTTCTTTTGCCGTCTAACGTAGTGATTGGCTCTTCTTATCGTTAGCCTAAACAACCAGCTCCTATAAAGGCGCGCTTACTAGCACGAGCGAAGTAGTTGGTGCTTGGCCACTGGCGCCTGCCCTGCGTCTTCCTCACTCCTGCGTTCTCTTCCTCCTTTTTGTCCACCCGCCCCGCCATCGCGGTTATTCCTCCCTCTTCGGTCTTATCGTGTTTGGCGATAGCCTAAGGCTATATATCTGCCGGACCTCACCGCACGCTCTGAGGTCAAGGGGGTTAACCCGTTACTTGCCGCCCGGCTTGCGACCCCGGTCTGCGTGTACACGCGTCTGAGAGAGCCCACATGGCTTCTCGCAAATCCACCCGCAGGCCTGCCGCCACCCAGTCAGGTGATTACGAGGACGACTATTACGATATCCTCACACCCGAAGGCTCCCCGGACGCCGCTGCGCGCGGCAGATCGGTAAGACGGCGGGGCGGCTCGCTGGCACATCCGTCTCTGTACGCGGACGAGGACGACGAACCGGAGTACGATTGGGCAGGAAGCTCTAGCCGCCGATCGAGACACGGCGAGTATGAGACATCGGGAAGCTATCGCGCCACACCGGCTTCTGCGGGCGCGAAAGAGACGCAGGGGCGGAGTCAGTCCCAACGGCGCGCCAAATCGAATACCCGCAAAGGAGACGCCCACGCGTCTTCGGCTATCGCTGCGACTCTAGCCGCCAAACCGGCGAGCGCCCCGAGAGCACAGAAGTCGGAGGCCGCGAAGCCATCCGCGGCCAAAGCCGCGGATGGCGACGCCACACGCTCGACCCCTCGGGAAGCTCGCGCGGCTCCGGGCCTCGGCGTCGTCGGCAGCAACCGGCTTTTACACTTCAGCGAGACGCCCTCTAGCTCCACGGCCGCGTGGCGAGGCACTACTCCCATCTTCAACAAGCGCATCTTCTGCGCTGCGGTGGGGAGAGTGGCGGCGGCACACGCGCGGAGAGCCGCCGCCCGCCTGTGGGATATGTCGCCCCCGCGATGCAACAAAGACCTCGACGAGCTGCTCGAAGCTACCAACATTCGCATCACCGTCTCGGAGGGACAGCGGCTGCTCGCACGGGCCAACGAGTGTCTCCCCGAATCCACGCCCGGTGGAATTGTGGGCGAGACCTCAGAGAGAGAGACCCGCCCAGCCGCCTCTTCGCGCACGGCCGCCCCTAAGACTGCCTCGACTCGCAGACCCCCTCCAGGGTCTGCTAGTTAGAGCGCGTCGCATAGCCTCTGTGTGGCACGCGGTGCCTTTTTTGTCGTTTCCCCCTTTTCCCCCCTACTCTGTTTTGCGTTACGGTAAAATAAAAGGGACACCCGACTCTTTTGCTGACATGCTGTTGTTTGTATTTGATTGGCATGACTGCGGTTAGCTCGCGAAAGGCACGAGGGAAGAAAAGAAATAAGAAACAAGCCAATGGTTGGGGTGCGGAGAGCGTTGGGGATTAAGACTCGGGGAGGGCTCAAGAGAGGTTCTGAGGGCTATAAAAGCGCTAGAAAGGACTTCATGGTTCATTGGCACTAGAGCAGCGCAGCTGTGGGTTATCTAATAGTCGTTAGCTCGCGTTTGTTCTTCGCCGCTGCCGCCGTTGTTTTCTTTGGCCACCAAGTCTCGAACCGCACATTCGCTCGGTGTCGGGATTCCCCGCGGACTGAGCGACTGCGGTATCGCCAGAAAGCCTTTGTCTGTAAGCTCCACCGACCTAGATAGAGTGTGGGCTTTGCATCGTTGTGCGGACCGCCGCCGAAGCCCGCGAGTAGCGCGCCGGTATGGACCAAGTAATGGAGGAGTTTTTTAGCAAGCCGATCGGACCAAACGGCTCCTCTGGCGACTTCGATTTCCGCGACCACTTGGATTTCGACGAGTCGCTGCTCCCACCACCACCAAACACCGCGCGCTTGAGCCAGCCCCTCGTAGTACCACCCCCACCGATGCCCGCGCCGCCCGCGACCCTGTTCGCTCGCTTGCTAGAAGACCTGGGCTTCAGCGACGGGCCCGCCCTTCTCACCATGCTAGACTCATGGAACGAAGACCTGTTTTCCTGCCTTCCCCACAACGCCGATATCTACGCGGACAACCCGTTTCTCTCGACGATGCCGAGCGACGTGATCGCATACGGGGACGCGTACGATGCCGACGCCGGCCCCATCGACCTCAGGGCTCACGGCACCGCACCTCTGCCCCCCTTGCCCGCTACCGCAGAAGGGCTGTCCGCGTACCACCAGGCCGTCATGCGGTTCTTCCGGACAGAACTGCGGGCACGCGAGCAGCAGTACGCTCGCATGCTCGACAACTTCTGCTCGGCGCTGTACAGGTACCTGCGCGCCAGCGTGCGCCACCGCCAGCGCCGAGTGCTGTCGGGGAGCCAGCGGAAGAGCATGCGCGAGCAGCTCTCGTCGGCCATCACCGATCGGTACTACCGCGAGACCGCGCGCATAGCGCGCGTGATTTATCTGCACATGTACCTCATGCTGATCCGCGAGGTCTCCTGGGCTCTGTACGCAGAGCAGGTGCTGCGGCAAGACCTGTTCCGCCGCTTGAGCTACGACCTACCTCAGCCACGCCAGCTAGCTTGCCTCTTCCACCCCTTCCTTTTCCAGCACGGTTCGTTTACCGTAGGCGGAAAGCCCGTAGCTCCCGACCGCTTGCGGACCGTAAACTACATCCGCGAGCGCCTGAGCCTGCCGCAGATCCGCAGCGCGTCAGTAGAGGAACCCAGCGAGGCGCTCACGCAGCCTCCCGTGTTGCGCGGCGACCGCGCGCGCTCTTCGGGGTACTTTATGACTCTTGTTCGCCACAAGCTCGACGCCTACTGCAGTATGCACATGAGCGAGAGCGAGCGGGTGCAGCGAGAGCACTCGTACACCCGCGGATCGAGCCGGCGAGCCAACTACGGCTCCAGCATCGAGGGTATGCTCGCGGCCCCCAGCGATGACGTAGAGGAAGACTACGAACCCCCCCCACCACCCCGCATCTCTCTGACACCCAGCGGCGGCACGACCGCAGCGGCTCTGGCGCCCTCGGGTATCGCGGAAGCACCCGAGGCGGCCGCTACCGAGGCGCCGCCCATGGACGACGAAGACCTAGACTTTGACATGGAGTTTGACGCGGACTCGGACCTGGGTGATGAAGCGATGCGAGCTATCGACGACTTCGATCTCGCGCTTTTAGGTCCGCGGACGGACTCTAATCTGGGGGGTCCGTTGTCTGCCCTCCGTCGCGACGATCTAGCGAGATACGCCGCGCGTGGGTTCGAGATGCTGGACGCCGCAGACCTCGAGTTCGAGCAGATGTTTTCCGAGAGCCTGCAAGCAGACGCGTGATCGGGATTTTCTGACCACGCGAAAGAGTGCTTTCATCTCATCGCAGCGATGCTTGCTGCAAAAAAACTAGAATTACGCGGATTAAAAACTGGAATTGTGGCGGCAATAAAAGTGCTGTGTCAGAACTCGTGTGTAGGCCTCGGTGTTACTTTTTTGAATAACAGGGCGGTATTGACAGCGCATACGTGGTGTGTGTAGGCCGCGAGTTTGGGTAAAGTGAGCGCAAGGCGCCCAGAGCGAGAGGCGGTAGCGCGTTCGAGCGCTGGACTTGGAGGTCTATAAGGGAATTTTTTTTTCTGCGGGCGAGACTATCGCCGCGAGCTATAAAAACGAGACTCGCGTAGCGTCGCTGTAGACCACACACGCGACACCTCTGGCGACTGGGGAGCCGACAGCATCGCCTCGAAGCGCTATAAAACCTTTTCAGAACGCGCGGTGGTTCTAGAAATACACAGGAGAAGCTTTCTCGACTCGTTGCAGAGTCGTGGGGAGGGGGTGGGACACGCCAATGCCTCTCTCTGAGGGCCGCGGCACGCGCGGCTCGAGCTCGCGCGTGCGCGCGGCTAGCGTCGACGGAGGCGACGGCGGTCTCGTGGGGTTTCTGTGGTCGGTGTTTTGGCGTAGCGGCGATAGCGCTGACAGCATCGCGTCCGGCGAGCTCAGCGACGCCGACTCCCCGCCATCAAGGGCCTTCGATGCGCCCCGCGGGGCGCAGTCCCCGATGCGCGGCCGTCGCGCGCGACGGCCGCACGACGTCCACCGAGAGCGCGACGAGCCATGTTTGCTGTGGCGACTTGAGCTAGAGCGAGAGCCCCCCGACGAGACGCTCCCAGAAAGTCATACGCTGGAGCTTTACGACGGTGTCGCGAGCGCCGAGCCGACGGGATCCCGGCACCGCGCCACGGTCTCTGATGCGCAGCGCGTGTTTCCCACGTGGCTGTTTCGCCCCATGGCCGACCCATGGCTCGAGCCGGCAGCCTCCACGAACGCCTTCGGCCAGCCCGTGTTACTCTTCTCCGCTCCCATGTGGCGCAGCTTCGCCACCGCCCCCGCTGGTCGCATGTTCTTCGCCTCTCCGCTCCAAGCTTCAGAGATGTGGTGCCGCTCGCTTCGTCAGGGGCGCGGCTTGGCGTGGGCTCTAACGGGCGCGTCTCTGCACACCTCGCTGGGGCAGACGCGCGCCACCGTGGCCCTGGGGTTGAGTTTCCTGACGGACGCGCTCTTGCGGGTAGCCGCCAACGTCAGACGCGCCGGCGCCTACGTCCACGCGAGCCACGGTGGCGACAGCGCGGGGGAGGGTGGTCGTCGGTCGCTATCCGAGGCGTCTCGCCTCCGGTACGCCGCCGCAAGCGCGCTGCGGCCCATCCCCTCCTCGGCCGCTCCGCTGTTAACCGAATACACGGAGCCCGCGCCGGGCGGGCCGCTGGCCGCTTCTCTACGCGGCTCGCTGGGGTCCATGGGTCACTGGTCCGACCTCCGCGCGCTGCTCGACGGGGGCCTTCGCGCGGCCGTGAGACACGCGTGCCGCGTCTCGTTCGTGGCCGAGGCGGTCATGCTGGCGCGCGCGAGCCCGGACGCCCCACGATCGCTACTGTCGCGCGAGGTCGCCGCCCTCGGTCGCATCGCAGACGTCTTGGCGGTGTTATCGGAGACTGCGCTGCAGTGGGTCGGCGCGGCCGTGTCTGCGCGCTTGCACCCCGATCGTTGGCACCGGGCGTACGATGAAGTCGAATGCTCGCGCCTGTTTCGAGCACTCCCGCTGGGGAGCGCCCGCGTAGCCGATGCCGAGTTCGAGGCCCTAGGAGACCAAGGCGCCCGCCGGCTAACGAGAGCCAGCGCGCTAGGGACTGCGCTGGCGGCGGCGGCTTACTCCCTGCGAAGCGCCCTCGGATACGTGATGTGGCGCTTCGCGCGAGTCGCAGAGGGGAGCAGCGGGCCCCGGGGAGAGGCTCCCCGGGTACCCCTCGGCGAAGAGCGCTGCTGGCGCTCGGATCGCGGAGAGGGCGGCGGTGGATTTCGGTCGCGAGAACGGGAGTACGGCTGGAGCGGCTCTGACGACGCAGACGACGACGCGAGCGGTCACGACTACGACGGCGAGGAGAGCGAGGACGGCGCGGCGAGCGCACGCGCGCTGATAGCTGCGGCCCTGATAATCCAGAGGCTGTTGGGGCTGCTGAACTCCGTAGCTGCGTGTTTAGCCCTCGCGGCCGAGGACGGCTCGGCTCCGACGGCGGCGGCGACCGGCGACCTGCTGCCTCCGCGTTACGCGTGCGTCATGCTTATGGCACGCCCGCTGTACAACTGCGCGTCGTACGCGCAGTTCTGGAGCGACGCGCGCGACGCCATGGCTAACCTGCGCATCCAGGCGGCGGCGCGCGCGCCGCCGCCGGATCAGAGCGCGGTCGTGACGCTCGGGTTTCTCCGGGAGGCCATAGAAGCCTTCCCCGCAGCTCCCGCGGGTGGCCTACCCAAACGGTCCGTACTGGGTCCGCGGGTGCCTCTCAGAGACGACGCGTCCCGGTTCCGTCGCCTGGTGATGAGGGAGCCAGCGCGCACATCATCGGGGGGGCTTCCGGCGCCCGAGAGTTTTATGGAGGGCACCACAGAGACGATGTAAAAGCTAGCCGACACCCAGAGGCGGTGCGGCTTCCGCTCTGACGCCCGCGCTGTCTTCGCTGCGCCATCCTCCCATCTCGCCCGCGCTCTTTCGAGTGTCGCGCGTCGGCTCCGCCCCGCTGCTCTCCGCTCGCGAGACACGCCCAGCTCCAACATGCCCCGCCTCTTGAGGACGCGCAACCCTAGCATAAAGGCTAGCGCTCCGCGGCGGCCCAGACGCACCCAGAGCGTCCGCGTCTCGCAGAGCTAGCATGTACCACAAAGCTCGCGGCACCAGCTCCCTCCGGCTGGCTCGGAGCTTCGCACCTTCGTGCTGCCTCCGCAGCTACGGAGCCGGATCCGTCGCCCGTCGCCTGGCCGGGGGATGCCTCATCCCCCGGCCGGACGACATAGTGCACTCTGCTGTCCGGGCGCTACAGCAGCAGGCCGATGCCGTGCAGCCCGCGATCCTGCTGAGCGTGGACCGCAGCAGCAAGCTAGCCGTGCGCCGAGACAGGAACGCGGTCCCCGAGGGGGCCATCGTCGACGCCATAATCGCGGACAAACAGCGCGATTACTTTCGCCTCTACGCGACTGCCGCCCGGCGCTCTCTGTTGGACTCCGGGGCTTCGAGCGCTGCTGTGTGGCGCGGTGTGTTAGCGCGGTACTGGAAACACCTGCAGGCGGTGGTGCCGGGGGGGCTGGAGGTCCCCGAATCGAACCCGGGGGACTACGATCCGAGCTTGGCTATCCTCCTGCGCCCCACTATACAAGCGAAGCTGCTGGCGCGCGAGCCCTTCAAGCACCGCACCCAGAACAACCAGTACAACGCGACGACGACGGAGTTGCGCGAGGCCCTGCATCGCCTGCAGCAGTACCTGTTCTTCATGCGCCCCGACGACCCGGCGTCCCCTAGCGTCGACACGGCGCTGCGCATAGAGGAGATTCTAGCTTGCGTATGCGCGCTGTACCAGTGGGCGCAGTGGATGATGTGGACTACCGACGCGCGCGTGTGCAAGAGACTAGACCCCGAAGGCCTGCGTGCTTGCCGGCCGGGGCGCGCGCCCGCCCCTCCGATCCTCGTGTTCACACAGCACCTCCAAGAGGGCCCGGTCGCCACGAACGGCTCGACGCAGTGCATGGCTCTGACTGCCGCCGTGGCGAGCGTGTTGGGTTGCCTGCGACGCATAAGCCAGCTGTGGGAGACGAGCAAGTGGGCCAGCGGGGCCGGCGGCACCGGCGAGGCCGTCGTGGCGGCCGTCGAGTCGGTGTCCCTGGTGCACCACAGCGCCCAGTACGCGCTCAACGCTGTGCTCGCGGGATACGTCACGTGGGCTACGGACGGCCTACACAACAGGCGCCTGGCGGCCGCCCTGCGACAGCAGGAGCTGTTCTGCCGCGACACGAGCCCGCTCTTTCCCACCATGACTTCGTTCAGCTGGGCCGCGATGGAGCAGACCATGGAGCCCTGGTTCCGCGCCGCTCTAGCGCGGAGCCTCCTGGGCAACGCCCCGCTCCCTAGACACTACCGCGGCGTCTTAGACTCTCTGCCGCCGTCGTCTCACACCGAGACCTCGCCCGCCGATAGAGACGCGCCCGCGGAGAGCCGGCCCGACCGTGGGTCTCTAGTGCGCTGTCTGCCGGAAGAGCGCTACGCAGACTCGGACGCGGACCTCGGCGATCAGCCTCTTTCCAGGCGCAACTCCGCCCCGGTGCTCCGGCACCGGCGCCGGACGACGCTCGCCCGGAGAACCGTCCGCGCGACGCCGTCCGTGTCTGAGGCGCTAGCGGCACTGACCCTCTCCGAGGATAGGACCCTCGTAGACGGAGCCGGGTCAGACCGGCAGTGGCCGGAAGAGGCGCGGTCGGCGGCAGTGACCGCGCCGTACTACATGCACATGGGAGCCTGCGCTCCGCCGCTACCGCCGCGTAACCCGAGCGACGCGGAGTGGGACCCTGACGCCCACCCGGCGTCTCCCGCGACCGCTCCGGTTCGACGCAGATCCCCACCCTCTCCATCTCGGTGGCCTTGCGCCGGCGCCAGGCCCCGAACCAGTGACTCACCCGAAGCCCCGGCCACAGACTCCGATCCGAAGGCCCGCAGAGCCGCCCGCGAGTCGAGCGTTTCCGACGACGATCGTGCGTACGTCAGCCGAGCCCAGGAGCTCGAGGACGCGTACTTTGAAGCTCCGGTCGACGGCGACGCGGCCGTGGAGGCGCACGTGTACGAGACCGGAGACGACGCTACCGAGCACGTCTACGAAGAGTGCGACGAGCCCACGGATCCCCTCGTTCGCCGGACGTCCGCGTCGACCCACCGCAACTACGTTAACGCTCTCGAGCTGCGCTCGTGGATCCACTCTCCGTCGGCTCCGATCCCAGCCACCATCCCCCCGATGACGGAGGAAGAGGAGGACGCGGCCGAAGCCTGGGAGCTCTTCGCGCGACAGGCGCGCAGGCGCTTCCAAGACCGATCTCGTAGACCCGACACCCCCCCGACGCCACCCTTCCGACGCACGCGGACCAGAGCGCTAGATCCCAGGGGGCCTACGAACCTAGCTGCGCTGAGCGCGGTCTTGACGAAAGCCCAGCGCCAGGCGTCTTCGCGCGCGCTGCCCCCGGGCGACCGTACCGCACATCCCCTCCCCGACGTGCCTCCCTCTGTGTGACTCTGCCTACCCGGCGGATCGTCTCACTGCGCTTGATCTGTCTCGCGTGTCAATAAAAAAACGTTTGTATCGAGCGATAATGGCTGATCTGGTGTCTGTATATGAGCCGTGTCGTGTGGGTGCGTAGCGACGGTAGGCGTCGCGGATACTCCTAAAACCACCGGAGACGAAGCTCGAGTAAATTCCCGTGAGTTTATTGCAGCGGCACAGCTGCCGAGCGAAAAGACTAGAGAGGGGGGGGGTGTGAGGAAGGCTGGAGAGTCTCAAGCCAGTCCGACGTAACGACGGGCCGCAAAGATCACCCAGCGGAGAACGCCCTCGGGGCGAGGCCGGTAGCACAAGCCCAAGGCTTGGTTCGGACAACCTCCGGCGGCTACGCGGCCCTGGTGGATACAAGCGGCGACTCCGTCTCCGGCGACCCACACGGGGTGCTCCAGGGTCAGGTTTCCGAGGCGCGCTATGCGCCCGAGCTGCCGCGCGACTTCCGGAGGGGGGAGAGCGTCGGAGGGGCCGCATCTGCTCCGGGCTTCCGAGAGCGTAGCTATGTGGAGCTCGTCAGCGAGACAGGCCGAGTTTAGCTCGATCCAACCCGGGGAGCAGGGGCCCAACGTCCACGCTGACCCGGGGGCGGCTAGGACGAGCGCCGCGGCTAGCGCTAGCGCCCCCAGGAAGACTCCTCCCACTGCTGCGGCCGTTCCTATCGCACAGCCCGATCGGCGAGGTCGTTCTTCGGGCTCGTCCAGGCTCCGCAGGTTGTCTAGCGGGTTACCGGCCATGGCTACGGCGAGACGAGAAGCGAGGGAGGTTAAGATGGAGGGCGCGAGATACGAGGAGGCCGCACCGACCGCCTTGTGGGCGCTAGGCAGACGAGGCGCGCGATGTCGGTCCGGTGGATGTGTCTAGACACGCTTTGGTTTACTGTGTTTTATAGGCAGAACTCCCGCCCTCGTTTCTGATGTTTCTCCCGCCCCTTTCCACCAAAGCGAACGCGCTAAAAAAACCACCGAGTGTCTAGGGCGATATTGGCCGATCGCGGCTCGTTTAATCGTGTTAATGCTGATCACAGGGAACGGTTACTTTCTAGACATGACACAGCGGGCGATGAGCATAGCGCACAGCGCTGCGGCGCTGAGGACCCCAGACAGCAGGCCGGCGAGCTGCAGCGCGTAGACGACGGACTCCATAGAGTCTGGCGCCTCGCATGGATCTCGCGTCACGTGGCGCTCCAGCGCCGACACGGACAGGGGGTATCCGACGACGCCGCACGCGTAGGTACACTGCCCCGGAGTCAGCGAGCGTGTGGATCGAATGCGGAAAGTCCCCGGGTGAGCCACACACACCCCTTCGTTCTCGGGAGCCTCTGTGTCGGCCGCGCGGACGCCGTCGACGGTCCAAGCTATGGTGACGTTGCCGGGGACGCAAGCGGCGTCGCACTCGACCCGGTCTTCGAAGAGCCGGATCTGCACGTGAGGTCGCGGGAGGACCGACGCCCGGCTGGTCGCGCGCATGCGGGAGAACGACACGGAGTCTCTGCGCCACACGACCTGGCACGTAAACTCCCGCTCGACTCCGACCTGGCTCGGGTCGGCGGAGGCGAAAGTCGAGATGGCACTGAAGGCTTCCGGCCGATCCGAGACCACGCGCGTCGAGACGCGCTCGTCTCCGGGCGGCACGGCGACGCCGTCCTCGAACCACTCGAAAGTCGTGCTGTTGGTGCCAGGAAAGTAGTCGACGGCCGAGCAGACGGCCTTGGGTAAGTCGCCTTCCACGATCGGGTCCGACCGCAGCGACACGCGCGGAGGGTGGAACACCGTCACCAGCACGGCGACTCCGCTCTCCGCCGGTTCGCCGTAGACCCACTGGTACACCCCCTGGTTCTCAAACTCTACCGCGGCGATCTCTAAGCGCCAGCGGCCTTTGTGGACGGACATGGAGTACAGCGGGGGGTAAGTCTCCGCCGGGCCAGCGCCCTTAGCCCACGGCACGATGTCGGTGCTGGGCGCCTCCGGTTGGCTGTCGTACACCAGCTGGGCGCCCGACTGGATCGCGCCGGGAGTCTCGGATATGCGCCGGTACTGGGCTTCGTGGTCTTCTTCTAGCGCGTACACCACGACGCGCACTCGCGACACGTCCGAGGCGTTGTCAGTCTTGATCCTACAGGGCATCCTCATCTTCGTCCCCATTCTAGTCTGCATGTACTCGTGGTCGCAAGAGATCGGACTGGTCTTCCGGGGCGTGGTAGGCGGGGAGGCCGGAGTGGGTCTGCTTTGGGGCGTGGGTTTTTCCTCCTTCTCGTCGAGCTCGGGTGTTCCGCGGTCGGGAACGCGTGCGCTGGGGGTGGGCACCATCGGCTCGTCTTCGTGTCCTACCCCCGGTGTGACGGGGACGGTCGAGATGTTTTCGGAGCCATCCCCTTCGGTATCGTTCCTCTCGGGATCTACCGTTTCCGTGGCAACCGAAGGAGTCGCGGCTTCTGGCGCCGCCACGGCCACAGAGCTGTTGCCGGCTGCGGAATCGCCGCGAACCGCGTCGTCGGACACCACCGATGCGACTTCGCTCGAGGCGACGCGCGTGCGCGACGGACGCCGAGCCAGCGATCCTCGTCTCTTCCCGATCACCCCCGCGGGGTGGCTCTGCGCTATCCATAGACACAGCGACATAGCTATGGCTACGATGCTCCACCGCATGATCGCGGCGAAGGAAGGGGTGCGGCGCTAGCACTGCGGTCGGCGCGAAGGAATCGCAGCAGAGGGAGTGCGCGAGACGCAGCCGCGCGACACTCGTGCTAACAGACTGCACCTGTTGCGCCGAAGGCAATCTATATAAGGGCTCACTCCTCGGCTGGACCGTCGCAAGCCCTTCCCATGAGCCGCCCGCGACCGTTAAAAAAACCACAAGTCAGAGCAGCGCTTAGTGTAATCTGTTTTTTATTGGTGATACTGCCTCGAGACCAGAGTTTGGCTCCTTTCCGTTTTCGTTCCTTTCTTCCCCCGTCGTCGAGACACCCACCTATCGGGCTGGCCAGACACCCCCCCCACAACAGTCACTCGGTCACCCCACCAGAATCACACCGCGCCTTCTTGTTCGCGGGGCGGTCCGCTTCTCGGTCCGCATCTCGCGAGACGCGTTCGACGGCCGCAGCTCGTGCCTGTGCTGTGTCGTTCGCGGGTCCGAACATAGTTCGTATGTCCGCACCGAGTCGTCTGGGCTCGTTCGATCGATGAATCGCGTGTGCCGCATGACTACGCGTGGTGGGTGATGAGCTAGCGTGGGGCGCCGGTGATCCTCGTCCGACTTGGTGGTGCGTGGGGCTCGTCGAGGGGCTTCGCTCCGGTTTCGTCATGACTTCTGGGGGTTCGCGGAGCGAAGGCGCGGGGCGCGGGGCTAGGAAGAATATCGCTGAGGCGGCGTGCGAGTCTGCCGCTGTGACACACAGCGTAGGTATCTCGGCAGACAGAAAAAACTTCAGCGTCCCGCCGCGCATCTGCAGCCGACGCAACACCGGCCGCAGAGTGTCTGCGGCCTCCAGCGCGACGGAAAAAGCTCGGTGTACGTTCTCGCCGTATACGGTTTTGGCAGTGACCGCCGAATGCCCGCTCTTCTTTAGGGCGGCAGCGAGGATGTTAGCCTGGTCTTCGCCGTCGACTGACCCACCGCCTTTCTCGCGCGCTACAAACGTGACGCAACTGTTGTCGTTGTACACGGAGAATTTCCCGCTCACCCCTAGCTCGAACGTGGTTCGGGTACAGGCGGGATCGGTGCTACCGGGAGTCTGCGTCACGTCGCATACTTTGTTGAGCTGGGCTCTCGTGAGATGCAACCGAACGTCTGGCGCGTCTTGCGGCAGCAGGACCGAGAAGCTCGTCAGCTCGCGCTTCAGGAGCGTCTCTGCGGGAGAGTAAGACTCGGGGCTTTCTGGGGACTCTTCCCAGATACGCTGCGTCAGCGTCCTGAAGGGACTAGCACCCGCGATCTCGAAGTCCACGCGCTGCAGGTTCGCGTGCTGATTGCCGCGCAGGACGTTCAACAGAGACCGCTTCTGGTCTACGAGCGAGAGAAACGCCGCGGCTGGGCCGGTCCACTGGTATCGACTGAAGCGGTCGCGGTCTACCGGCACATACACTTGTTCTCCGAACACGGTCCCGTGAATCATGAGGCCGTGTTCGGAGAACACCAGCAGAGAGTCCAGGAGCGTCGTCCGCAGCGAGGCGAACGCCTGCAGGGCTTCGTTCAGTTTCGAGCCATGCAGCGCTACATAGCAACCGGGGACCGACGGCGGTTCTTCCGAGGTGCTATTTTGCTCGCTTCCCGGCTCATCTCGAGCGCGACGCAGTAGACTCTCGCTCGCCATGGCAGATGCCCCGGAAGCGGGAGAGTCCGTAGCGTGTGCGTGGAGGGCGGTGGTGTGAGAGTCGCCGGAGAGCAACAGCGAGCGCGCGTTACGTACGCAGGGACGGAAGGGACCGCAAGAGGTCACTCTCCGCTATAACAACCCCCCGGTTCGGCGCGCGCCTCTGTTGGTGCGGTTTTGTGGTCGCTCTGGTTGTCTCCGGGCTCCTTAAATAGGCGCGCCGTGGGTGAGGTTAGAAAGAGCTGCTGACGTCGACACGGGTGTGGCTTCTGGCCCAATCCACTTCTTCTGGTGTTTTGTGCGAGAAGACAATCGGCTGGATGTATTTTAAGCACGGGGGGACGATGACAGGAGAAACTCAGCGAGGAGAATCGCCCCTCGCTGCGTGTGCAGAGACTGTGCCGTTATCACTTCCTGTGTCTCTGTCTCATTGTCCTTTTCACACCTTCGCTTCCTGTCGCGACAGCGCACATGCGCGGCCCTATTGTCTCCCCTTTTGTTTTTTTCGACCCTCCGTAAATCTTCTTACTTTTCTCGGTGTGTCACGTCCCGGGGCCCTCATCTTTTCTCGCGCTCGTGGGGCTGACACACAGACGCGCTTTCCCCGCGCTCATCGTTCCTGCGTATCGTTCCGTTGTCTCGTCCTCGACCCCCTTCTCACGCAATGGGACTTTTTGGGATGATGAAGTTTGCCTACGCACACCGTCTGGTACACCGCCAGTCTATCCGGCCTCCGGCGGGGATGGTGGTGCCGGTGGCGGTAGACTTATGGAATGTTATGTACACGCTGGTAGAGAAGTATGCCCAGCGGTATCCCGCCTATTCCGACGAGGCGATAACCGTACGCTGCCTGGCTCACCTGCTGGGAGTATTGGCCAAGCGGCGGTTGTACCCTATTTTTGTCACGGACCGAGGCGCCGATTGCAACGGGCGTGTCGTGTACGGAGCCAAAGCGATCCTTGCGCGCACAACGGCTCAGTACGGCTCCGGCGAGGCCGCTGGTTATGATGACACCGACGCTGAGTCGCCCCTCCCGTCACCGCTAGACTACACGGCACCCGGTCCGGACGACAGACGCAGCGCGTACGCACCCGGGACGGCCTTTTCCAGCATACGGCGGCGCGGTCGCCCTGCGCCGCGACTCTCCCAGAGTCCAGGCGAGCCGGCGCCCCCACTCGGCGGCGCTCCGGCGTCGACCCGCCGCCCGAGCGGCGGACGCTCGTCGGGGCGCCTGGCTCACCAACTGTGCATGCGCGTCGTTCGGGCCCTGGGCTACCCGTACGTGAACTCTGGGCAGATGGAAGCCGACGACGCCTGTGCTAACTTGTACCACACCAACACGGTCGCGTACGTGTTCTCTACCGACACGGACCTGTTGCTCATGGGCTGTGATATCATTTTGGACGTAGGGCCGTGTTTCCTCCCCACGATCCGATGCCGCGACGTGCTGCGCTACCTCAAGATGAGCTACCCGCAGTTCCTGGCGATGTTCGTGCGCTGCCACACAGACCTGCACCCCGGACACACCTGTCGTTCGGTAGACGACGTGCTGCAAGATTTTAACTGGTTCTCACCCGGATCTCACCCCGAGCCCGACCCCGACTCGGGCTCCGACTCAGACTGGTCCCTGCACATATCGCGCCGCAGTCGGCGTCGATCTAAAAAGAAATCGATTCCGGACCACGTCACCGAGTCACAGATATCGTGGGCCGCCATCTTAGAAGCTGACGCCCCGGGGGCCGTCCCGGATCCCACGGAAGACGACGAGTTCTACGAAGACTTTCAACACCTCTGCGGGGGCTTCGATGCCCAGAGACTGGACGACGACGCGGCCGCCGACGCGGACTCCGAAGAAAGCCTCCACGCCAGCCACCAGCGGTACACCATCACGCGCCGTCGGAACATCATCCGCGACGCAACCGAGGCTCTCGACTGGCTCCCCGAACCACAGACGCGAGAGGACGTGGTGGAGCGCCGCTTCGTAAAGTACGTCATCTCGCTCATCACCCCGCGGCAGCAAGGCTCGTGGACGCTGCTAAAGCGCGTGCCGGTGTTCCAGGACGAGCGAGACGTCGACGTCGTTCAGTATGCGGTACAGCGACACGTCGCGTACCCGGAAGACGCAGAGCAGGTGCTAGCGCAGCTGTGGTACACCGTTCCCGCCCCCTCTCCTTACCAATCGGTGCTAGACAGGTTTTGGAACGATTCGCTCAATTAGCGGCAAGCGCCTCGACCCCACAGACCCCAGTGCACCATGAATAAACTCTCCTTCGTGTCCCAACCGCCCGCTCCGTCTAGTCTTTTCGCCGCGACGAACGTCTTTGCCTACAAGGGGGTCGCTACCGGCTACCGTTGGCTCGTAGCCGAAGTCCGGGAATTACTTCGCCTAGCTGAGACACCACCACACGGCGGATGCGCCAGTTCGACAAGACAAGCACAGACAGTCCACGTAGTGAATAAGCTAGTTTATTAGTGCATCGGGGGAACGAGACCGATTACTGCCAAGGGTGGAGAGAGAGCGTGGGGGGGGGTCTTCAGAGCCGGGGTTGGGCGATCACAGGTCGTTGACAACGGTCCCGGCGTACGCCGTGCTGCGAGACTCAAAGAAGTTTGTGTGCTTCTCGGTGAACATGAGAGCCAGTGGAAAGCTGCAGTCGGGGGCGGGAGCGTCAAAGAGGGGTGGCAGCTTAATCATCTTCAGCAGCCTGTCTGCGCAGAAGTGCACGTAGTTATCGATCTGTCTCAGCGCAGCTGCGTCTAAGATGTGGCTGTCGCGCGGGGCCTGAGAGTGGATGAACCGTATCTCGATCTCTACCGCTTCCCGGAACAGGTAATGTATGCGATCCGTGCTCGGCTTCGGGTATCCGGTCAGGTAGTTGTTGTAGATGTAGCACGACGCGGTGGTGTGTATGGCCTCGTCGCGGCTGATGAGGTCGTTCGATTGGCACGTCACACGCAGCAGGTTGTTAGTGCGGAGGAAAGCGATCGCCGCGAAAGACGCGGCGAAAAACACACCCTCGATGAGGATCATCAGGATGTACTTTTCCGCCACAGAGCTACACTCGCCGACGCGTGCTTCCAGCCACTCTACCTTATCGCGGATGGCCGGATGGTTGATTGTGTGTGCCACGTACTCGCGCCGACTGGCTTCGTTGTTGGCGAACAACACGAGCTGCACTATGCCGTAGACGCGCGCGTGCACCGCCTCGATGCATTCCTGTTCTACGTAATAGTGCAGGATGTCTTTCTGGGGGAAGAGCGCCGCGAGGTTTCCGAGGTTCTCGGTGACTAGGTCGTCGGCCGCAGACAGAAAGGTAAAGAGGAAGCGGTAGAAGCCGAGCTCTCCCGGTGTGAGCGCTGCGACGTCTTCTTCGTCCCCGGCGAAGACCAGCTCCGTCTCTAGCCAGCGGTTAAGGATGCTCAGCGAGCGCAAGTGGTTAATATCGGGGCACTGAGACGTGTAGAAGTAACGCTCGGGGTGCGGGCACGTCGGGACGGGATAGTCGTTGCCGACCTCTTCTGGGCACGGCGATGAGACCGGAAAGAGCGCTGTAGACTCTGCGCTCTCCATCGCGATCCGGCTCCGCTGGCTCTACTACAGCACGCAGCTAGTGCACACCAGGTCTTCGCTCCCGCCAAACACTCCGCTGTTAGTAGCCTTGCGGACTTTGCAGTAGTACATTCCGGTCTTTAGCCCGCGCTTATATGCGTGAACCAGCAGGCGAGTCAGCGCGGAGGCGGGGAGAGTGCCGTCGGAGGCTTCCGTGACGTACAGCGTCATAGACTGACTGTGGTCGACGTAGGGGGCGCGGTCAGCACACAGATCGATCAGCAGGGTCTGGTCGTACTCGAACGCCGTCTTGAAGCGCCGCAGCGGGTGGTCCGGGGCCAGGCACGGAAAGGCGCGCGCCACGCACCACTGCGCGTCCTCCAGGCGGTCCAGGGCGCGCTCTAGCGCGGCCCCGCCGAATGCTTCGTGGACCGCTTCCAGCAACAGCAAGTTGGGGCGCAGGGTCTCGCCCGCCCGCCCCACCTTGCTAAACATGTTCGTGAACACCGGCGCGAAACCCTCGCTGCTCTCCGACACCTGGGACGATGACACGGTCGGCATGAGCGCGATGAACTGGCTGTTGCGCAGCCCGTGCCGGACGACGCGCTGCCGGAGCCGCGCCCACTCGTCCGAGTGCTTGGGGCGAGCGTGCGCGAAGCCCTCCCAGTGGAAGCGCCCCTCGCTGTACACGCTGCGCTTGAAGTCGGCAAAGGGGGGCAGGCCGGCGACGCAGAGGTCGTTGCTGGCCTGCATGGCTGCCAGAAGCATGACTTCGGCTATCTCCGCGTTTAGCTCTCTAAACTCAGGCGAGCTCATGTCGAGGCCGAGGCGCAGGCAGGCCGTGTGCAGCCCTTGCATGCCGATGCCCATGGAGCGCAAGCGGTCGTGGCCTCTCTGGCAGCGCTGGTTCGGCGTGCGGGTCGTGTCGATCATGACGTTGACCATGAGCACGCAGGCGCGCACGGCGCGCCGGAGGCGCTCGAAGCTGAACGCGCCGTCCTCCACGCACTCGGCCAGGTTCACGCTCGCGAGGTTGCAGACCCCGCTGGAGCGCGCGTCTGCCGGGTGGACAATTTCCGTGCACAGGTTGGAGCACGAGATGGCCGAGCCCTGCGTGTCGTACAGGTAGTGGCGATTGCAGGCGTCCTTGAACATGACGAAGGGACTGCCCGTCGACGCCGCGCTCCGGACGATAGCGAACGCCAAGTCCTGGATCGGAAGGCGCGTGAGCGCCGAGCCGCCGGCTTCCTCCATCTTCTCGTACAGGCGCTCGAACTCCGCGCCGTGGTGAGCGCTCAGCGCGCTGCCGGCGGCTCCATCGAACAGCGTCCACATGACGCCCCGCTCGCCCTCCATGTAGCGGATGAGGCGCTTGAAGAACAGGTCGGGCATCCACATGGCGCTGAAGATGTTGTCGCAGCGGCGAGCCTCCTCTCCGGCCAGCAGCCCGCGCATCCGCAGCACCGCCATAACGTCGGTGTGCCACGGCTCGAGGTACACGCAGACGCCTGTGGGCCGGTGACTGCCCGCGTTGTGCGCCGCGACGAGGGAGTCTAAGAGCTTTAGAGCGGGCATGACGCTGGAGCCCCCGTTAAACGACTGGATGGAGAGACCTATGCCGCCGTGTCGCGCGAGTATGTCGCCGACGTTGTGTGTGATGGCGTCGATCACGCCGGCCGAGTCGGTGCGCTGCGGGTTGACCAGGTAGCAGCTGGACGTGTACCGCTGTCGCCCGCCCAGATACAGCATGGCCGGGGTAGACGGCACGATCGCGTGGGAGACCAGCGCGTCGAAAAAGTACGCGAATAGGTCGATCCACTCGCCGGTGCGCCCCAGGGCGACGGTTCCGATCTCCGGGATCTCCCGGGCTCCCGTGGCCAGGGCTCCGGCGATGCGCGTGTACATCTGCGAGACGGACTCCAGGCGACCGTTCCCCCAGGGCCTGAGGTAGAACTCTTCGTACTTCAGGGCGGACTGGAGTCCGCGGTTCTTCAGGGCGTACTCCGCGCCGCCGGCAAAGGCCCCGAGGACCTCGCAGAGAGCGCGCTCGTTGACGCGCAGGTCTCTTTTCAGGGTGGGGTCCAGGTCTATATCCGGAGACTCCATCCACCGCCGGAACGACCCCGCTTTAGTTTCGATGCGCAAGTGCACCAGCCGCCCCAGCAGCAGATACAGCTGGCCGGAGCGCCGCACGCGCGGCTTCAGGCTGTTGACGACGCGCGTCACGTACTCGGCGAAGACGCGGGGACTCAGCATGTCCGCGGGGAACGGCGGAACAGACAGGCCGAGGTCGCGCGTGGCCAACAGCACTTCGCGCAGCGTGGCGGCCATACGCAGCGAGACCGCGCCAGTGGGCGCTTCGAACGTACCCTCGATGCCCCTGGGGATCGCGGCGTTGTTGGCCGCATCGAGACACAGGTTCAGCGAGGTGCTCTCGAGGTCTCCTACGCGGGAAGCTGCCGCGGTTTGCGGGAGCTCGTTTGGGTCGAAGACGGAAGCGAGTTTAGCCCCGGCTTTGCTCCCGCAGAACACAAACGAGTTTGACGTGCGCGCCGAGCTCAGCGCGCTGCTGTCGCTGAAGGTGGTCTCTGACCTGGAGATCCGGGAAGACTCGTCGCTGTCTGCGTCTGCGAGTTCTAGGGAACCCGGGGAGTCGTCTGTCGTTCCGTCATCCCCGGCGTCGCTAGACTCCGTCTCGTCCGGATCACCGGGCGCGTCGCAGCTGGCGTGTGTGGTAGCGAACACCAGCTGAGAGACCGGGCGCCCCCCGACCCAGCCGGGGCCAGTGGCTATCATAGTAGAGTTTGAGCCGCACTGGATAAAGCAGCTGTTCGTGCATTGGATCTGAACGCTCTGTGAGTCTGGACCACCGCAGACGTATGTCTCGATGGTTCGGCCGCCGCGGTCGCTGTGTGCGACCACCGCGGCTGTGCCCCCACCACCCACGCGAGAGCGCGCGCCCGGTGCTCCGGATGTGACTCGAGAGGCTCGACGATGGTCCTCGTAGAACGGTCTCGCTAATGGCACGCCTTTTCTCGCCTCTCGTCTACCGCCTCCCGAAGCCGAGCTCGAGAGGGCCGGCTGTTTCGGGGCCAAGCGATGGACCGTCTCGAGAGTGCTCTGGCCTTCGTCCGTCGTCGCTGACAAGACCCCGCGGTACAAGACGAGACCGCGTTTAGATTTAGACGACATCGTCGATAGACCAGAGCGAGCGTCTCGCGTAGTGGCGATCGAAAACCGGTCTGTCTAGGAGAGAGTCAGGAACGGAACGAGGTGGGGTGCTCGAGAGACGCCAGCGATGGGCCGAAAGAGGGAGAACTACAGAGAGCTCGCCAGACGACCCGAGAGGGCTGTGTGAAGCGAGTCCGTAATAGCGCTTTTATGAAGTGTTATTGGGTGGAGAGCCCGCCCAGCCCGTTGAGTCAAGACGCAGACATCACGCCTTCTGCGCGCACGAGGCTTAGGGATCTGCTGTTTAGCTTTCTCTGGCTTTTACTGAGTTCCCCCCTCCCCCGCCCGATCTTCCGTTCCGTAGTCCTCTTCCCGCGTCCGATCAAACAGACAACGACAGCACATTGGGTGTTGCGGAGACACTTTTATTGCGCGTAAAGACACACCGACCCCGCGCCAACCTCCGTCCGTCCCTACGGCGGCGAGGAAGGTTGACGTGGGGCCTAGGCACACTCGACCCACTCGTCCGGACGCCACACTACGCCTTCTAGGAACACCATGGGGACGTCCACAGAACCGAAGCGCTCGGACCTTCGAGTGCAACGGGGGTTATCTGCCGGCAGGAATCCGATCTCAGAGAACGCTGCGTATAAGCACGTTCGCGCCGTGGGCCTGCCGCGCAGGTCTGGATGCCACTGATACAGGTGCTGGTTGTATCGCGCGTGGTTCACCTGTCCCGCAGAACAGCGCGGCTGGAGGGGGTCGGCGATAAGGTCTCCCAGCGGGAGGTCGGCTTGGGGCTGCCGTCGGTGAGGCCCGTCCGCGCCTTCCGTGCCGTGGATCGTGTTGGTGATCCTGAGCCGCCCAAAGAGCCGCTCTAGCACCGGCTCCAGGCTGCGAGCCGGGAGCTTGCTCTTGACCACGTACGCACGGCATTGCTCCTGTCCTAGGCGCTGACGGTAAGCGAACACGAGATACACGAAGGCCGCGCCGGCTCCGGCCAGCCCGCACTCGGCGTCTAGGTCGATGAACGCGCAGGCGGGGACCGCGACCGTCGACCGCGGGGACGTCATATCGCCGGTCTCTGCCGCTTCCTGCGCACCGCTACACACAGCCGTGACGCTAGCTAGCTCGTCTTGCGTGACCCAGGAGACCAAACCCCCAAAGAACCGCAATAGCTGGTGTGGAAACACGTGACATCTCACCATGGCCCGCAAGCAGTCGGCGAAGCGCTCGAGTCGGACTCCGACGCGGCGGCCGCCGTAGTTTGTGGTCACGTGAGTCCGCAGAGCTTCGGCGGCATCGCGCGCGTCGTACGCGTCCGAGCAGGCGGCGACTAGGAAGTTGAAAGACACGAGGCTGGAGCGGAGGGACCCCGTCTCGGCCCTCCCGGACCCACAGGCAGAGGCTTCGAAGAAGCGAGTCCACGCCTCGCTTAGGTCTGTGGGGACGCGACCAGGGGGAGCGTCGGTGGTAGCGATGTGCGCAGAGTCTGCGGGGTGGCGCAGGCACAGCGCTAGGGACCCGGCTCTGTCCGCCCCTGGCCGCAGCAGGTCCGTAAGCGTGACTTGGCGCGTCAGGTGGTGACGAGAGAGCGCTCCGGGGGGCGGGAGCGTGGCGTGTTGGGCCGCCAGGCCCGCGATCTTCGCGGTCAGGCGGCGCGCGTCGTCGCCGTGTCTGCGGGACTGCGCGTCCGCCGAGTCTGCGGCCGGCGAGGCGCCCAACAACCACAGCGTGCTGGCTAAGCCACGCGGCATAGCCTTTGGTAATTGCGATTGGACAAAGCCGCGTGCCAGAAGGCCGTAATCGGGTGCGTCGCTCATGCTTCAGGAACGCCGGAAACAGCTCTCGCTCGAAAGAAACCGCACGGCACCTAGAGGGTGCGACCTTGTGGGCTCTCGCGAGGCAACGCGCTCCGGTCCGGCGAGGCGCGCGAAAGCGGTGGCGTATGCGCGTGTATCACACACGAGGCGGGGCTGGAGAAGAGGCAGAGCGAGCTCGAGGCGCTTCCGGACGCGAGAGCAGCGCCGAGGCGCACGTCTCCGCGGTTGCGGCGCGTCTGTCTGTCGTCGGGGTAAGAGAGACTCCTTAAGACGCAAAACAAACACCGTACCCCTCCCAAATCTTCTGCGGTAGGCCACCTAACTAGATCTCTCGGCTCCGAGAGGGGTCTGATTATCAGCGTCCTCTTGCTGCTGGTTTTGTCGCGCTCCGTCTCTTAGATCTTCTGTTTGGGGACATCAGCGCGTGACGATACACGGCTCCCGCGGAGAGCGCCGCGACTATGACGCAGGCGACGCGAACGCGCGTTCCCGTAGAGTGGCACGAATTGATCGCCGCAGCCGAGAACGATCTGCGAGAGCACGCTCCCGCCCCGAGCCACGTCGGATCCATCTGGAACCTGGTAGACACGCTAGAGCCTCTAGCGACCCAACTGCGAGAGATGTCGCGCGCGGCGACGGCGGCAGCACCGCCCAGACTCTCGCCCGGAGCTGCCGGCAGGAAGCTCGTCGGCCACGGGAGCGCTTACCCGCCCGAGCAGACGTTTCTGTTAGTCGCGCGCCTGCGCGCAGCGTTCGCCTCGTTCCTCCTAGCTCCGACCGCCGCGGCTCCAGAACACGTGCGCAGCGGCTGGCCGCGGCTGATCTCGCTGTTGTGCGAGCTCCACCGAGGACTCTCCCTCACGGAGACGGCGCTGTTGCTAGAAAACCTCCCCGGCCTTGCGGTACACCACATCGACGTCGCCGTGCCTCGCGACCGAGCCGGCGCGTGTCGGGACATGTCGGCCGTGATCGCTTGCGTCCGGAAGATGGCAGGCCCGGAGACGGTCGACGCCCTGGAAGAGCTCGGTCTGAGGACGTCTTCGCCGCTGGGCCCGATCTCGACGCAGCGGAACGTCCTCGACTGGGTGCAGCGGTGGCTGGCCGTCACCAAAAGCATGCACGAGGCCGACCCGCGCGAGTCGGCCGACTTCTCGTCCGCCCCACCGCTGAAGAATCTAGCTACGCTGCCCCTGGGCCAGCCCGGCGCCGGGCTGGCGGCGCCGAAGTATCATCTCATCTTCGGCGCGCCCTTCGTGCAGCGGGGACTGCGGCACCTAGCGGAAGTCGGCAACCGGGTGTGCGTCGTCGGCGCGTACCTGCGCCGCGCCGACGACGCGGCGCTGACTCCGCTCGCGCGCGCCCTCTTCACGTTAGCGCTGGTCGACGAACACGTGCCGAGCGGGGGAGGCGTGCCCTCGCTCCTCGTCCAGCGCTTTCGGCGCGACGTCGCCCTGGTCGACCCCACGATCATGATTCCCCCCCTCGAAGCTAACCCGATGCCGCGCACGCGCGGCGAAGTGCGCATCTCTTCCGCGCTCTCGACCCGCACCCCGGGGGTGACTTGTGCACCCCCGGGGACCCTGATAACGCGCGTGCGCACAGACTCAGATGTGTTTGGTACGCACCCAGAGCACGTCAGCGCCTCGGCTCTAGCTGTGTTCCAGCCGGCTGTCTCGAGTTTGCTTCAGGCGGGAGAAACGGAAGCCACACCCGAGGTCCGCCAGCGGATGTTGGGCTTGCTGCACGAGACGTGGGCGCGGCTGCAGAACACGACGTCGGCTGACGTCGCCTTGGCGACCCTCGTCGACGCCGGGTTCACGCCGGCCAACTGCGCCGCCTACCTATCGGCGCTGGAGGGGTTCTTGGCCTCGGGCCACTTAGTAGCTTCTGCGGACTCCGGGGAGAAGGACGCGCGTGGGCTCGACGGTCGAGAGCTGGGCGAGATCCAACAGCTGTTTGGCTGCATCTCGATACTGGGGCGTGGGATCTTCCAGTTGGCCCGGGAGTACGGGCCTCACGCTGAGTACGTCAAGACCTTTAAGCGTATACAGGCTGCCTGCGAACAGCGCCACGCGCAACTAAGCCACGCCGCCGGCCTGTCTCAGGGGGTGCTGGGTCAGGCCCTCGCTCGAATTATGAGCCCGACGACGCCTACGGAACACCTGGCGGCTCTGCGCCGCGCCTTGGTCGACGAGTTCGAAGTGGCGGAGCGTCGTTTCAACGAGGGCCACCCCAGCCTCCTGAGGGAGCCTGTCATGGCCTGGGTGGACATCTACGGACAGACCGCCTGGGACGTCGCGCCGCCCACGCCGCACTTTGGCCCGACCGCCGCGTCCCTCCTGCCGACCGGCCCTACCGCTTACGACTCCACCGCCCACGTGATCGCCGCCGCCGCCATCTGCTTCCCCGCGTTCGGCTTCACCAACCCGGACATTCTCACCGACCCCGGCTTCGCACCGTACGTTATGGCTCTGGTCGTCGGGGACGCTCTAGAGACCACCGCCAGGGTCGCGTATCTGCCCTCGTCGCTCGCCTTCGCCGTGCGCGTTTTAGCGTGGGCTCGCGACTTCGGCCTGGGCTATCTACCGTCGGTCTCGGGCCATCGGACTAAGATCGGAGCGCTCATCACTCTCCTCGGACCCGGGATGAAAGACGGCGAGCCTCCGCCGACGATACAGACCGTAGAGAGCGTCGAGCAGCTACTCCAGGAGCTGTATCAGATAGTCCGCGTGGCGTCGGAGCAGATCGACCCTCGCGTGCGGCTGCGCTCCGTAGCTCAGCCGACCGTAGCCAACAGCCTGCTGTTGGTCAGCATGTACGCCCTATCGGCGCGCGGCTCCCTACACGAGCTAGCCGCGCGCGCCGACCCTCTGGCGCAGCAGCTGGAAGACGCGATGGTGCTGCTGCGCGTGCACATGAGCTCGCTAGCCGCTTTCTTCGAGTGCCGCTTCGAGAGCGACGGCGGGCGCTTGTTCGCGCTGCCGTACGCGGTGGCTGGTGGTGCGGCCCCTGAACCGCGCCTGGGGCCCTGGAGCCCCGACGTCGTCGCGGACGCCGTGAGCCGGTACTGCGGCGGTTATCACGACGCCAAGCTAGCCTACACCACCGCCTTGGCCGGTCTGCGCGCCTTGTCCGCGGAGGCTAGCGCCCTGTTGTCTGCCTGCGAGGGGTTGGCAAGCCAAGCAGCCGCGGGCGACACTGTGCTCGCCTCGGCGCTCAGGGAAATCGGATCGTTCTCGCTCATGATAAATAACACGCACGCGTGCGCGGCTCGTTTGCTGACGGGCGGCCAGGTACCGGGCTTCGCCCCGATGAGCCGCTTCTTGGCCCGCTGGCGCACCATCGCAGGTGCGTACGCTACCGCTACAGCGGCGGCCGGTCCGGAGCCGGTGGCCGACTTTGTGCACCAGCTCAGGGAAGCCTGGATAGGGCTGCGCTTAGAGAGCGCGCAGCCGACCGCCGAGACGCCGTGCTTCTCCCCGGAACAGCGGGCTCTAGCGGTACGCGAGATCCTGGCCTCTGCCGTGGGTAGCAACGAGATCGGAGACGGGAGCCCCGGCGACGGGAGCCCGGTGACGCTCACCGACCGCCATAACCTCGGGGCGTGGGAAGAATACAACCCAGACCCGCTCAAGCGCCCCACGGTGTACCCTAGTTCGATCAACATGACCCCGGAGAGCATATCAGCCGCCGTGAATACAGAGTGGGTGATGACCGGACACTTACTGCAGGTGATGGACGGAGTCTTTAGAACGTCCGCGCCCCCTTCTCTGACCCAGAGGAGCAGCGCGCCCCACGGCAGCGCGGACATCGAGGTCGACGGCACCGCGGCGAGAAGAAACGGTGGTCGGCCGTGAGGCTCACCGCCTTCCATCTTTCCTACCAGCGCTGTCTAGCGTTAATTCTTAATAAACAATACGCACATATCTCAAAATTGTCGTTTTTTTATTCATCTAAGAGCCTTTAGCGGGAGAACCGCATCGATCGTCGCGCGATTCTATAACAAGCGATACGGGGGGGTGTAGAGGCCCCAGAGAACAACTAAGCTTCGGCCGGACCACGGCAGGCGCGAGAGTCTCTCTTCTCGGCAAAAAAGCGACAGTCGAGGCGACCACCGTCCATAAACACGCTCGTAGTCGCGAGCTCGCTTCAGAGCGAGCTCGCCGACCCACCCCGCAGCGTCACCATGGATCTCGGCGTGGATCGAGCGATCGTCGTTACTGGTTTTCGCAGCCAGTTCTCGTCTGACCTAGAGCCCGGGGGGTCTGTGTCGTGCATGCGCTCCTCGCTTTCGTTCCTCAGCTTGGTCTACGACTGTGGGCTATGGGGAGCTTTGGCGGCCGAAGCCGTCGACGGGTGCCTCGAGGAAGGCGTCGCGTGGACACGGGCCCAGGCGGAGCTCGCCGGCGAACCGCCGCGCATGTGCTCGGCCGTCGAACTTCCGAACTTCCTGGTGTACCCCGACAGCAGCGGGGGGGGCCTGCGTTGCGTCTTCTCCAGGGTGTACGGCGACGTGAACTTCTACGCGCCTCCGGACCCCGGGCTGCTGCCCACGCAGTGCTCCGCGTACGCGTTCTTCTCGACGGTCTGGAACCTCCGCCTGGAGTCGTACACCGTAGTGACGGTCGGAGCCGTGGGAGTAGGCCTGTACCGGTGTGGGGACGATGCCTACGTATTCGACCCTCACGGTCGGGAAGACGTGCCTCAGGCGTTCGTATCTAAGATCCGCGCCGGGGACGCCTACGCTTACCTCAGCGAGTACACCAGAGATCGCCAGGACGTCATGTGGGCCGCCGCCATGGTGTTTTTCGTGCCTTCCGGACACGGCCCCGTCGCACCAGGCGAACTGACGACGGCGGCGCTGCAGCTATACGGGGCCACGGAGACCTACCTGGACGACGAGCCGTTTCGCGAGCACCGCGTTTTGGCCGTCCACGCGCTCCGCAGCGAGGAACCGCCGACCGCGGGCGTTGAGGTAGGAACCGCGCCGACCGAAGACGGGGGCGTTGTCGCTGCGGGGCTCTCCGAAGTCCCCGCTACCCCAGACCAACACCCTTCCGTCCCCTCAGCACACCGGGGAGACCCAGACGAAGACCACGCCGCGCTCTCGAGCGACCTCGACTTTCGGTCGCCCGGCGATAGCATCTGGGACCGTTCTCTGCGCAGCCTGGACACCGACGGTCTTCCGCCACCCAGAAGCCCGCGAGTGGCCTCCAAGCCCGGAGCTCTCGTGCCCACCGCCCCCCGAATCCCAGCGCTCTCCGAGGGCCCGACGGCCGAGGGAGACGCGAGGGACGAGGGGGGCGACGTCACCGCTGTGGTGGATATGGCAGAAGATCCCGCAGACGCAAGAGTATCCCCCGCGTCTGCGGCGCGCGAGGCCGGAGGCGAGAGGGGGGCGGCCAGCGGCCCACCCCCGAGAGCACCGCCGCAGTCCGGGGGTACGTCAGAGGGAACTCTCGGTCGAAACCCACCGGTAGCCCGAGATACGACAGCCAGCGCTGCCGCCTCTCGAGCCGCGACACCAATCGCGCTAGCGAGCGAGTACGCTTCGGGCCGAGACTCAGCGGGGGAGATGTCAGAGGACGGATACGCTCCCGGGGAAGACGAGACCGCGTCCGTCGCCTCTGTAGCTCCCTCGCGTGGCGCCCGGTGGCCCAAGAGCGTGCGCGTCTTTAAGCGCCGCCGGCCTACGTACACGCCGCCGTCTAGTCTAGAAGACCTGGCGGGCTCGTCCGCCAGGCCGCGCCCGAAGCGAGCGCTCAACCGACGGAGCACTTGGTCGGCTCCGGTCAGCCCCCGCTACGACGTAGACCGACCGACGGGGGGCTGGGGCAAGGTGCTGGCGCGCATCTCCGAGTCCCTCCCCGGGTCCAGAGCCCCCCCGCCCGCCGAGCCACCGGACGCTCAGACAGACGACGTGTTCATCGACGGAGACGCCGCCGAGGCAGAGTCCGACGTGCAGTTAGGCTCCGAGGTCGATACCGAAGACGAGAGCGAAGACGACGACGCAAGCCTCGGACGGGCGGCCGCAGACAGCCGAGATGGCGCTCCGCCCCCACGCGCCGATTCCGTCTCCCCGGACGCCACCCCGGAGCGTCCGGGGGCAGGGACGCCCGACGCTCTGGCCGAAGCCCTGGCGACGTTGGATGCCCACGCCCCACCCGCTCCCCCACCTGACTGTATCACCACCGCCGCCGGAGCCACAGCCGCGATGCCTCTCCACCCGGAGACTGCCGGCCTGTTGCAGCGCATGGCGAGACACAAAGCTTCCGTCGCTCGCGAAGCGCGCGACTGCGAGGGTGTCGCGATCGGCGCCTTGCGGTCTCCGTATCCCGGGAAGATGAGTCCGCTGGAGCACGCTATCGTTTTCTTGTTCGAGCGCACCCTCGCCTTTCTGATCGAGAACGGGGCCCGCACGCACGCCGCGGTGCGCTCCGGTCCGGTCGACGGCCTCCTACAGACGACGCTCTCGGCGCTCCCCGCCCCTACGGCGCTGGGAAACTTCCTAGCCTCCACGCGCCTGGCTCTAGCGGAGGTCCCGGCGCACCTGCCTCTGGTGTCCGCGGTGTTGGCCGAGGGCGCCAACGTGGGGCGCTTGGCAATGGCCAAGCTCGTCCTGGTAGCGCGCGCTGTGGAGCGCGCCACCGACGACTTCCACGGAGAACTGGACCTCCTCGAGGCGCAGCTGCGGGAGTCCCCGCGCCCCGACGCCTACGCTTGGCTCTCCGAGCGCTTCCTGGCGCTCGCCCACAGCCGCCCGGAGACTCTCTTCGCTTCCGTCACAGCGCTCCACCCCGAGCCTCTTCTGCGCAGGGTCGAGCGCGTAGCCCGGACCGCCCGCGCCGAGGAGCTGCGCGTCGAGACAGAGGGGCTTCTGATGCACCGCACGCTCGACGCTCTCCGGGACGGGGTCGACGCCGCACGCCAGTCGGGGGGTCCGCTGGCCGTAGCCCCCGTGTCCACCCTCCCGGCCGCCCCAGGCGACGCTCGCCGGCCGCCCCCGTCTCCCGAGTTCGTCGAGGCGCAGCTCGCGCATGCGCGAGCGGGCGCCCTCCAAGCCATCGAAAAAGCCACGCGCAACTACTTCACCATGGGGGCCGCTTACAGCGCGCGGGCCCTGCTGGCCAACAAGAACAACGACCGCCGATTCCACGTCGCCGCCGCCTCGGCCGAGCCCGCGACGCAGATGCTCGCCTCGCTGCCGCCCTTCGACCGCTTCGTCGCCGACCTCGCGGCTAGAGCCGGAGGGTCGGCGCCTGCGCCGACCGCTACTAGCCCCCAAGCCCTGCTCTTGGTCGGCCTCCTGCAAGCCGGGAGAGACTTAGAGACCGAAGACCGGCTGGCGGCCTGGATGGCTCTGCTGGGGGAGGCGCAGAGCCAGGGTCGCCTGGAGCGCCGCGAGCTGGAAGAGCTCGCGCGCGACGTCGCCAAGATCAACGAACGCGCACACAGACACAGTTCCGGCCTGGAAGAGCTGGCTCGGTTCGAGGCGCTGAGCGCTGCCGTCGACCAGGCGCTGGCAGACGAGGCGGCGTTCAGGGCGGCGGGAGCCAGAGGCGGCGCCGACGAGGCCGCCGCGGCGGCCTCGCGCAACACTGTCCTGTGTATGGCAGAAGACGCCCTGCGGCAGGCTAAGTTTCTGGGCGCCTCCAAGCTGCTCGACGAGCTGGACCCGGAGGTGCGCGCGCGCGTAACGGCGCGCGCGGTCGAGCTGGAGCGCCTACAACGCGAGGCGAGCGAGCGCGCCGAGCTGGGACGCCGAGCGCGCGACGCGTTCTACCAGAAGCTCCGAGAGCTGCTGCGCCCCCTGCCGAAGTTCGAGGGGTTGCGCGCCGCCCCCGCGGTGCTGCACACGCTCGAGACGTCGGCGCTGCCCGCCGGCGCCGCGACGCTGGCAGAGGCGTCGCGAGACGCGCCCCCGGAAACGGGGGTCGCCATGCGCGCGGACCTGTGGACTCTGCTCGGTCAGTACCGAGCTGTCCTCGAGCGCCCGGACGCGGAGACGGCGTCCGCACTGGCGGCCGTGGCGCCCAGCTTCTGCGCCGTCCTGGACGGCGCGTTCGCGCACCTCCCCGAGCGAGGCTTCTTGTCGCGCTTCTTCGCCGGCCACGCCGATGCTATAGCGCGAGCCTTGTCGGAAGCGGCTGCTGACGCCGCGTTTTCGATCGAAGTCGCCCGCCGAGCCCATGGGGTGCTCTCCGCAGCGGTGGAAGACCTGGGTCCGGCCGCTTCTGACCCGGCTTCCCCGCTCGCCTTTCTTTCTGCGCTGGCGGCCAGAGCCGCCGCCCACGTGCGCGCGGCGGAGACGACGGCGTGGGCGCGAGAGCGCGTCTCGCGCCTCAGCTCTGCGGGAGCCGCGCTGTCGGAGCTAGCGGTGCGCGTGCGCCGCGCGGGTCCGACAGACTCCGACCCCGCGCTCGATGAGCTGGCGCGGACGGCCCGCGCGGAGGCCGGGGCTGCCTCTGCAGCGGCGGCCGCCGTAGAAGAAGAGCTGAGAGGCTTGCCGCCTCCCGACGCCAGCGCCGGGGACGCGTCGCCCAGCGGGCGAGCGTTGCGGGAGCTATCCAAGACGATCGAAGCTACGCGGCAGCGGTGCGAAGAGCTGATGACCGCCGCCGACGAGCTAGAGGCTCGCGCGGCCGAGCACGCGGCCCGCAACAGCGGCGAGCGCTGGACTCGGGACGTGGAGCGTGCGCTGGACCAGGCGGAGTCCCACTCGATCTTCGACGTCGTCGAACTGCGGCGCCTGCGCGCGCTGGCGCTCCGCCACGGGTACGACCTGCGCGCCTTCCGCAAGCGCGCCGAGCAGGCTCTGTCCGCCAACGCGCGGACGGCCACGGCAGCGCTCGAGACCGCGCTGGCCTTCAATCCGTACACCCCCGAGAACCAGCGACACCCGGCCCTGCCGCCGCTCGCCGCCCTGCACCGGGTCGCGTGGAGAGACGCCTTCGGCGCCGCGGCCGAGACGTTCTCCGAGATGTTCCGCGTAGACGCCGAGCCGCTGCTGCGGCTGTCGCGCCTGGTGGCGGGCATGCTGGACGCGGCCGCGGCGGGCGATGGGTTCGTCGACTACCACGCCGCGGTCGTGCGCCTCGGCGACGACTTGGCCGCGGTGCCCGCCCTAGCGCGATACGTGCCCTTCTTCCGCCGGGGCTACGCGGAGTACGTCGACGCGCGGGACTTGCTCGACGCCCTCCGGGCCAAAGTGCGCGCAGCTTCCGGCGGCGTGCCCCTGGACCTGGACCGCGCTACCAAGGCGGCGACTCGCGCGCTGCGCCGCCGCGCAGCCGAGGCGCTGCGCCTAGGGGTCAGCCTGGAGTGCCCGAGCGAAGACGCCCTGGCCGACGCCGTCGCCCGTCTGGAGCGCATCGATCAGACACCCTTCCGCGAGACGGCGTACGCGGAGTACGTCGCCTTCGCCACGCACCGCGACCTCGGCGAGGCGAAGGAGGCGCTGCTGCGCGCCAAGCAGCAGCGCGCGCGCTCGACCGAGCTCGTCTCCGCGAAGCTGCGCGAGGCCGCCGCGGCGCAAGAGCGCCGCAGCAAGACCGCCGAGGAGAGCCTCGCCAGCCTGAAGGCTATGCTGCGCGCGGTCGCCACCCCCCCGGCCATCGCCCGGTCTCTGGAGCAAGCTCGCTCGGCGGCAGAGGCGGCAGATCAGGTGGGCGTTCTGGTCGACCAGACGGAGCGGCGCCGGGAGCTGGACGCGGCCGCCGTCGAATGGCTAGAGCACGCACGGGGGGTGTTCGAGACCCACCCCGCCTCCGCCGGGCCCCATCCCGCGGTCAGCGAGCCTCGCGGCGAGGGGTCCGAAGCCGTCGCCGCCCTGGGGCCGCTGGCCCTGCACGCGCCCCGCATCGACGCGCTGGTCGAGCTGGGAAAGCGCGCCGAAGCTCTGCGCCGGTCTCTGGAAGAAGCGGAGGCCGAGTGGGACGACGCGTGGAGGCGCTTCGAGCGCGCGCGCGCGGACGCATTCAAGACGGCCGCCGGACTCCGAGAGGCCCGCGGGAGCCTGCTCGCGCTGCAGACGTCCGCGAACACGGTGCTCGGTCTGCGCGCCGCCGACGAGGTCGCGCGCCTCCCGGCAAAGCTGGTCGGCGCGCTGGACGGCAAGCTGGCGGACCGAGCCAAGGCCATGGAGGACTTCGGCACTGAGGTCGAAGAGCACGACCGGCTGGTGTCTCGTCTGCGCGTCGAGGTGGTGGACCGCGTGGCCTGGGAGATGGCCGCCGAGCCCCTGCGGCGCATGCTGGCTGTGTTTGACGCGACGGTCAAGAGCCTGCCCAAGTGGGCCGCGGCAGAGTTCAAAGCGGCGCGCGACCTAATCGCGTACCGCCTGGGCCTATATAACGCACACGCACAGAGCCGCGGCGAGGGCGCCGCGGCGCCCTCGCCGCTCCCCTCCGACGTCTTAGCGCTCGAGGCTCGCGCTCGCGCCGCTCGCGACGGAGACCCCCGAGCCGAGCCGCCGCGGCCCGACGCGGGGCTGCTGCGCGCGCGCGCCGATGCTTTTGTGCGAGCGCGCGCGCCGGCTTCGGCGGAGCCGCTAGTCCTCCGCGAAGCCACTAGCCGCCTCGACGGACCCTTTCCCGTGAGCTACCTCGCCCCCGACGGACAGCCGCTGCAGTACGCGCTCTGCTATCGCGCCGCCACAGACAAGCTCGGCGCCATGCTCGTGCGCCCCGAGGCGCTCTGCCTCCTGCCGCCCCTGCCGGCGACTAACGTGGAGGCAGAGTCGACGATCGTGGCCGCCTGGGTCGTGAACCTAGTCAACGAGCTGCGCATAGGCCTGGCCGACGCAGCGTCGGCCGACTTTGTCTTCTTCGACCGGTTCGTGCGCTACGCGCACCCGGAGTGGCCCAGCGCAACGGCTGCCGCCGCCGAGCTGTACGCGGCCCAGATAGCGACGACGTGGACGCGCGAGCACGGCTGCCGCTGGGGCGAGCTGGGCTTTCCAGCCGGCGCGTCGACGGTGGGGCGCCTGCAGGCGCCGGCGAGCAGCGCCGGGTCTCCCGCCGTGTTCACCCTGGACGACGTGATGATCGCGCTCGTGTGCGGGTGTCCGGGGCACGTGTTCAACTTCTGGCGCCTCGACCTGTTCCGCCAACACGACTACATGGCTCGCACGCTCGGTGCCGCGGCCGCCGTCAGCGCCTCCGAGATGCTGTTCATCCAGCGCCTGACGCCCCACGACAACCCCGCGGTGCGCGTCCTGCCCGCGCAGGCGGATGGGCCCGCCGACGGTACGGCCGGCGCGCTGTTTGCGACGCGAGTCGGGGACTGGCGCGTCGGCCAACTCTCCCATACCGACCCGCTCGCGCCGTGGCGCCGCGCGGCCGAAGGGCTGGCGGACGCGGCCGCGATCGCCCGCCTGCCTCCCCGACAGGCGCTGGCCGCGATCAGCGTCCTGGGTCGCATGTGCCTGCCCGGGGACGCGCTCGCCGCTCTCTGGAGCTGCATGATCCCCGACTACCTCTCCGACTGCGCCGACCTGGACGCGCTGCTGGCGCGGCGCTTCGCAGCCGGCTCGGCCACGCTCGAGCCCGGCGCGATGCCGACGACCGCGGACGAAGGTCCGCCGCCTCTGTACGCCGTCGCTTCCGGGAAGATGGTCGTGTCTGCACCTCCCGCCGAGGCACTCGTCGATCGCGTCACCGCTATGGACCTAGTCATAACGGCGACCCTGCTGGGAGCCCCGGTGGTCGTCGCGCTGCGCCACAGCCTCGCCTTCTCGAAAGAGTCTGGACTGGAGCTGTGTCTCACGCTGTTCGACTCTCGCGACGGAGGCCCGGACGCCAGACTGCGTAGCGCCGTGTCGGCAGACGTCGAGTCCTGGGCCCTGGAGCTTTTGCGCACCGACCCGCACCCCATCGAGAACGCCTGTCTGGCGGCGCAGCTCCCCGAGCTGACGCGCCTCGTCGCCAGCCGACCCCTCCGCAACGCGAAGCCGTGCCTCGTGCTGGTCGACCTCGCCCTGGCGCCGGTGTCCGTGTTATGGGAGCACCGAGACCCGCCCGGAGCCCCCAGCGTCCGCTTCGTCGGCCCCGAAGCGGTGGACGAACTGCCTTTCGTCGACCCCGAGGCTCTGGGCGTCGACTCTCCGTTCCCCGCGCCGGACCCGTCCGACCCCTTGTACTCAAAGACCATCATCGGCGAGCCCTTCCGTCTGGCGATGATGGTGGCAGACGCGTTTCCGGGAGCCCCCGAGTATCTCCGTGGGGGCGACCCGTTTCCTCACGCGCCTTCCGCCGGCGAGCCCCCGGCGCGCCCCACCGACGTATCGCCCGGCGAGCCTCTGCTTGACTACGACTCGGGCCACGCGTCGGCGGCCCCCGGCGTCAAGTCGTGGATCCTAGGGACCGAGGAGCTCACGCCGGCCGAAGAGCCGCCCTTGGACGCGGTTCTCGCCGAGCTCCCGCCTTCGCCCCCGCTCGACGGTGTGGACGTCCCCCTTCCGCCGTCGCCCCCACCCGACGGGGTAGACGTCCCTCTACCCCCCTCTCCGCCGGCATCGCCCCCACCCGACGGAGTAGACGTTCCGCTCCCGCCGTCGCCCCCGGCGCAGCAGCCACCGCCATACTCGAAGCGCCACGCGCTGCGGCCGAGGCACCACGCGACGCACCCCAGACCCTACCCGCGCCAGATGAAGCCGCCCCCTCAACAGCCGCCCGGGCCTCGGCTCTACTTGCCGCAGATGCGACAGCCTCTGCCGCACCCACCGCTGCGGTTTCTCCAGCCGCACTCCGGGCGGCCGCCGCAGGCGCCCCGAAAGCCACTCGCGGGTCCCCAGAAACTTCGCCACAAACGAGACCACGTTCCCAAACTCCCAGGCCGCCCCGCGCACCAGCCCGCCGCCACTCCCGCACCACCCGTTTCTGCGGTAAAAGCAGCAGCACCCGCCTCGCCCGCCGTACCAGCGGCCCAGCCTATTCGGAACATCACCGAGACTCCCACCCCGACACAGCCTCACCCCCGCACGCCCCACCAACTCAACCCTACGGCAGCGCCGACGAAACCTACTCTACCTTCCGAGCCGAAGTCTCCGACGACTTCGGTCCCTTCAAAGCCCCCGCCTAAAGCTTCCGGAAAGACCCCCGCTCCGGCCCCCGCTCCGGCCCCCGCTCCGGCCCCCGCTCCGGCCCCCGCTCCGGCCCCCGCTCCGGCCCCCGCTCCGGCCCCCGCTCCGGCCCCCGCTCCGGCCCCCGCTCCGGCCCCCGCTCCGGCCCCCGCTCCGGCCTCCGCTCCGGCCTCCGCTCCGGCCCCCGCTCCGGCCAAAATTGACCAACACAAGAAACATCACACCCCCTCGACCACAGCACCCGACTTGCAGACAACGAGGCACCGGAAAGCTACGGCGCTCTACCTCTCGGCTGTCGCCTCCTCTGCATCTATAGAATCTATCACGGACAGGCTGACGGACGAAGAACTGACCGCGAACGCTGCTACTGAGTCGCGAGCGAGACACCCGCTTCCTACACAGCCGACTACTACAACCACTCCAGCGCCTACTGCATGTGTCGCGGGGCCAGAAGACGCACCGACCTACCTCTTGCGACATAAAGATGGCGTGCCTGTAGGCAGCGGTTCCCACCACAGACTATCGTCCTCGAATCTCGCCGCGAGACCAGAAACTGCAGTCACACCTGCTGCTAGACGACAACGCCCTGCAGCTAGCATCGTATCCACAGCCTCTCGAGTCTCGATCGATGACCAACTGACCAAAGCCCCGGCTCCTCCGGCTCCCGCCCCGGCTCCTCCGGCTCCCGCCCCGGCTCCTCCGGCTCCCGCCCCGGCTCCTCCGGCTCCCGCCCCGGCTCCTCCGGCTCCCGCCCCGGCTCCTCCGGCTCCCGCCCCGGCTCCTCCGGCTCCCGCCCCGGCTCCTCCGGCTCCCGCCCCCCCAAAGCCACCTATTCGACACACGAAACCTCTAGACTCTCTCGGTGACGCCAGGCACGTTTTAGAAGCGCGCCGAGCGGTCTCTTCGTGGACGTCCGAAGAAGATCTCAGCCGCCCTTCCCGCTTTCCCGTTTCTTGGAACCAGACCCTCTATCCCGGGTCCGCCATCGAAGAGGAAGACGAGTCTTCGTCTGACGACTCCTGGAGTTCCGCGTCAGACGAGGAACTCCAGGAGTCGTGGCTCCCAGACGACACGGAGCCGTTCGGCCCCCCGCCGGTATCCACCAGCTCTGTCCTGACGCGGCGCTACGTGCGCAGCACGAGCCGCAGCGCACTGTCCGCGCTCTTGGCCGTCTGCCACCGCATACGCCACCAACTCGCCAAGACGCGACGCGTGCTTGTACGCCAGAGCGAAGCACTGCTGCTGAACTTTCACCACGTTCGTATGTTACTGGGTTAGACGCGCTGTCCCAGCCTTCCCCCTTCGCCCTACCATGGGAACATTAAAAGCGAAGTCGCAAATACACAGACCGAAACTCGCGTGTCTCTTGAATCTTTCAAACGTTTATTGCGGCTGACTTTCTAGCGCGCGCCGGCTCGATGTGGCGGTGGGAGAAAGGGAGGTTCTAGAAGAGAGGAGCGGCCTCTTCACGGCGCGGCCGTAGGCGTGAAGGGAGAGAACGTGCGCTTCAATCCAAAGGTAGGCCGCAACCAGGAAGCCGGGTCCGGCGAGGCGAACATCGGCTGGGGGGCCAGCGTGTTGTTGGCATGCGCGTTGTACAATTGGGTGAGGGCTCCGGCGAGGCCGCGGACGTACGCTTGGGCCGCGGCCGCGTTTCCTCGAGGATGTGGGTGCTGCGCGTCTATGGGCGCGGTAGAGTTGACGGCGCGAATAATGTCTCGCAGTTCCATGGCTCCGACTGCGCGAGCGCTGATAGAATCTGGGTGGCTGAAGTTAACCGCAGCCATCTCGCGCACACGACTCTATCGCCCGGCTCTCCGGCGGAGGTAGCGTTAAGGGGCGAGGCGCGCTCGTCGGCGCGCGATTTCGGTCGCGCGGACGAGAAGAAGGCGATGCCAGAGAGAGGGTTTAGCCGCGACCACGCGCTACGAAGGCGCCAGCGAGAGTGGCGCTTCGAAAGCCGAGCTCGCGTCTTTATGCCCTGGAGGCCCACAGCCAATAGGAAGCGGCTACCCACGCCACCGCCGCCCCCGCCGCCAACCACGGCGGGATGAGACGCGGCCGACACACCAGGCGCCAGATCCTCCGACCTAACCCCGCGACCGCGCTCTCCCGCGGCTCGCTTCTCGGTTCCGCACCCGCCGCTAGCGCAGAGAGCCTCGCGGGCTCTTCGCGCCTAAGGAGTTCGGAAGGATCGCGCCGTTTGCGCGCTTCCGAAGACTGTTGGCGTTCGACGGCCTGCTCGGTGGCTCGGTACAGGAGGCGTCGCATGCGCCCGGCGTCTTCCGGACCCATGAACCTGAAAGCCAGCTGCACGCGCGGCATGCGCACGAAACAGTGCACCCACATACACGCCATCATCGGGCGCGTGTCGAGCCCGGCGCGCTTCTTGATGGCGTCTAGGTCCGAGAGCGCCAGACCCGTGGTCTCCGTAGAGTGGAGAATCACGTTGTTGTGGTCGGCGGTCACCGGGGCGCCGGGAGCTCCCGAGGGTTGCGAAAAAAATCCTTGAAAGAGAACCGAGACCCCCGTGTTCTGCACGCGAAGGTAGGGGTCGCACGGCGCTTCGGCCCAGTCGCTCATGAGCCGCAGCACGTACTCGATGGGGAACGAGTCGTCCGCGCCGTCCTGCCCGTTGAACTGGAACACGCACCTGGACGGGGGGTTGGCGGGAGAGTACGGACCCGGATCGCACTCCCATCCGCGGAGCGACGCAGGCACGACCATACGAATGCGCTGCAGAAGCGCTTCGCACGCGCCCGCTGCGCGCTGCTGGCGCGTGCGCGGCCCGTCGTGAAACAGCATGGCTATCGCCGAACGCCGCTGGGGTAGCTTCGAGCTAGGGGGAATGGAGCCGGAGCGGGCCGGGGTCTTGGTGGCGATGGGAAAAGAAGGAGAAGAAAACCCCAAAGAAACAACCGCGAGCCTCTCAGCTTCGGAGGATCTGGTGCAGGTCTAAGAACCTGTTGATGACCGCCGCGAAGCGCTCTCGCTTGCGAGCGAGGAGCTCGGCGTGGACGCAGGCGGCCCCGGAGTCCGTCTGGCGCTCCGGGGGGCCGTCCGACGGTTTTATACCGTCTCCATACGTCAGGAGGGAAGCTAAGCGCCGCGTCCGAGACAGATAGTTTAGTTTGCCGTCGGTAGTAGGAAACACCACGTCGAGCTCTGTCGGGGTAAGGTCTTCGAACCACACGCCCTCGTTCGCGATCCGCTCAGCGTAGCGCGCCTCGAGCTCGTCTAGCGCGTCTCCGGCCAGTTCTTCGCTGGGAACCAAGAGAGACCCGGTCGGTCTCGCCCGCCGCGCCCGGCTGCCTTCCGAACAGTCAGCGTGCGTTCTTCTCGCCTCGGCAGCCCCCGACATGGCTAGCTTCAAGGGGTTCTCCGCACCACAGACGCCCAAACCGACCCCACTGAGCGCGGGATGGAACGCGGGCGCCTTTAGCCGGCCGTACGTAGCGTTCGACGCCCGTCTCCTCGCTCTGAACAACAGTCTGTGCGGCGAGCTGCTCACGGCGTGTCATCTGATAGGGGTGCCTGCATCCGAGGTGACCGACGCCGACGTCGTCAGCGACTGCATGGTCTCCGGTCAGACCACACCCGCGTACCCTCCTCCTAGCACACGGCCGCACCCCTTCGCCACCGCTCCGACCCCCGCCATCGCGCCTCGGGACGCAGATGCGGTAGGTGTGGCCGCGACCGGCACCAGAACCAGGGCTCTCGACCTGAGTCCGTTCGTAGCCGTCGCCGGTGACACGTTTGCCCTAGACCGCCCGTGTCTGGTGTGTGGCATCGTCGAGCTGTATAAGCGGCGCTTCGGCCTGACGCCGCAGTGGGCGGCCGACTACGCGTTTCTGTGCGCCAAGTGCATGGGGGCGCCCCACTGTGCCACCAGCACGTTCATCGCGGCGTTCGAGTTCGTGTACGTTATGGACTACCACTACCTGGGCTCGCAGGGCGCCACGCTGGTGGGATCTTTTAACCGGTTCGCACTCACCGTCAACGACGTCCACCGCCACTTCTTCCTCCACTGTTGCTTTCGTACGGACGGAGGCGTTCCTGGGAAAGGGTGGCGGCCCAGCGGGACTGCCGCGGCGCCGGTGTCCGCGTCGGCGTTTGGCGCCGCGGCGGCCACCGTCGCGCCCGCGCCCACGGGCGCGGGCGCCCCGAAAGTGATGTATTCCAATTACTCTTTCCTCGCGCAAGCCGCCACGCGAGCGCTCTTCGATACGCTCGGCGTGGCTCCGGGGGAAGCCGACGCCGCGCCCGGAGCCCCCGCGCGCCAGCTTGGGCGCGCTCCCCCCGCCTCGCTCACCACGGCGCTCATGAACTGGAAAGACTGCGCGCGGGCTATGGACTGCACCGAGGGTCGTAGGGCGGGCGCCGGGCACTGCTGCGCCAGGGCCACGGCTCGCAACGCTGAGTTCGAAGCGGCGGCGAGCGCCTCCCCGGGAAGCGCCGGTGAGGAGACGTGGGGGTACGCCGACCTGGCGCTGTTGATGCTGGCCGGGACCCCCGCGCTCTCCGAGCCGTCGGCGACCACACGCGCGCTGGTCGACGCCCGCACGCAGGCCGTCTGCGAAGCGTGGGAGCAGGGACGGCGAGACCGCGAGCGCGACGTCGCGCCGCGGTTCGTGCAGTTTGCCGAAACCAAAGCCGAGCCCGACGTGTCCGCCGGCCCGCTCGCGGCCACCGTCTTCAAGCACGCTCGGGCTCGAGGCCGCACCGGCGGTGAGTGCCCGCTGTGCAACCTGCTGGTCGTGCGCCCCTACTGGATGGCTCTGCGGCGACTCAAGCGCGACGTGTTGTCGTACTCAGAGAACAACGCCAGTCTGTTCGACTGCATCGCTCCGGTCTTGGACGGGTGGGGCGAGTCCGGACCCGGGGGCGCGCTGAACGACGGAGGCCGTTTCGCCGGCATCTTGCGCTCCGCCGGCATCGAGGGCGTGTACAAGCACTTATTCTGCGACCCCATGTGCGCCGTGACCGAGGTCGACGTAGACCCCTGGGTGCTGTTCGAACACCCCACGGACGCCGCCCCCAACGCGCTGGCGCTGCACAAGGCCAAACTCGCCTGCGGCAACCAGTTCGAGGGGCGGGTCTGCGTGGCGCTGCGCGCGTTGGTCTACACCTTCAAGACCTACCAGGTATTTGTCCCCAAGCCGACGGCCCTGGCCACATTCGTCCGCGAAGCCGGCGCTCTGCTCAGACGTCATGCGCTCTCCCTCGTCTCGCTCGAGCACACAATCAGCACTTACGTATGACGGCCCCCGCCTCACCCACCGCCGCTCCACCCATCGGCGGTCGACGCGCCGCCGCCGGACGCGCGACCGCTCCGGCTCCCCGTCCTCGCGCGACTCGAGCGAGGACCGCCGGGGCGACGCGCGCCTGCACAGCTTGGCGCGGTGGGGCGGCGCCAGACGCCGCCCCACCGCGTGCGCTCGAGAGCGCGAGCGATACAGGGGCGTGTTCGCCGCCCTCGCTCTGACCCCCTCAGACGAGATCGCCATCGTGCGCTCGCTGTCGGTGCCGCTGGTCAAGACCACACCGGTGACGCTGCCTTTCGATCTGGGTCAGACGGTGGCCGACAACTGCCTGTCGCTGTCGGGCATGGGGTACCACCTGGGGATCGGCGGCAGCTGCCCCGCGTGCGCGGCCGGCGACGCGCGGCTACCCAACACCAGCCGCGAGGCGCTCATTCTGGCCTACGTCCAGCAGATCAACACAGTGTTCGAGCACCGCGCCTTTTTAGCCTCGCTGCTCGTCCTGGCCGAGCAGCGCGGAGACCCGTCCCCGCAGGAGCTGCTGGGCGCCGTCTTGCGACAGCCCGAGCTGTTTTTCGTGCACGCCATACTGCGCGCCGGGGGAGCCTGCGACCCGCGCTTGCTCTTCTACCCGGACCCCACTTACGGGGGGTACATGCTCTACGTCGTCTTCCCGGGCACTTCGACCCACCTCCACGCGCGCATCATCGATCGCATGCTCGGCGCCTGCCCCGACTACGGGTTCGTAGCGCACGTGTGGCAGGCCACGTTCGTGTTAGTGGTGCGGCGCAACGGAGAGAGACAGACCGACGCGGACATCCCCACGGTCTCGGCGGCCGACATTTATTGTAAGATGCGGGACATAAACGTCGACGGGGGCCTCATGCTAGAATATCGAAGGCTGTACGCAACCTTCGATGAGTATCTACCCCCGTAGACCCGGCGCCGATCTGAGCGAACCCGGCGGCCCGCATGCGGGCCGCCAGCTCTGCTTCTGCGTGCCACACTTCCGGAATAAAGCGCTTGAACAGATTTTCCGTGATCTTGGTGTTATTTCCAAACAGCGCCTTGAACGTCACGCCGGCCGCCCCCAGCAGATGGGAGAAGTAGTAGTCGGTGTTGAGGGGGATGCCGTGGGCGATGACGTGGGCCGGGTGTTCGGCCAGCTCCGACACCAGGAGCTTCCTGCGTTGCTTGGGAGCGGGCGCGCCGTCGCCATCGTCGCATTTTCTCTTGCGTGGCGCGGTTGACCACAGGGCCTCGGCGTTTTCCGCGGCCTCCTCGACCGCGCGGGTCTGGGCCACGATCACGTAGGGGATGCGGTCTTTGACCGAGGGCACCTCCTCGCGCCGCGCCATCAGCTTGTGGTACACGGTGAGGTGGGGCAGCCGCTTGTTGGCGTACGCCTCGGGGGGCCGGCTGAGCTCGGCCGTGAGCACGAAGTCGTTGACGTCGAGGCCGGGGTCGGTGATCTGACGGTGGGCGTCTACGAGCACCGTCCCGAAGGCGGCCAGGCCCTCGGGGAGCGGCCTGGCCAGCCACTCCTCTGGCGCGCGGGAGGCCAGGGAAGCGGCCGCGCGCGCCACGGACTCGTCGTAGAACAGCAGGTCCACCAGCGCCCGCGAGGTTCTGTTGATGAAGGCGCAGTTGTTCTTGCGCACCAGGTCGACGCCCTTTATCAGCATCTTCCCCCCGTGGATGAGGCCTATGTACTTCTTCTTTGTGATGAGCAGCAGCTTGGAGAAGGTCTTCTCGCACTCCAGCTTGATCGGCGGCACGAAGAGCGCGCGCGAGATGTGGCTCGCCATGCGGTCGCCCATCTCGGTGAGACCCTGGGCGGAGAGCCCCCTGCAGAGCACGAAGATGGAGTCCGTGTCGCCGTAGATGATGCGCGCCGAGTACTCGTCCTCCGTCCGCATGCCGGCCGCCTCGGGAAAGTCGGCCTCTAGCGCCGCACGCGCGCCCCACCGCGCGTGCACGTACTCGCGCGTCGCCAGCAGCATGTCGCGCCCGATCGTCGTCACCGTGGCCGCGACGGGCAGGCACGGCAGCAGCCCGTGCAGCACGCCAGTGAACCCGTACACGGAGTTGCAGACCACCTTGATGGCGGCCTGCTGCTTGTCCAGCAGCACCGCCTCCTCGGGCGTGCTCTGGGGTATGCGCGCGCGAATCTGCTTGCGCATCGCCAGCCAGTCGCGCAGCAGCACGCTGAGCAGGCTCTCGCGCACGTGGGCCTTCACGAAGAAGAACTTCTGCGCGCTCACCTCGATCTCCAGGTAGTCGTCCCCGGCTCGCAGGTGCGACACGGCCGCGGGGTCCAGGGAGAGCGTGCTGAAACACAGGTTGTGTGCCTGTATTATGCTGGGGTACAGGCTGGCGAAGTCGAACACCACGACGGGGTGCACGTGAAAGCCCGCCACGGGGTCCAACACCTTAGCGCCCTGATAGCCCACTTGGCGCCCCCCGCCCCCTTCCTTTTTACTCTTGTTATCGCGAGAGGAGGCGAGCGGGCGCTCGCCGTCGCGCGCGTGAGGCTCGTCTCCTACGGCGGCCGAGTCGGCGCTTAGATCCCAGGGCGCGTCTTCGGGCGGATCGCCGTCGTCTCCGGGGGCACCAGGAGAGACCACCTCTACGCCACCCCCGCCGGACGCCCGGTCCTCTTCCTCCGGCCGTCCGAACCGCCCTCGGCTGTCCGGTAGAACGAAGCCGCGTTGGCCGGCCAGCCGGAGCAGGCACGTGTACACGCGGACCTGCTGGCCGTCGTATATGGTCCTCACGAGGTTAATCCCGGCCAGGCGCGCAACGGCAGCCAGCTCCAGGTGCGGCAGGTACTTGAAGAACAGCTGCCCCACGAGCAGCGAGTCTTGGATGCAGTACTCCCCGATAACGCCCCGCGGGCCCGGGCCCGCGGCGTAGAAGCGGGGAATGTCTTTGTAGCCGAGGTCCTTTTTGCGGTCGCCCAATACGGCCTCGGCTACCGCGTCCAGCTTGTAGCTGGACAGCTTGACCTTCTCCCGCACAATCGCGTACATGTCCACGTTGACCATCCCGTTGATCTTGGCCTTGCTGCGCTTTTGAAAGTGGCTGCTCCCGATGTCCCAGACCCGAAAGGCGCCGCGGGCGTTCAGGCGGCCGTAGCCGCCGAGCGGCGTCTCGTACACCGAGGTCATCTTGGTGATGAGATAGGGCCAGTCGAAGTTCACGATGTTGTATCCCGTGGCGAACTCGGGCCCGTACTGCTTCACGAACGTGAAGAACGCCAGCAGCAGCTCGAACTCGCTGTCGAACTCGAGCACGACGGGCTCCGGCAGCCCGCGGTCGCGCCACGTCTCTAGAAAGGCCTCGGGTAGATCGCAAGAACCCAGCGAGAACAGTAGCGCGTGCTCTAGCGCGTGCGTGGACAGGTCGTACAGCAGACAGGAGATCTGGATCACTAGATCCTCCCGGTGCTCGGCGACCGGGAAGGCCAGCTCGTCCTGGCCGCCCGCCTTGCATTCTATATCAAAGCACATGAGCTTGTAGCCGGGGAGGCCGGATCTATCGGGCTCGCATTCGAGGTCGTCCGCCGTGCAGTTGACCTCGACGTCGCTCGAGGCAACGAAGTCCGCAGGCGCGCGCGCCTGCGGACGCGCCCCATCGCGGAAGCGATACCAGCCGAAGGTCACGAAGCCGCGGTTGTCTAGCACGAACCGCGTGGTCGCGTCCACGCTCCCCTCGTACTTCTTGACCCCCGGGCAGAAGTTGTCGCACAGATACGAGGCGGCGCGTCCGCTGCCTACGCGCACGCGGTAGTAGAGCGCGCGCGGCGTTTCGTAGTAATACACGTCGGCCTTCTCGACGACGTCGATGTCGAAGCAGTCGGCCGAGACGCCCTGGAACCCGGCCGCGGCAGACTCGCGCAGCGCTGCGGCTATGCGCTCTCCCAGTTCGCGCGTGGTGCGACACCCGGTCTCTCGGTCGACGTCGGCCTTGTTCATGTAAAAATACGGCTTGACGCCGTACACGTGGACCGCGACGCGCCGCCCGTCCGCCGTCATGCCTAGTAACGTCACCACCGTCCCGACGGGGGACACGGACGCGATAAAGCGCTCGTGGAGGCGAGCGCCGTCGCGAGCCGTCTCCGTCGTCTCGATGATGTCGTACACGTGAAACGCGTCCGGGCGCGGGCTCGGCGTCGAGCCCGCGCCCGGACCGCTGTCGAAGGTGCCCCAGATGCGCATGCGTCTGGGCCAGAAGCTCCCGGAAGGCTCCGGGGCCAGCACGTCGCGCTGGTCTCCCGCGCAGTACACCTGCGGCGATCGGCGGAGGCGGCCATCGTGTACGCCCTTGCGCCTCTCCTCGGGTACGTCCTCGTCCAGACACCTGGGGGCGATAAAAGAAAACTCCTCCCACGACGTGTGGTACGCGTTTTTAGCCCGGGGGGACGGCCGGCTTTCCCCGTCCCCTCTGGGGTCCGCGGCCGGGGTTCCCCTCCGCGCGTTCAGGTAGGGGTTGAAAAAGTTATGGCGGACGATAGCCGGTGCCGATCCAGAGGCGGGGGGCGACGGATGAAAAAATCCACGAGCCGCGTGATGCGCTCGGGTCGGCGATACGGCCGGCGATGTCATCGTAGCCCCCGGAATCGGACGCGAAGAATGGGCGATCGTGTACGGATCTCGCCTCAGTCGCGCGTCATCGTTCGCGTTACCGGTCTCGGTCTCGATCTCGTCGCGTTTCTCGTCTTCCTGCTTCTGGGGTCGCTGAGCAGTGCCGCGGTGGTGGTGCGGTCTCCCGTCGTAGGGGAGAGACCTGGAGAACGGAAAGCTCCGGTCGGCGGTTTTATGTGTTATCTCGACCGAACCGTCCCGCCTCCTTTTCCTCACCGCGCCCCTCCTACGAGGCAGTGTCTCGCTAACGAGGCCACGCCTCTGGCACCGGCGCCGCACACGCGCATGCTCACGGAGAGGCACTGGGCCATATTAGGCGGAGCTCGAATGGACTATAGGCGTGGTTTACAGGTCACATGGCAGCATACTCCACCTACATTCTGGCCAGAAGCCAACGTTTGACGGACGAGTGAGGACACGCCAGTGTCCGCACTCGGACCTAATAATATATATTATTAGGTCCGAGTGCGGACACTGGCGTGTCCTCACTCGTCCGTCAAACGTTGGCTTCTGGCCAGAATGAGAACACCGGTTTATTGGAAACTATCGGTAATGTGATGACGGCCTAGTTTGTGCCGAACACACCAAACATACGACTCACCAGTGCTGCGATCAATATCTGGCTCGGAGCCAGGGTAGGCGGGATACTGGGCTGGGTTACCACAGAGAGGCTTATAAAAATAGTCCTAGCTCTCGCTTCTGATCTCAGAGCGTCTGGTGGCTAGTACTCGACGGCTGCTCTCCTCTTTCCCCCTTTTTTCCTTCCCTCCCTGCCTCTTTTTATTTAGTTTCTTTTTTAAACTTCCCCCCTCACTTTTTCCCCCCCTTTTTTATTACAAGATACCTTGGTTCGATTTAATTCGCTTAATATCGCTGCAATGGAGACAAAACCCAAGACGACTACCGTCCAGCTAAACCCTGGGCCTATAGGGTACGTATACGCTAGAACCGCCGGCTTCGACCGCCTCGAGGAGCTCGGGCTCCTCTCGGCCCGGAGCGCCGACAGCGACACCGCGGTCGTGCCGCTCGTGGCAGGACTCACCGTCGAAACCGGCTTCGTTTCGAACGTGGCTGCCGTCGTCGGATCGAGGACCACGGGCCTCGGGGGAAGCGTTACGCTGAAGCTCATGCCGACGCACTACTCGCCCTCTGCGTACGTGTTTCACGGCGCCCGCCATCTCAGCCCCAGCAGCCTCGCCCCTAACCTCGGGCGGCTGTGTGCCCAGGCTCGCGCGCGGTTCGGGTTCTCGGCGTACGAGCCTAGATCCGCCGACCCCAAGAACGAGACGACGGGCGACGCGCTGTGCCAGATGTTGGACCTGGACCCCGATGATGCCATCTTGTATTTGGTAGTGACTCACGCCTTCAAGGAAGCGGTGTACCTGTGCAACGCGTTCTTGCACTTCGGGGGCACGGAGACCGTCTCTATCGGAGACGGCTCTGCGACGCGCGTGCCCCTGTACCCACTGCAGATGTTCACGCCGGACTTCACGCGCGTCCTGACGGAGCCCTTTAACCGCAACCACAGGTCCATCGGCGAGGATTTCGAGTACCCCTTGCCGTTTTTTAACCAGGACCTGTGTCGTCTGCTGTTCGAGTCCGTGGTGGGCCCCGCCGCCGTGGCTCTGCGCGCGCGCAACGTGGACGCTGTGGCTCGCGCTGCCGCCCATCTGGCGTTCGACGAGAACCACGAAGGCGCGGCTCTACCGGCAGACATGACCTTCACGGCCTTCGACGCTGGCAGCAGTGGGGGCGGACAGGGAGGGGCTGCCCAGAGCAGCAGCCGAGGGCGCGCGGGAGACGGCGCCAAAGCGACGCCAGCCGGGGGCTTCGAGCGGCGCCTGGCGTCGGTGATGTCAGCCGACGCCGCCCTGGCGTTCGAGACCCTGTTGGCCACGGCCGTCTTTGACGAGACCCCCACGGACATCGACGCCTGGCCCATGCTCGAGGGGCGAGATTCGCCCCGGGAACGCGCTAGCGCCGTCGGCGCCTACCTGGGCCGCGCGGCAGGGCTCGTGGGCGCCATGGTGTTCAGCACCAACTCGGCCCTGCACATGACAGAAGTAGACGATGCCGGCCCCGCGGACCCCAAAGACCCATCCGCCCCATCGTTCTACCGGTTCTATCTAATCGCAGCTCCTCACGTTGCCGGGAATCCGCAGGTCGACCGAGACGGTCGGCCGGTTCCGGGCCAAGAAGGGAAGCCGACGGTCCCCCTCAACGGCGGGCGCGGGGGAGGCGGCGGAGGCAACAACGCCGCCGCCGAATTCTCCCACGACCACCTGGCCATGGCGTGCGGCTTCTCCCCGGCGCTTCTCGCCAAGATGCTGTTCTACCTAGAGCGCTGCGACGGCGGCGCGATCGGCGGGCGGACCGAGTTGGACGTGATTCGCTACGTGAGCGACACGAGCCAGGCGGACGTGCCGTGCGACATGTGTGCGGTAGACACGCGACATGCGTGCGCCCACACCACCATGCTGCGCTTGCGCCAGCGCCACCCGCGCTTCGGCGGATCTCCCCGCGGGGCCATCGGAATATTCGGCACCATGAACAGCGCCTACAGCGACTGCGACGTGCTGGGCAACTACGCGGCGTTTTCGGCCCTCAAGCGACCCGAGTCCAACGACTCGGCTCGCGCGGTCATGCAGGACACGTACCGCGCGTCCGCCGAGCGCGTCATGGCCGAACTCGAGCAGCTGCAGTACGTCGAGCCCGGGGTTCCCGCGTCGCTGGCGCGCCTGGAGTCCATCGTGACGAGCCGCGAGGCGCTGCGGACCGTGCTCGACAACGTGCGCCAGATAGTCGAGCGCGAGGTGGACCAGCTGATGCGGAACCTGGTGGAGGCGCGCGACTACAAGATCCGCGACGCCATCCTCGAGGCTAACCACGCCATGTCGCTGACGCTCGACCCGTACTCCTGCGCCCCCTGCCCGCTGCTGCAGCTCTTGGTGCGGCGGTCGAACCTGGCGGTCTTCCAAGACTTGGCCCTCAGCCAGTGCCACGGGGTGTTCGCGGGGCAGTCGGTAGAGGGCCGCAACTTCCGCAACCAGTTCCAGCCCGTCCTGCGCCGGCGCGTGATGGACTTGCTCAACGGCGGGTTTCTTCCGGCGCGCACGCTCACGCTGGCGCTGGGCGACGGAGCCATCTCGGCCCCCGACCTGCGCAAGAGCCAGAGCGCACCTCCGGCCGTCGACTTCGAGGGCGACCTGGCTCGCGTGAGCTTCGATCTGCCTCGAGAGATGCGCGTGAAGAGCCGCGTGCTGTTCGCCGGCGCGAGCGCGAACGCCTCGGAAGCCGCCAGGGCGCGCGTGGCGAGTCTGCAGGCGCTGTACCAGCGACCGGAGAAGCGCGTCGACATCCTCCTGGGGCCCGCCGGCTTCCTCCTGAAGCAGTTCCACCAGGTGCTGTTCCCCGGGGGCAAGCCCCCGGGTTCGGATCAGCCGAACCCTCACTGGTTTTGGACCTCGCTGCAGCGCAACCAGCTCCCCGCGCGTCTCCTGACGCGGGACGACATCGACCTGATCGCGTACGTGAAGCGCTTCTCCACGGAATACGGCGCCATGAACTACATCAACCTCGCGCCCAACAACGTGAGCGAGATGGCGATGTACTACATGGCTAACCAGATCCTGCGGTACTGCAACCACTCTACGTACTTCATAAACACCCTCACCGCCATCTTGGCGGGGTCCAGACGACCACGTGAGCTCAGCGCGGTGGCGCCGTGGTCTGACCGCGGAGGCGCGGCTTTGGAGACGAGCGCGCGAGCCATCGTGGCGTCTGTGGACGACTACCCGGGGGCGTGGACTTCGGTCTTCGCTAGCTGCAACCTGCTTCGGCCCGTGATGGCCTCGCGCCCTATGGTGGTGTTGGCGCTCAGCATCAGCAAGTACTACGGCATGGCCGGGAATACGCGGGTGTTCCAAGCGGGCAACTGGGCGAACCTGCTGGGCGGCAAAAACGCGTGCCCGCTGCTGCTGTTTGACCGGACGCGCCGCTTCGTCCTCGCGTGCCCCCGCGCCGGCTTCGTGTGCAGCGCGGCGGCGTTCGCGGGCCAGGCCCGCGAGAGCTCGCTCTGCGAACAGCTGCGAGCCATAGTGGCCGAGGGCGGCCCCTCGGTCGCCAGCTCTGTGTTCTCGGCGGCCGTTAAGGCTCTGGGGGCCAGGACGGCGCAGCTCCAGGTGGAAGACTGGCTGGCGCTGACGGAGGACGACTACCTGAGCGAGGAGATGATGGAGTTCACGCGACGCACCCTTTTGCGAGGCGACGGCGAGTGGTCCGCCGAGGCGGCCGCGGAAGTAGCGCGCGAGGCCGAAGCGCTGGTCACGCAGGCGGCCGGTGGTGACGAAGAGGTGTTTAACTTCGGGGCGTGCGACGAGGACGACGAGGCGGCGCTCGCGTGCTTCGCCGGAGGGGAGCCCGGGGCGAGCGGCGGCGGGGCGGCGCTCGCCGCCTTCGCATCCCCCGCCGGCTCGAAGAAGCGCGCTATGCCGCGAGAGGACCTATTTGGCGAAGGTCCGGCCGAAAAGCGAGGCGCTCTGACGTTAGATATGCTCTGAGGCAGACGCGACGGCCACGAGGAGAGGATGGACGGCCGGAACTATCTAGAGCACACGCGGTGGGGTTGTTTTGTAAATAAAAATACACGTGGTATGCTAATTACTAGCGTCGTCTGTTTTCTTCCCCTCTTCGCCGCGAGCACTGTGTAGTCTGGCCTCTGCGGTCGGCGTGGGCAGAGAAACTCGCGTCGGTGACGGTATCCGGCGCGGAGACATGTTTCTGCGCCGGGCGTCGCGTGACCGCACGACTCCGAGTGGGGCGAGAGCGAGCTCGCCCGTCCGCGGCGGCTCTGCTGCCGCAGCGGACGCACGCGAGCTCTCGCACGCGGCCCTCGCGGCGCCACGCCGATCTGCGGCGCTGCAGAAACTGCTGGCGCTCGTAGGACAGGTGCAGACGTACACGTTTCAGATAGAACTGCTGAAGCGCTGCGACCCGCGCGTGGGCGTGAGGAAGATCCCTCCCCTGAAACATAACGCGCTGCAGGTCAGGGTGCTGACGCGCCGGCTGCGACCCGGGCTCGTCGCGCAAGCGGACGCGTTGGTCACGCCCGCGTCTCTGATCCTGGACTTGTCCCTGGCGTACGCTCGCCGCGAAGGCGAGCGGTTGCTAGCGGAGCTGGAAGCGTTCGCGGCCGTCGCGGCGTCAGGAGACGCCGCGGAGGACGAGATCAGGAAGTTTTTCGCGCGGACGATGAGTCTGTCGGGCCCGTGCGCGCACCACCACCGCGTGCACCTAGAGACGTACGGAGGGGGCGTAGACATGGAGCTGTGTTTCCTGCACGACGCGGAGAACCTCCTGAAGCAGATAAACTACTGTCACCTCATCACGCCTCCGGCCGAGGCCGCGGTGGCACTGGAGCGGGTCTGGGAGTTTCTGTCCGAGACGGTGGGCGCGGGGTTCGTGGTCCCCCCCGAGATAAGCGACCCGAGTCACCCGTGTTCGGTCTGTTTCGAAGAGCTGTGCGCTACGGCCAACCAGGGGGCGTCCTTAGCGCACCGCCTAGCAGATCGGAGCTGCGACCACATCACGCAACAAGCCCGCGTGCGCCTGGATGACGGAGAGATCGCGCGCTACCTGCCTCACGCGGCAGGCGTGTCGGCGGCCGCGCGGCGTCGCGCGGCCGCCGTGCTGGAGCGCGCCTCGGCCGCGCCCGACGGTAGCTCGCGTCGCGACCGAGGCGACGCGTGCGCAGCCGCGACGCTAGCCGCGAGCGACGCGCTCCTGGAAGAACATCACGTGTTCCGAGCCGCGTCTCGCGGTCTGTACGCCGTGAGCGAGCTGCGGTTCTGGCTGGCGTCCGGAGACCGCAGCTGCGCGTCGACGATCGACGCATTCGTCGACAACTTGACCGCCCTAGCGGAGCGAGAGGCGCGGCAAGAGGTGTCCATGGCGGCCGTGGAGATGGCTCTGTTTGGACGCAGCTGCGACCATTTCGACCGAGCTTTCGGCCGCGAGCTGGCCACCCTCGACACGGTAGACGCGCTGATGGTAGGCGGACAGGCCAGCTCTCCCGACGACCAGATTCAAGCGCTGATCCGGGCTTGCTACGACCACCACATGTCCGCGCCGCTCATCCGCCGCCTGGTCGACCCCAGACAGGGCGACGAGGAGGCCCTCCGTCGGGTCCTGATGCAGCTCGGTCGCCGACCGCAGCGCCCCAGAACCGGCGGCGAGCGCGGGGGGGACGCGTCGGGCGAGGGGGCGAGCCGCGCCGAAGACGCCGGCGCCGAGGAAAGTCCGAGAGACGACGAGGCCTCGGGCCTCCCCGGGGAGTCCGACCGCCGCCGGCCCGACGCGATTGCCGAGACGGGAGGGGCCGCTTGGGCCGAGGTCGCCGCGCGCGCGTCCGAAGACGCGCGCGAGCGCCGCCGCCTGTACGCCGATCGCCTCACCAAGCGATCGTTAGCCAGCCTGGGGCGCTGCGTCCGCGAGCAGCGCGGCGAGCTGGAGAAGATGCTGCGCGTGAGCGTGTACGGGGAGCTGCTCCCGGTGACGTACGCGGCCGTATACAACGGCTTCGTGGCCAGGCGCCGGTTCCGCGACGGGGTGGCGGCGGCCGGCACGGTCGTCGACAACCGGTCCGCCGCCGAAACCTTCGACGCGCACCGGTTCATGCGCGCCTCGCTGCTGCGACACCAAGTCGACCCCGCGATGCTACCCAGCCTCACGCACAAGTTCTTCGAGCTGGTCAACGGGCCCATGTTCGACCACCACTCGCACAGCCTAGCACAGCCCCCCAACACCGCGCTCTACTACAGCGTCGAGAACGTCGGCCTCCTGCCTCACCTCAAGGAGGAGCTGGCCCACTTCATGATGGCGCCCGGCGGGGGGTCTCGCGGTGCCAAGGGGGTTTCCAAGGGCGGGGCCGCAGATTGGGCCGTGAGCGAATTCCAGCGGTTTTACTGCTTCTGCGAGAGCTCGGGGATCACGCCCACTCAGCGCGCGGCGTGGGGATATATACGAGAGCTTATTGTGGCCACGACGCTCTTCGTCTCGGTCTTTCGGTGCGGGGCGGTCGAGCTCCGCCGGCCCGACCACGCCCGTCCCGACCCCGAGGGCGTCTATCGATACCCTCCGGGCCTCTATCTCACTTACGACTCAGAGTGTCCGTTGGTCGCTATAGTCGAGAGCGACCCTGAGCACCGGATCACCGACCGTACCGTCGTAATCTACGACAGGGACGTCTTCTCTATCTTGTACTCCATCCTGCAGCACCTCGCCCCGAAGCTCTTGCGGCGCGACGAGAGTCCGGCCGATTGAGCGGCCATGGCGCCTCCGGCCGCCAAGAGCCGCGCGTCGCGCGTCGCCCCGCTGACCTCGCTGGTGTCGATGCTCGCGGCGGCCGCGGCGGCCGTGGCGCTGTGTGCGGCGTTCGCGGAGGCCGCCCGGGGAGTCACCCCCGTGTACTCGGATGACGCCGATGAGTCGTCCGAGAGCATCATCACGGGGGGCGCCGAGCTCCCCGGCGAAGACGCCGGGCCTCCCGGCCCCGAGCCGGGTCTGCCGGACCGACCCACCAAACCCCGCAAACCCCGGCCGGGCAGGCGCCAGCGGGCCAACAAGACGCGGGAAGACGCCCGCGCGCAACTCCGCGAGAGCGTCCGGCAGATCCGAGCCGAGAACGCCACTTCGATGTTCTACGTCTGCCCGCCCCCGACGGGGGCCACCGTGGTGCAGTTCGAAGAGCCGCGCCCGTGCCCCGACGTCGCCGCGGGTAAGAACTTCACAGAGGGTATCGCGGTCATCTTCAAGGAGAACATCGCTCCTTACAAGTTCACGGCGACCATGTACTACAAAGAGATCACGGTCACGCAGACGTGGCAGGGCAGCCGGTACCTGCAGCTGACGGGTCTGTACAACGACCGCGCCCCGGTTCCATTCGAAGAGATCACGGACGTGATCAACGCCAAGGGGCTGTGTCGCTCGGACGTGACTTACGTCCGCAGCCAGAGGCGAGTCACCGCCTACGACCGCGACGAGTGGGGGCGCGAGGTCAAGCTCGTTCCCAGCAAGACGAGCACGCCGAACAGCCGCGGTTGGTACACCACGGACCGCATGTACGCCCCCAACGCCCACGCTGGCTTCTACAAGGCCGGGACGACCGTCAACTGCATCGTGGAGGAGGTGGAAGCCCGATCGGCGTACCCTTACAGCAACTTCGTGCTCGCCACCGGGGACTTTGTGTACGTCTCTCCCTTTTACGGCTTGGGAGAAGACGCCCATCGCGAGTACAACGCGTACTCCGCCGATCGATTCAAGCAGGTCGACGGGTTTTTCCCCCGCGACTTAGACTCGGGCGAGACGGCCCCGGAGCCCGTGGTCCGCAACTTGCTGACGACGCCCAAGTTCACCATCGGCTGGGACTGGAAGCCCAAGGACCCCAGCGTGTGCTCCGTGACAAAATGGCAAGAGGTCGAGGAGATGATGCGCGCGGAGTACGGCAGCACGTTTCGCTTCACCTCCAGCTCGCTCTCCGCGACGTTCACCACTAACGTCACGCAGTACCCGCCGCAGCGCATCGAGCTCAGCGACTGCGTGGCCGGCGAGGCCCAGGCGGCCGTCGACGCCATCTACGCCCGGCGCTACAACGCCTCTCACGTGAAGGTCGGGGGGCTGCAGTACTACCTGGCCACGGGGGGTTTCCTCGTGGTCTACCAGCCGCTCATCAGCAACTCGCTAGCCGAGATGTACCTACGTGAGGCCGAGGCGAGAGCGCTCGAGCCGGCACCCCTGCCGACGACGCCCGCCCCCGAGGCCGCGGGCTCCAGGGGAACCCTGTCGACGACGCAGTCCGTGGAGTTCGCCCGCCTCCAGTTCACCTACGACCACATTCAGAAGCACGTGAACGAAATGCTCGGACGCATAGCCGCGGCCTGGTGCCAACTGCAGAACCAGGAGCTCGTGCTCTGGAACGAAGCCCGCAAGCTGAACCCCAACGCTATCGCGTCGGCTACCGTGGGCCGCCGCGTGGGAGCGCGCATGCTCGGCGACGTGATGGCCGTATCGACCTGCATCGCCGTGGCTCCGCACAACGTGATCATGCAAAACTCTATGCGCCTCCCGGCGCGACCCAAGACTTGCTACGCGCGCCCCCTGGTCAGCTTTCGCTACGCGGACGAGGGCGAGCTCATCGAGGGGCAGCTGGGCGAGGACAACGAGATCCGCCTGGAGCAGAACAACCTGGAGCCGTGTACCGTGGGCCACAAGAGATACTTCGTCTTTGGGGACGGGTACGTCTACTTCGAGGAGTATGCGTACTCGCACCAAGTGTCGCGCGCCGACGTGCCGGTGGTCAGCACGTTCGTGGACCTCAACCTCACCATGCTCGAGGACCACGAGTTCCTGCCCCTCGAGGTCTACACACGCCAAGAGATCAAGGACAGCGGGTTGTTGGACTACGCCGAAGTGCAGCGCCGCAACCAGATGCACGCGCTGCGGTTCAGCGACATCGACCACATCATCAACGACACCACCAACGCGGCCCTCATGGACGGCCTGTTCCGGTTCTTTGACGGACTCGGGGCCGCCGGACAGGCTATCGGCAAGGCGGTGCTGGGGGTGACGGAGGCGGTGATCTCTGTCGTGTCGGGGGTGTCATCTTTTCTGTCTAACCCCTTCGGGGCGCTAGCCGTGGGTCTGCTCGTGCTCGCCGGCCTCACCGCCGCGTTCTTCGCCCTGCGGTACATCATGCGCTTGCGAGCCAACCCCATGCGGGCGCTGTATCCCATCACCACACACGGGATCAAGGCCGAAGCCAAAGCTTCCCTCGCCTCGGGCGAACCAAGGAGCGGGCCGGGAGGCATAGAGGACTTTGACGAGGCCAAGCTCGAGGAAGCCCGGACCATGATAAAGTACATGACGCTCGTGTCTGCCATGGAGCGCACGGCTCACAAGGCCAAAAAGCGCGGGACTAGCGCGCGCATCAGCGCTCACTTGACAGACATGGTGCTGCGCAAGCGCAACACGGCCCGCCCGCCTTCGAGCGAGTACCAGCCTATCCTCGAGGACGAAGACGACGCTGCTGTGTAGCCGCTAGCGACGAGGCTCCGTGTGTCGCCACGCCGCTTCCCCTCCATGTGCACTTTCGTCATAATAAAACCGCGAACGTGACGTTCGCGATCTAGTCCACGGTGGTCTGTGTGGTGATCTTTGCGGTAAAGGGAGTACGTATAGGAAATAGGAATAGGAAGACTTTGCGTCCGCCGACTGCGTGCGCGATAGAGACGCGGGTCCCGTAGACAATGCAGGCTTATCTCTCCTCTTCCGGTCTCGCACACAAGGGGGCAGTAGTACATTTTAGCCAGAGAAGTTTTTGGGGGAGTGGGTTCGATTTCGTGTAAACTTTTATTAAATTTAATCGCGCTTAGCTCCCCGACCGACCGCTGACTAAAAGCGCTAAGCGCGATCCGCCCACGCGCTAGCCAGTCGCGCGCCGCAGACAAGAGACAGAGACCGTTGCTCGAGTTTTTAGTCGCGTCGCACTTTATTAGAACAAATTGAAGCCGCGGCGAGCTCGGGACGAGGGGGAAGTGTCGTCAGCAGCGGCGGTCGCCCATCATCTGGGCTACGAAAGCGTCCGACGCCCGATTGGCGTCGACGGTGACGCGCGTCGTACAGCTGGCGTTCAAGAGGTGCGGGGGGGCGTCTGCTTCTAGCGACGCGACGTCGGCCGCGTCGCCCGCCCTCGGTTCCATAGGCGCTCCGACGACCCCAACCAAGGATTGTACCGGAGCTGCGGGTGGGGCTGCGGGTAGAGCGGCGGGAACCACCTGAGCAGGGGGGGTCGTCTGAGTGACGGGGGCGCAGCTCGGCTGCGCCTGCTGGAGCTGGTGAGACGCTTGTGCTGCAGCCGCCGGAGCAAAGTAGGGCCTGGGAGTCCAGACCTGGGCCGCCGCCGACTGGGGGACAAACGCCCCGTGCTGGTACGAGCGCAGGTGCGTCAGCTCCTGCTGCAGCGATGCCACGGCTCCCACCAGCGCTGCGATAGTCTCGTTTGAGTGTGGCGTGGCCGCCGCGGAGCGCGTCGCGGTGCCGAAGCGCCGGTCGCGGCGCCCCGGCTCGCCTCCTCCGGAGCCCGAGTACTCCCCGGGGTAGTACGGCGGAGACGGGCAGCCGCGGGCGAACTCGCCGTCGTAGTCGTCGCGCTCGTATTCGCAGCGCCGTCGCTTGTGCGAGCCCCTGAGGCCGGCGCTAGAGTCCGAAGCCGGACTCCCGAGGGCCGCTCCGGCGGCCTGACGTTCTGCAGTCATAGCACCCACGAGCGCGGCGATCTGTGTCTCTAGTGGGCTGGGGCCGGCGGCGACGGGGACGGGATACGCGGCCGGAACGACCCCCCAGGGTCCGTAGCCGGCCACCCCCTGGTGGGCCGAGTATATCGGCGGAAGGTGCGGCGCTGTCGCCGCCTGGCTCGACACCAGATGGTTATAGTGAGAGGCTGGGATCCACAGGTAGCTTCCGTCCCCGGGAGGCTTTGGAAGACCGGGAGAACCGGCTGCGGATGGGTTAACAGCCATAGGTCCTGGCGCCGAAGGGACGAGAGACGGTCCGCAGTCGATACGAGGCGACGGATCGCACGGGGGAGACGGCGAAGGAAGACGAAGCGACGGTTCGTGTCGGCGCTCGCGTGCGGCTGACTCTGGCGCCTGCGTGCCGTCGGCTCTTATATGGCGCTGGTCGGCGGCGCTCTCGGCGTCTGCGCGGGGGGAGGCGTCGCTCAAGCCGAACTTGGCGCTGGCCTGCAAGTAGGTGTGGCCCGCGATCCCTGCCTGGCGCCGGCGCTCCGCCACGACGCTCCACCGGTCTCGAAGCATCATGTTGTTCACGGCGGTCGCCAGCAGCGTGCGCGTCAGCGCTCGCGCGCCCGGAGCCCAGGTGCGCTCTCCGGAGACGGCCTCCGCGACTGCGGCGTCTCGCAGCACTTGGCCGCGAGAGGCCAGTCCCAGGCGGCGGAAAGGAGCCACGGCACCCTCCATAGTGACGTCGTACGTCACGATAGTACCGAGCCTCCGGCCGATCGCGCACAGAGCGACGTGCGCGAACAGGTTCGGGCCGACCACGGGAGCGCCGCTGTCGTCGCGCCTCGTCGACAGCGAGACTGACGGCAGGTAGTTAGTGATGAGGTACAGCAGGCGCTCCTCGCGCGTGAGGGGGGGTCCGCGGCGACCGAAGATGTCGCCGCTGGCTGCCCGTTCGAGCACGTGCTCCAGCTGGCCGCAAGCCACGACCCCTAAGAAGAACGGCCCCCGGGCGTCGTTAACGACGGCGAGCACCTGTCCCACCGAACATCGCGTCTTGTGGTCGATGTTGATGGGGAGGGGTTCGGCCGGCGGGAGCGAGGCCGCTACTACGTCTGGGGCCAAGACCAACTCGGCGTCGTCGTCGCTGTCGTACAGCGCGAGAAATCCGGCCACGTACATCCGAGTCGGGTCCGTCCGGTCGACGGCACCGTCGTCTTCTCGCTCGACCGCAGACGGGGGGGTGTCGCGGTCCATGGTAGGCCCTGGCCGTTGGTATTCACCCCGCCCTGAATATCACCCTCGTTGTCTCTTCCGCTCGTCACGCGACCGTCAGGAATTGAGGAATGAACCCCAGACAGAGAAAATACAAGAGGTCGTAGTCGCTGTCGACGTTGAATGCCCCGAGGCGCTTCGGGTCGCCCGACAGCCCTATGCGCGGTTGCTGGGCGAGGATGCCCAAACCCTGCTCAAACTGTAGCGCGAGAGCGTCGTGGGCGCTTATAACCTCGCCGACCCTGGCCGCTTGGGGTCGCGGGCGGTTGCTGAGCTCGAGCGCCGTGAGGCGGACCAGCGCGGCCTGGCGGCCTCCGGACGACACGTCGACTACCCGGCGGCTGTGGTGCGCGGGTCTTCCCGCCTGCGTGTCCAGGCTGAGGGCGGCTAGACCCGGAAACAGCTGCGTCAGCTCTACGGTGGGGTCGGCCTCGTACAGAGGCAGTACGTACCCCCGGACGAGCGCTTCGAAGTTGTTGTGGCCGCTCTTGACGGCCGCGGCGTCTAGACCGCCCGAAGCGCCTTTGGCTATAGCGCCGGACGGGACCGCCCCGGGTATCAGCATGCCTATCTGAAAGCGGTTAGCCAGCCGATCAGCGTACACGTTTCCGTTGTACAGCAGGCGCTGCAGAACCAGCAAGCCGGTGATCGTGTTGACGGCAGCGCGCAGCAGCGTCTGGTCTTCCCACAAGAAGAGATTATGGCCGCGGCTGAGGAACGCGGCCGCGGCTCGGTTGACGTCGTCTTGGTGAGCGAGGCGCTCGGGGTCGACGGCCGAAGCGGCCCCGCCGGGCACGTCTCCCGGCGGGGCCGCCAAGACGCCGCGGTTGAGCAGCGCAGATACTACCGAGTGCTTGGTGAGGGCTCCGCGTTCGTACCGGCCGCCCGGGGCGGCGACCTGCGCTTTGGGCATCTTTTCTTCGCGAAAGCGGTACGTAGCCCTGCCGCCGTCGCCGGCTATAGCCGCGGCCATGGCTTCGGTGTAAGAAGGCACGTTCGCCAGCAGCTCCGCGAACGTACCGGGCGAGCGCTCGTCTCGGCGCTCGGTGGTGCGGTGAAGCAGATGCAGACACAGGGCGGCGCACTCCAAGGCGGAGTAATGGCGCTGGCCCACGTACAACCGCCCGCAAGACTGCAGCGACGACACAGCCGCGGCCATGAACGTCCGCGACATGCGGCCGTCGCGGAAGTCGGCGGTTCTGCCCGTGGCCGGATAGTCAGAGGCCGTGCGGTCCTGTAGCGTGCGGTACCAGGACCCGAAGCCCACGCCTCCGGCCGCGCCGGCGTTTCGGCTCGCGTACACCATGTACAGCATGTCGATGGGTAGATTAGAGTCGTATCGCAGCGGTGGGTCGTTGCGGGCTATCTGCACGTCTCGCGGAAGGTCTCCATCGGCGTCGCGGATCTCCGATTCACGGTCTTCCGTCGCGCGACTTTCGGACGCTGCGGCGGCGTCCGCCTCTTCCGCAGCCGCTGCAGCGGTCTCCAGCACGTCGATAGCTTCGGCTAACCCCTCGACTTGCCGCTCGATCGGGCGCAGTCGGCGGTCGATGTCCATAGGTAAGTCGCGAGCCTGCAGCGCCGCGTTCTCTAACGCGGCAGCGGCCGCAAGGCGCTTCGCTCGCTCGACGGCCAGCTGCCGCTCTGCCGACTCGCGCGCGGTAAAGACCGGCTCGGCCCACATGCGCACGGGTACGTTCGGGGTGATGAAGCTGCGGGCGTCCGCGAGGATTATGCGCTTGTGGTCCCACACCCCCACTGTCTCGAACGGGAAATGCGGGTCCATGTCAGCCGATGGCGCTGGGCAAAACTCGTCGTCCGCCGCGATAGCGCGAGGCCAGAGAGCGATTTTCTGGAGGGACAACGAGAAGACGGGAGAGACTCGCGCTTCGCGAGCGCGGCCGTCTCTGTGGCGCTGCGCGGTTTGGCGGCTTCGCCTCCCCGCTCGCCGGAGAAAAGAAGCGTGACCCCGACCTAGAAAAGGAGAGGCGAGGGGAAGACCACACACCCCGTCGGCTTAAAGCTGTATATGTCCTCGCCCTCGCGCGCCGGAGGTTTTAGCGCGTTCGTTATTAGCTCGCTAGAGCGCCTAGCCGGGGCGTCAGAGGGCGAGCGGGAAGATGGGGCTCGCCCGAGTTTTCGCCGGACCCCCCGTTCGAGGTGTTCGAGGTGCCCCCGAACGCTGTCGGTCGCCCGGCTTCGCGAGGAGCCGGAAGACAGAATAGCGCGGCGATCTTCTGCAGCACGGACGGACCCGTTGGCCGCTCGCGGAGTACCGCTTCTGTGGTGATTATCTCGTGCGGAAAGGGGGGTGGTCTGAGAGCCGAACTGGCCTCTGTGGCGCTAGCTGGCGGCTCGGGTCCCGCTCTCGCCAGAGCCGCGGTCGGGCGCTTTCTAGCACAGCGCCGGTGCTTATGTGAAGGCGCAGTAGACCTGCCGCGATCTTCGCTCGCACGCCCTCGGATAAGCCGAGTTTTTGGGGGAGCGTATGTAGACACCGCACGTAATGTGCGTACTAAGTTAGCGAGGTTCCCGGAGGCCGCGCGTGGCGCGAGGCGAGTAATGCGGGTCGCCCGCAGCGTCCTCTGGGAAATAAACAGGAGCACGGGGCAGAAGCTCACAGTGTCCGCCCCTGGGGGCGTGACGGCCAGCAGAAGGCGCAGCGAGTCGCGCAGCTGTTTCATGCCCGTGGCGCGCTGCTCGCGCTTGCTGAGGCTTTCGGATGCCGAGGCGAACTTGCAGGTCTTGATCTCCAGAATGACACACACACCCTTTGGCCCGGCGGTAGCTCCACCCTCCGAAAACTCAAACACGCAGACGCAATCTGGGCGTCGCGCGCCCAGGTCCACTTCAAAAGCTAGGCTGATGTAGGCGACGTCGCACAGACTCTTCTCTCCGAGAGAGCGCTGAAGCAGCGTCAGCACCTGCCCGGTGGTCCGCGTGGCGTTAAACGCGCGCACTTCTTTAGCGAATTCCCCGTAAAAGCGGTTGTGGCTGCGGACTCCGGCCTGAAGGATCTTTCTGCGCCTCGCGGTTCCCTCGGGAGTCGAAGCGGCCATCTCTCGCGGCACTTTCCCTATCGCCACAGAGCGGATACCGCAGTCGCGCCCGCTGTTTCAGATCTCCTTGTCCGAGCCCCCTCCACACGAAAGAAGTTCGAAAGATGTCGGGCACCGCGGGGACTTCGAGAATCCTCCGCGTGTACCTCGACGGTCCCCACGGCGTTGGCAAGAGCACGACCGCCGAAGCTCTCGTTGCTCGATGTGAGGCCGAGGCGGCCGATACGGTCTATCTCCAGGAGCCGATGGCGTACTGGCGATCTACGTTCGCGTCTGACGCGATCACCGAGATCTACGACACCCAACACCGCCTCGACTCGAACGAGATCACGGCGGCAGAAGCGGGTGCTTTTATGACTAGCCTCCAGCTGCATATGGGAACGCCTTACGCGCTGCTAGAGGAAGCTATGCGCCCTCACGTTGGGCGCGAGTTAGCGGAGCCTGATGACAACGGCCCCTTGCCGCAGAGGCGAGACTTTGTCCTGGTCGTCGATCGACACGCGGTGGCGTCCATGGTGTGCTACCCGCTGGCGCGGTTTATGATGGGTTGCGTGTCGCTGCGGTCTGTCGCGTCGCTCATATCCCACCTCCCACCGCCGCTCCCCGGAACGAACTTAGTCGTGGCCTCTCTGGACTTCCGAGAGCACGCGGCGCGGCTGCGCGCGCGCGCGCGCCCCGGAGAGCGCTTGGATCTCACTATGATGGCCGCGATACGCAACGCGTACGCCATGTTAGCGAACACGTCGCGGTACCTGCTCTCCGGAGGCGACTGGCGGCGAGACTGGGGCTCGCTGCCAGTGTTTAAACCGAGCGCGTTCGTGGCCAGAGCCGCGAAAACCGCGTACACTCTGCCGCTGCGCGACGAGCCCGGGCTCGCCGACACGCTGTTTGCCGCCTTGAAGGTACCCGAGTTTCTCGATGCGCGCGGGTATCCACGCGCGGCCCACGCGTGGACCCTGGACATCCTAGCCAACAGGATCAGAGCCTTGCGCGTCTACACGCTCGATCTGACGGGCCCACCCGAAGCCTGCGCCGCCGCTTTCCGTCGTCTGTGTGCCGGGTTAGTGTTAACCGAAGGCTCGCACCCAGGCGCGCTGTGCGAGCTCAAGCGCGCGGCGGCTGCGTACGCGCGGGAGATGTCTGTGGTGGGCTCGCGAGAGCCCACCACAGCGGAAGTCGAGAGCGCGTAGCGTCGACCGTGCCGAGCCTCGCGCCTCTCGGGGGTTCGCCCCTTTTAGCTGGCGCAGAGTAATAAACAGATCTATGATTAAACCACCCCTGGTCGGTGCGTCAGTTTTTCCGCCTCTCTGTCGAGCTTGGGCTCTTTAAAAAAGGGGGGCGGCTGGCATTCGAGTCGAGTGCGCGTCGAGCGCTCCGAGACGTGGCGTCTTCTGCGCGTATATCATATCAACCACCCGGCTCGGAGACATCGTCGCCGAGCCGGTCCCGACTCACGCGGGTTCGTACCGGGTGCGAGACAGCTCGGGTGCTAGAGCTGCCGGCGGGCAGACGTCCCACCGGAGCCCGGCGATGCTCCGAAGCACGCTTTCGCTACCTGGCCGCCCCGGGATGCTGCTGCGTCTGTGGGTCGCGTGCACCGTGGTTCTCGCGGAAGCGAAGGCCGACACACCGCCGCACCCGCTGCCGTATGACGCCGAAAGACACCTGTGGACGCCGTCGTTGGCGCGGCCCGGTGAAGTTTCCGGCGGCGGCCTCGATCCGCCGCCTTCTCTGAACCTTACGGCGACGACGGTGATCTTCGGACAGTGGTACTCGCCAGATCATATATTTTTCATGATCACTAACCAAGACTTTCCTCGCGACACCGGCCACCTGCTGTATATCCTCAAGAGCACGATGGCCGGCCGGACTCCTCCCCCGTCTTGGGGCGGCGGATCGGCCGCATTCAGCCACGGCAGCCGGAAAAGCAGAGACTTCACGCCCACCCCCGGTCTGCAACACAACCCCGCGGCCACAGCGCTGCTGCGCTCGCGCTACTTAGTAGACTACGCCGCCATCACAGACTACCACGACTTGAACGTCCCTCGGGGGGCTGACACGGCGACCCCACAGCGACCTAACGGTCGGCGACACGTTCCGCCGTGGGCCTCGGCCCACGGCGAGTCGAAGACGGGCGTGGCGGGCGCCCGCGGCGAAAGCGAGACGCGGAGACTATCTTCGGTGACAGCCGGCGAAGCGTTGAACGCTTCGACCGTCTGGCTGGACGCGCTGCAGCTCCTCCGCCCCCCTACAAGCCACGTGTACCGCTCCCCCTCGGCGGCAGTGTGGCCGGCTTATGTGTGGACTTTGGGCGAGCTGGTCGTGGGCAGCTCCGAGGCGCTCGCGCGCGCTCGATACGGGGTGGAGTTTATGAGCTTGACGCTGTCGACGCGAAACGGCACGCCGGCCGAGGTGGTGGTCGTTCCCCGCGGCGACGCGCTGTATCTGGTGGGCGAGACGCGAGACGTGTTCGCGGTCCCCGCCCCCGGACCCCCCAGAGGACCGCGATATCGCGTGCACCTGATCAGCGCCCTCTCCGAACCCGAAGACGCCGCGGCGCTAGCCGCCCTCGGCCAGGTAGCCGCGTATCCGGAAGAAAGCTTGAACTACGCGTATCACTTCTCGCGCGCATACGCGCTGTTGGTGAGGGGCACCTCTCAGGCTTGCCTAGAGGCCCAGAGCGGGGGCTCGTCTGTGTTCTGGAGGGCGGCCGGACGCTTGGGCACGGCTGGGTTTGCGTTTCTGACGTCAGCGTTAGAATCCAAGCGTGTGCCTCTCGAGGACGTGCTCGAGTTTCTCTTCCACGCGCGCGTGCTGGGCCGCTTGGTGTTGTCCGCCGCTTCTGAGTGCGGGGACGCGAGCGCTTCGCGGAAGACCGACCTACCGTTCCTGCGCGTCGGGGTCTGGGCCGCTTCTGCCCAGAGGGAGATGCGCGAGCGGTTCTCCGCCCTGGCGACGGAGCTGTCGTCCGACGAGAAGGCACCGGTGAGCGCTCTGTCGCGCGCCCTCCAACTGGCTCTGGTGTCGGACGACCCGCACGCCAGAGCGCGCGCCGCCCCCGTGGCCGTTGCGGTCGTGGATGCGGTCTACCGAGACTTTCTCGCGGGAAACTTCGTGTGGTCCCCCGCGTTAGGGCGGGCGCTGTTTTTGGCTTCGGCTACCATTCTAGCCGCTCCGGTCCCCGACCCTAAGACCACCCGAGAGGCGGCCGCGCGCCACGACGAGTGGCGCGCTCGCGCCCGGCGAGTGTTGCTGCTGAACACAGCCCTCTGTACGTCCGACGCAGCGGCGGATTCTAACTACCGCTTGCGTCGTGCGATGGAGACCAGCGACCACCAGAGCAGCCTGTTTCTCCTCCCGGACGCGTTCTCCCCGTGCAGCTACTCTCTGCGGTTCGATCTGGCGTCAGACTCGGCTATTTTCGAAGCCTTAGCGCTGGCCCACGACGGATCGGACGAGCCTTTGTCCGAAGTGCTCGGTGACACGCAACAAGTAGCGCGGGCCATGGACCACTGGACCGACCGCCGCCGGTTAGTCCGCGCGTACCTGCCGGAGACCACGCGTCGCTGCCCGCATCTGACCGAAGACATCGACCCTTTGGTCGCCATCCCCATAGCCCACAACGCGAGCTTTCTAGTGACGCGCACGCCCCCTCCCCGCGGGCGTAGCTACAAGCTAGGGGGCGTGGACGTCAAGCGGCCTCTGGTCGTCACTTATATGACAGCCGCGTGCGACCACGTCTACTCCGAAGTAGAACCCAAGCGCCTTCTCCGCCCGGAATCGCGCGCGGACGCGAGCCTGCTCGGCAGCGTCTTTCTGCGGTACACCTCGGCCGGCGAGGTCATGGCGACCCTCGTCATCGACTCGCTCGAAGCTCAGCAGCGACTCGCCGGCGAGGAGCGAGCCGGCGACGAAGAAGAGCCACGCGACGTGTTTACGTCGCTGACCCCTTCTACGGCGCTGCTGCTGTTCCCTAACGGGACTGTGGTGCACCTCCTAGCTTTCGACCGGCGACAGCAGATCGCGGTGCCCACCGCCGTTATCGTCGCCACAGTCTTGGGGGTCTTTTTTGTCGCCGGGGCGCTGGCTGGGCTGGTCAGGATCGTCTGGACGGTGACCCCTTCTCTGTGTTGGAGCAAACAATAAAAATTGGGCCGATTCGCTATCCTGTGTCGAGTGTGTCTCGGTTCTGGGGGCCGGGGCCCGCGCGTCGGGGCGCGAGCTCGCGCCCCGAGTGTCTGTGCTTACCCGACCAGCGGTCTCTGGCCGCCTCTCCCCACATCCCCCTGCCCGCACCCAAACAGCGCAGGGGCTGATCCGCCGTGCGCAATAAGTGAGCGGCTTCGATTAGACTTTCGTGATCGCGTTTATTGTGTTAGGCGTTCGTTTCATAATGCGGTCTGCAGCCAGACACGCCTCGGCGAGGAAAGCAGAAAAAGGGGGGCGGGCCGATTCCGTTAGACGTGCTGCGATTCGCTGGCTCTCTCCATGTGAGCGGATAGCAGGGCGATCAAGCACGTCGCGACGCGAGCGCGCGCTATAGCTCCTCCTGGTCCGCGGTCGAACGCGCACGTGCGGTTGACGTCTGCGGCGACTAGTACCAGCGAAGATACGCCGGTAGCCCTTGCTACCACAGTCGCCGCCGCTAGGCGGTCGTGGCCGGCGTACAGGATGCTAATGAGCATACCCAAGAAGCGCACGTGTTCGCGCGAAGCCGGCGTCTTAGACCCGGCGTGCCCGTCGCTTCGGCGCGCCGCTGCGATTCGCAGCAGCGCCGCGGCGTCCGCGTTCCCGACCGCGCTGCTGCGAGCCTCTCGCGGGGGCAGGGAGTCAAACATGAGGAAGAGATCGGCAGCGCTGCTCAACAGCAGCACGTCGCGAAACATCCCGTTGACGGCCCGCGCCGCTGCCGTCTCGTCGGTCTGCTCGCGCGTCGCTGACGCCGAAGGATCCGATGCGTGCACCCCCGCTAGGCTGACGAGCGCCGAGAACGGCGCGGCTCGCCGCTCCCTCTGTATGAGATAATAAGCGACGGCCATCTTCTGTATCGGAGTTAGCGCCAGAGACGATCCCAGAAACGCGCGAGGCGCGTCCGAGGACCCAAACAACGCCCACGCCTGATTCCGCAGCGCGCTGCGCGTCGATTCTTCCTCTGGAGTCAGGCCGAGACTGCCGCCGTCGGCGGCAAGAGCATCGTCGCCGTAGAGAAACACGACCCCGAGGTCGGCTAGCGTAGGAGCGCGGGGCGGCAGCGGGCGAGCGGGCGCTAGCGGCGCGACTTCGGCGCTTCCCCCGGCTCGGCCGATCCGCTCGATGAGCTTCACTTGCACGAACTCGCTCACGGCGGCTCGCCGCTGCGCGCGCGGCGTCGGCGTAGAGGCCACGGTCAGAGGCTGCGCGGACTTGCGGCCGGTGACGATGATGTCGGTGCGCTGCGGGGCGTCGTTGATGGGCCGGCGCGGGGCGGGGACGCCGTCGAACAGTCCGTCCGTCAGAGGCGCCAGCGACTCCGGTAAGCGCGCTAAGCGCGCCTGGACCAGCACGAAAGCGTGTGGCGCTGGGGTGTACGCGAAACCGGACGCAGAGTTTACGATGTCCGGCGTCTCTAGCACCTGTATGGTCTTAGCCGCCGGCGACACGCGCACTCCGGTGACCACCACCCCCGGGTTAGTGCGCAGCGACGTGAAGTACTCAGCCAGACACTCGTCTTCCACCTCGACGCTCGGCGAGTTGCACAGGTCCGACTCAGACGTCACGTGGGGACCAAGCAGGCCCGCGCAGTCGAGGAACACCTCGTCTTCGCCCGGCGGCTCGGAAGCTCCGGTTCCCGCGCTGCCGTCGCGCCGGCGACGCAGCTCGCTGCGAACGTAGTTAGCGATGACCCAGTCTTTCGGGCCGGTCCCGCGCAGCGCAAGGCCGAGCTTAGCGATTTCCCCCGGGGAAACACCGCCGCTCGGGCGACACACCGAGTACACGACACCCCCACACAGGAAGTACGCCCGGTTTCCGGTCTCCGTCAGATAGAACACGACCCCTCTGTAGTGAAACGTCGTGTGGTAGCTGAGCTCCATGGCGTCGCGAAACAGATAGGGGGCTGGGGCGCGAGCTTTCCAGTGAGCCGTATAGGAGGGGGTAGGGTAGTCGGGAACAAATACACACTGTCCGCGGAGCGAGCTTCTAAGCCGCGTAAAGCGTGAGCATGCGCGAGACGCCGGTCGTTGTTGAGCGTGGCGAAATGAGCCACCTAGCGCTGCGGCTCGAAAGGTTATGCTTCGAGCGCAGCGTACAGCGCCCGCGTGAAGCTACGTAATGAACAGACTTCGAGAGGGAACCGCACATGCTGTGTGTATGTAGGTTTTTAAGTTTCCGAAGGCTGCGCATAGCGGCGTCTCTAGCCTCCCCGTGTGTCATCAGAGGTGTGGCATAACGAGTTTGTCGCATGCTACCCAAGCGACACAGCGCGCTGCATAAAAAAGAACGGTACCTAGAGCGCCTGCGTTGTTCCCGGAGGAGTGCTGCGCGTGTGGGCGTGTTGGATCACAAATCATCTATATATCGCCTAAGGGGCTTTTGGGTGCGACTCAACTCGCCCTGCTTAAATCGACCGTTACACACCCAGCGTCCGACTCACACCTCCCCGTTGAGATTTATCATATCTCCGCTCCAAGACGACAGCGTTCAGACCGTCCGAACGCTCGCCATGGAAGACGAGACGCCTCTATTGCCTAGCCGTGGTGTCATTGAGGAAGACGAGCAGAGCGAGGCCGTCGACCCCGACTTCGCTGACCAGGTCGCGCTATCGTCTTACGGCCTCGGCATGTCGGACTTCTTTGTGTGCTCTGCGTACTCGCGTATACCGCCTCACGCGCGGCCGGTGTTTTCTGGGCGCGTCTTCCTGTTTGTCTGGTCGGCTTTGTTCGTGAAACCCATGTGTTGTGTGGTCCTCTACTTCTACTGCTGTGCCGCCGGGACTTACCGCGCGCTGGTGACCGCGGTCCCCTGTGTAGTCACGTACTACCTGACGCTAGCGATCCGCGGTGGGATGCTGTACGCCAACATCAAGCGCGATCGCCTCCCGCTGACGGCACCGGTGTACTGGACGCTCGCGACGTTCCTCGCGGCCGCTGGAGTGGCTTCCACTGCCGTGGCGGCCTGCGAGACTTTCGAAGACCGAAGCTTGTTCGCGTACGTAGAGACGGTCCAGTCTATGTGGTCGGACGACCCCACGCGCAAGCGGTCGATCGCTCTCGTCCCGGCCACGGTAGCATCTCTGTGGGTAATGGCGGCCGACAGCGTGACCGCGGCCGCTAACTTCTTTCTGGCGCGGTTCTGGACGCGAGCCATCTTGAACACGCGAGTAGTGTTTTGATGCTTCTGCTCTGTGCTCGTTTCTCCCTACGCTCTCCTACCCACCCCCCGTCTCGCTAAAAGCGCGGCGAGCGGGTGGGGTCGGTAGCGTATAAAAACGAAATACTCACCCGCGCTAGCTCCGCAGTCGCCACCGAGCTCTAGCCGAGACGGGTCTCGCGCTTGGTGCCGTGCGACGCGTTAGTGTGCGCTCGTCGCCCCCTCCCTTTTCTCACCCCGCTATCGCTTCTCTTCTGCGCTCCGCTGCCCGCTCGCCTCCGACCCCTCTTCCCGGTGAGCGAGAAGAGCACGACACGCGACGCAATGGACCGCCGGTGTGCCGAGGAGCTCGGTGACATACGGGGAGACGGTGGTTTCAATCGCGGAGCGGCGCTGGTTCCCACCGGCACTATCCTCGGCACCATCGAGGTGGCCTCGCACAGGCGACTGTTTGACTTCTTCTCGAGCGTGCGCAGCGACAACAACGGCCTCTACGACGTGCAGTTCGACGCGCTGCTGGGCTCGTACTGCAACACGCTCTCGTTCGTCCGCTTCCTGGAGCTGGGTCTCTCGGTGGCCTGTGTGTGCACAAAGTTTCCAGAGATCGCCTACATGAACGAGGGGCGGATCCAGTTCGAAGTGCACCAGCCCATGATCGCGCGCGACGGGCCGCACCCCGTCGAACAGCCGGTCCACCACTATATGTCAAAACTGATCGACCGGCGCGCGCTCAACGCTGCGTTCTCGATCGCCACAGAAGCGCTAGCCCTCCTCACTGGAGAGGCGCTAGACGGCACGGCGATCGGCGCGCACCGCCAGCTGCGCGCTATTCAGCAGCTGGCCCGCAACGTGCAGGCGGTGTTGGGAGCGTTCGAGCGGGGGACGGCGGATCAGATGCTGCACGTGCTGCTGGAGAAAGCGCCCCCGCTATCGCTGTTGTTGCCTATGCAGAGATATCTGGCGGGCGGCCGGCTGGCCACCAGGGTAGCCCGGGCCAACCTGGTGGCCGACCTGAAGCGCAGCTTCTGTGACAACAGCTTTTTCCTGGCCAAGGCTGCCGGGCGGCGCGAAGCCGTGGAAGGTTGGTTAGCCGAACTCACCGGCGCGACTCACGCGTCCATCGCGGCGCCGCGCTTGACGCACACCGACACCAAAGGCCGCCAGGTCGACGGGGTGCTGGTCACGACCTCGGCGATCAAACACAAGCTCCTCCAGTCCTTCGTGCGGGTGGCCGACACGCAGGCGATAGTGCCGGTCACGTACGGCGAGATGGTCGTCGGGGGCTCCAACCTGGTGACGGCTCTGGTCGCGGGTAAAGTGGTGCGGGGCCTGGACGACATCGCGCACCACCTGCTGGACGTGCAGGAGGACCAGCTCGAGTTTAACCGCCAGACGCTGGAAGAACTCGAAGACGCGCCGCAGACGGCGCGCGTGCGCGCCGACTTGGTCTCGGTAGGCGAGAAGCTCGTGTTCCTGGAGGCGCTCGAGAAGCGCGTGTACGCGGCGACGAACGTTCCGTATCCGCTGATCGGCAGCGTGGACTTGACGTTCGTCATCCCCCTCGGCCTGTTCAACCCGCCCCTCGAGCGCTTCGTACCGCACGCCGGCGAGCTGGCGCCCGTTCCCGGCCAGGCGGACCCCCGTACGTTCCCCCCGCGACAGGTGTTCTTCCTCGGCCGAGACAGACAGCTGCTGCGCCTGTCGATGGACAACGCCGTGGGGACAGTGTGTCACCCGTCGCTGATGAACATCGACGCGGCCGTGGCGGGCCTGAATCGAGACCCGCCCGCCGAGCCCGCAAACCCGTACGGGGCGTACGTGGCCGAGCTTCTGGCCGCAGAGGCTCCGGACCAGATCATGAACCTGTTCTGGGCCGGCTGGCAAGCTCAGCTCGCGCGCGGTAACCTGCGGTGGGTCGGAGAGTGCAACATGACCCCCGAGCAGTTTCTCCAACCGGACAACGCCCACCTCGGATTGGAGCTGCACCCTGCGTTCGACTTCTTCGCCGGCCCGGCCGACGTCGACCTACCGGGCCCGCAGGTCCCCCCGGCCGGACCGAACGCCGTACACGCCACCTGGCGCATGATCAACGGCAATATCCCCCTGCCCCTGTGTCCCGCGGCCTTTCGCGACAGCAGGGGTGCCGAACTGGCCGCGGGCCGCCACACGCTGTCGGCCACTACCATCGCGGCCGTCCGCGGAACTTTCGAAGACCGCCAGTACCCGGTCGCCTTTTACCTGCTGCAGGCAGCCATCCACGGGAGCGAGCACCTCTTCGGGGCCGTGGCGCGGCTGGTGGCTCAGTGCATCATCAGCTACTGGAACAACAGCCACCACGTGGCGTTCGTGAACGACTACTCGATGGTAGTGTTTATAGCCACGTACCTCGGCGGGGAGCTGCCCGACGACTGCATGGCCGTGTATCGCGAGCTCGTCGATCACGTGGCAGCGCTGGCGCAGCTAGTGGACGACTTTACGCTCCCCGGCGCTCCCGTGGGCCAGCAGGCCCCCCAGGAACTCAACCATCTGATGCGCGACCCGGCCCTCTTGCCTCCGCTCGTCTGGGACGGGGACGCGCTGATGCGTCACCAAGACCTCCCGCCGGCGCGCAACGCGGACGTGCGCGCCGGCGGGGCGGATCCCGTGTACATCGCGCGCCGAGACCTCATGGCCGCGGACTTTGGGCGCCTCGGCGGCGAGATCATCCACGACACGCACGCGCGGCTGCCCGCGGCCGGGGCTCGCAACTACGTGCCCCAGCGCGACCAGGACTGGGTGGTGGGGCACAAGATTTACTATTATGTCGTCGTCCCCGCGTTCTCTCGCGGCCGCTGCTGCACCGCCGGTGTCCGCTACGACCGCGTCTACGCGACCGTGCAGAACGTGGTCGTCCCCGAGGTCCCGGCCGGCGAGGAGGCCCCGGTGGACCCCGCCGACCCGGGACACCCGCTGAACCCCCACCAGCTGATGGCGAACACCTTCAACGCTATGCTCCACAACGGGCGCGTGGTCGTCGACGGACCGGCGATGCTCACGCTGCAGGCGCTGGTTCACCATGCGGCCGAGCGCACCACCCCCCTGCTGGGCGCGTCGGGTCCCGACGCGGGCAGCGCGACGGCAGCGACGGCGAACATGCGCTTCTACGACGGGGCGCTGCACGCGGGCGTGTTGCTCATGGCCTCCCAGCACCGCGACCAGACGGTGCGCCTCAACGACTACTTTTACCCCCTGCCCGTCCACGCGCTCTTTGCGCACCACGAGCACGTGGCTAACGCCCCGCGTTTTCCCGCAGAGCTGCGAGACGCGGCTCGCGCGGTGCCCTTGGTCCCGCCGGCGCTGAGCGCCAACTACTACGCATCCGTGAGACAGCCGGTGGTGCACTACGTGCGCGAGAGCGCGGCCGGAGAAAACGCCCTCACGTACGCGCTCATGGCCTGCTACTTCAAACTCAGCCCCCTGGCCCTGTACCACCAGCTGAAGACGGGTCTGCATCCTGGCATCGCATTCACGGTCTTGCGGCAAGACCGCTTCGCGACGGAGAACGTGCTGTTTGCCGAGCGTGCGTCCGAGGCGTATTTTCTGGGGCAGCTCCAGGTCGCACGCCACGAGACGGGCGGCGGCGTCAACTTTACCCTCACGCAGCCCCGCGGCAACGTAGACCTGGGCCTGGGCTACACGGCCGCGGTCGCCTCGGCGACCGTGCGGGCGCCCGTGACCGACATGGGCAACCTACCGCAGAACTTCTACCTGGGGCGAGGCGCCCCGCCCCTGCTGGACAACGATGCGGCGGTCTTTCTGCGGAACGCCGTGGTGGCCGGCAGCCGGCTGGGACCTGCGGAGCCCGCGCCCGTGTTCGGCTGCGCGCAGGTGCCGCGCCGCGCTGGCATGGACCACGGCCAGGAGGCGGTATGCGAGTTTATCGCGACGCCGGTGTCGACGGACGTCAACTATTTCCGCCGGCCATGCAACCCGCGGGGTCGTGCGGCCGGGGGCGTCTACGCCGGGGACATGGAGGGCGACGCCGTAGCGCTGATGTACGACCACACCCAAGGCGACCCCTCCAGGCCCTTCGCGGCTACCGCCAACCCGTGGGCCTCGCAGCGGTTCTCGTACGCGGACCTTCTGTACAACGGCGCGTACCACCTGAACGGGGCGTCTCCGGTACACAGCCCCTGCTTCAAGTTCTTCACGGCCGGAGACATCGCCGCGCGGCACAGGTGCCTGGAGCGCCTCATCGCGGAGACGGGCGCAGCCGTCTCCACGGCAACCGCCGCCACCGACGTGCAATTCAAGCGCCCACCCGGTTGCAGGGAGCTGGTCGAGGACCCATGCGGCCTCTTCCAGGAGGCCTACCCCCCGACGTGCTCCAGCGACCCGGCGCTGCTGCGCGCGGCGGTGCACAACCGCGAGGGGGGCGTCCGCGAGTCTCACATGATGCAGTACCTCATCTTGGACGCGTCCCCACTCAGAGGCGTGGCTCTCTAGGCGCTACCGGGGTCGAGTCGGGGGGTGCGTCGTGTCAATAAAAACCCGCGAACCCCAGCAGTGCGTCCGGCTCTCGTGTCTGCGAGGCGCAGAGGGAGGGGAAACCTGCGCGCCGCTTCCCCATCATCGCCCGACCGGGCCACACATAGCGCACCGCCAGGAGTCTCGAGGGAGACCCTGTCGCGGACGCGAGAGGAGGCCTCGGTCCTTTTTTTCCCGCGGGAGCTGAGAACAGCAGCGCGCCATGCTCTACGGCGGGTTCGAAGCCGATTTAGCGATACCGTCGTGCGTCTCGCGCCAAGACGCCGCGGCCCTCCAGAGATGCGAAGGACGCGTGGTGTTTCTGCCGGCTCTCCGCCGCCAGCTCGAGCTGGCGGAGGTCGCCCACGAGTCCTTCTCCATCGGGGGGGTGGAGCCCGACACGCTAGGCCTGCTCCTGGCTTACCGGCGCCGCTTTCCGGCCATAATCACCCGCGTGCTTCCCACGCGGATGGTCGCGGTCCCCGTCGACACCGGCCTGGCCCCCGGGGGCACCTCGGTGCTCCGGAACACGGCGCCCGTCGACCTGTGTAACGGAGACTCGGTCAGCCTGCTCCCGCCCGTGTTCGAAGGCCAGAACGCGAACGTGAGGCTCGAGTCGCTAGGGTTGACGTTGCGATTTCCGCTGACGGTCCCCACGCCCCTGGCTCGCGAGATCGTGGCGCGGCTAGTCGCGCAGGGCATAGAGCGCATGAACCCCGACCCGCGAGGCGGCGCCGCCCCCCGCCTCAACGCCGTGCACTACAACGGTGCGCGCTTCGTCATCGCTCCAGAGGGCCAGCAGCTGGCCCCCATCAGCGCGGAGGTCCGCACGCTCGTGCTGAATCTGGTGTACTCGATCACCGAGGGGACGGCCCTCGTCGCGCTCTTGATGCCGGGACTCTTGGCCCTCAGCGCTAACGACGGGTACGTGAACGCGCTCCTGCAGATGCAGAGCGCGACGCGAGAAGCCGCGCAGCTAGTGCGGCCGGTAGCCCCGGGGCCGCCGCAGGACGGAGACAGGCGGTTTCCTCTGTACGAGGCTCTCGCGGCTTGGATGTCCCACGCCTCCCAGCTCGGCGACGCCCTGGCGTCGCCGCCCATCGCTCGCGTCTGCACGTTCGACGGCGCTGCGGTCATCAAGTCTGGCGAGCTGGCTCCCGTGATTCGCTATCGCTAGCGCCTCCGCGGGCTGCGCCCTCCCACCCCCTTCGCATGTACTCGGCTCGCGCGTCGTGTAAACAAACAATCACACCAGAAAATAAACAGCCAGGATCGCTTTCAAGCGTTGTTTGGTCTCTGTCTGCCGCTGGCGCGTGTCGCGTTTATTAAAAGACGTCTAGTTTACACCGGCTTTCTTTCTCACAGCCCCCAACCCAAACTCCGGCTAGACTGATCTACAGAAAGGCTATGGGGGGGTGGGAAGAGAAGGGCGCCGAAGTCTGTGGATACGATATTCCGGTCAGTCGTTAAGAACCAGTAGAAGATAGGGGGGCGAAAGACCGCATCGCCTCTGGCGACGCAGACAGGTAGACCGCCATGATAGTTGCGACCATCATGTCGTCAGAAGCCCCGTTTCGTTTTCCCGAGTAAGTACGCACTTCCGACTGGGGGGCTACGGTCTCTGTCAGGTTGTTCAGCTGCCCCATCAGGTACTCGACCGGGTCTGACTGCAGGCGCACAGTCGTGGATACGAGCTCTTGGGAGGCAAGGACTCCTCCCGAGTTAAACTTTTTGATAAAGTAGTCAAAGGCAGGCGTCTTCTGCTTGTTGAGCAGGAAGAACGGATACAGCACGGCTCCACCGGGGGGCTCGCAGTGGTAGAACGCGATCTCGACGGGCTCGGCCGCGGCAGCGTCGCGGCCGGCCAACACGCGCAGCATCTCCGCGTGCATGGCGGCGGCGATGGCCACGGCCGAGTCCTGGCTGCTGTTCCCCTCCACGGCCACACACACGCTGCGGAAGACGCCTGGGTGGAGCGCGAGCACCTGCAGCGCGCTCTGAGCGGCGCAACCGGCGATGTCGTCAGCGGCCGAGCCGGTGAGCGCGCGCAAGAAGAAGTGCTCTAGCGCGAAGAGTATGTGGTCGCCGCGGTAGCGCCCGGCGACCGCGACGCCCGTGCCCGAGGCGCGCGTATTCGCTGTGAAGGCGGGGTCTACGTACACGAAGAGCTCCGGGTCCATGAGCGCGCCGTTGGCGGTGGTCGAGGGGCGATAGAGCAGAAATCGCTCGCCCGCCGAGCGCGTCAGCACTTGACGGTCTTCGGTAGGCGCTTCCGGCCCGCGCCCCCCGATAATCTCTTGCATGAACGAGTCCGCCAGGAACAGCTCGGCGGTCCTGCGCACCGCGCTGTCCATGGTGATGAACACGGGCTTGTTGAGGACGTAGCAGGAGCACGCCGTGGCGTCCGTGTGGGCGGTCACGCGCGCCATATGGTCGTCGCAGATGTAAGTGACGACGTTCAGCAGCGCGTCGGCGGACCCGCGCAGGTTGTACAGAAAGCTGGTGCTGGCCTTGCCGGTGTTCGTCGAAGACACGAAGATGATCTTGCAGTTGGCCTGGTTGAGGAACCCCATAATGGTCTGGACCGCCTCAGGGCGGATGAAGTTGGCCTCGTCCACGAAGAGGAGATTAAAGTCCTGCCCGCGGATCCCCTGCGGTCAGAGAGAAAGAGACAAGCGGCGGTTAGAGACGTCGGAGCACCAGAGGGGAGGGGAGAAGGGGAGAGAGACCGAGACGGTGCCGGCATGAACGCTCATCTCGCGAACGAAGTCCGCCACGATATGCGACGGGGCTCTGCCGCACCCCACGCCGTCCTCCTGCACGTCATAGTGTCCGATGGGTGTCTGCTGGCGGCGGGTGTAAAGCCCGCCTCGCTCATGGCCCCGGCCCCCTGTCGGGCGGCCGGCGTCACCGGGCTCCCGCTGGGGACAGCGGGTGGCGGAGAGCCGTACGGAAACGCGGCACCAGGCCCCCGAGGCGGTCTCGAGGGAGCACCGCAGGGCGACCTCCGGCGCTTCGAGGCGCTGGTGCAGACCCGCAGGCACGCCAGCGGCGCCTGCTCTCCGTGGAGCCCGGCGTTCGCCGCCTACGTTCCTCGGAGCGCCGTGGCTTCGGTGCTGGCCCCGGTGATCCCCGATCATCCGGGCGCTATCCCCAGCGTCCCCGACGGCGGAGGCCTGTTCGTATCCCTCCCCATCGAGTGCGACGAAGACGGCCTGTACGACCCCTACGGGATCGCGGCGCTGCGTCTGGCCTGGGGTCCGGACGAAGACCACGCGCGCACGCTGCTGTTCACCTACGACGAGCTCGTGCCCAGGGCCACTCGGTATTCGGCCGACAGCGTGCGCATGGCGCGCCTCTGTCGACACTTTTGTCGGTACGTCGCTTCGCTCGGGCGCGCGGCCCCCGCGGCGGCCGCGGCCGCCGCGGATCACCTCGGCGCGGCGCTCGCCGGCACGCAGGAGTCTGCCCCGAGTCACCCGGAACCGCCCATCTGCCCAGAGGAGCAGCTAACCGCGGGTGGGGTGGACGAAACGACGGACGCAGAGCCTTCTCTGAGCCAAGAGAACGAAGAGATCTTGGCGTTGGTCCAGCGTGCCGTGCGAGACGTGGCCAGGCGGCTGCCGGTGCGCCCCGAGGCGGGCTCCGGCGCGAGCACGTCCTCGCGCCGAGTCGCGTCGGGCCTCAAACAAGGAGCGCTGGGCTGCGGTCGGTCGTCAGACCCCGGCCCTTCGGCGGTAGACGAGACCGCCGTGCTCGCGGGTCTAGAGCCCCCGGGACACGGGCGCTTCGGGGTCGCGACGCGCGAGCCGCACCTCGCCCTGGAAGACGTCTTGACGCTGGCTCCTGGCCAAAAGAAGCCTCGCTCGCCCGTAGAGTGGCTGGACGCGGGCTGGACGGCGCTTGCCGGTGGCGATCGCGTGCAGTGGCTGTGGAGCCGTCGCCCCGTCTCCGTCGTCGTCCGACACCACTACGGCACGCGCGCCCGGTTCGTGGTCGTGTCATACGACAACTCCACCGCCTGGGGCGGCCGTCGAGCTCACGGGCCGGCCCTCTCGTCGCGAATGGCCGACGCCATCACGGAAGCCTGCGCTCGCGAACAGGTCACGCACCCACTCAGGCTGTCTCCACGAGCGCTCGAATCCCTCGTGGAACGCTTTCCGCGGCTCGGAGATATCGTGTCCAACCCACGCCCGGTCCTACCCCCGTTCGACGTCACCTCCGAAGTCGCGTTCGCCCACCGAGTGCACGCCGCGTGCATCCGGGCGCTCGGGAGCGCCGTCCGAGCCGCGCTCCAGGGCCACCAGCGCGTGCCCCAGAGGCTTCGGTACGAGTTCGGGCCGCACCAGGTCGAATGGCTCGCCGAAGTCACGCGCCGCTTTCCGATCCTCTTAGAGCACGCGCTGCGCGCTGTCGACGAGACGCCCCCAAGCGAGTTCTTTGGGACGGCCTACGCTGTCGCGCTTATCAACTACCTGTCCGAGCACCACATGCCCGGGAGGAGACCGGCGCGCGTCGGCCCGCTCTCCCCGCAGACGCTCTCGGCCGGAGGCTTCGGGGACGACGGCACCCCCTGGGGTGCCGTGTACGTCTTCGATTACTACAGTACCGGCGGGGAGACGCGGAGGCTCAGCCGTCGACCCATCCCGGTAGCGATCGACGGAGACGTGTCTCGAGGACAGGGGACGGCGCGCTTCCCGACCGGCTCCGAGGGCCGGTCGGGCGCGAGGGTCTGCGAGCGCTACCTACCCGGAGAGAGCTACGCGTACATGTGCGTCGGCTTCAACCGCGCCCTCCATGCCGTCTTTGTATTTCCCGGCGGCTTCGCGTTCGTGGCTAACGTGGCCGCGTACCTGACTTTCCCCCCGGGGGCGACCGAAGCCCTCATGGGGCGATTTTCCCGCGATGTCACAGACGGAGACGGCCGTCGCGGTCGGTCTTAGCGCCCTCGGTATCTCCCCTCTCTCCCCTTTCGCATCTCCGTCGTGGCGCCCTATACTCCCTCTGTCGTCTCTCGCGCCGCTCGCGGCCACCAAGCACGCACTAGGGGGTGCGGGGCGCGCCCGACACCCACCGCGCGCTTATAGCCACTCGCGACAGACGGGTCCTAGCACACGCACGCAAAGCGTGCGCTCTCACACATCGGGCGAGAACTCTCGCTCGCGGACGACCCCTAGAGCGCTGTTATCTCACGGTTCTTCTCGCCGCAACGCGTCGTCTTCTACTCCTCCCCCACCCCTCCCATCGCCTTCTCCACTAAACCGAGAGACATGAGTCTGTCTGAAGACGACGCCGGCTCGCCCGGCCTCCGCTTCGCCTGCGGGCTAGAGACCGGAACCGGGGGCGCTAAGATCTCTGGTCTAAGCGCCCCAGCCTCTACCGTAGAGAACGCGACCAACTCCCTGCTCTCGTGGCGGCTCGTGCGCGGAGACGAGCGCCTGAAGATCTTTCGCTGCATCACCGCTCTCACCGAGCAGCTGGCAGAGATAGCGCTCGTCTTGCCGGACCCACAGAAGGCTCTGTTCTGCGAAGTGTTGGTGTACCTGACGCGCCCTCGGGCGATGCGGCTCCCGACCGGGACGTTCTACGCCATGTTCGTCTTTAACCGGAGCCATCGCTTCTGCGCTACGGTTGCGGTGCGCAGCACCGGCCACCCTCGCGCGGGCCAAGAGGTAGCTACGCTCGTCTTCTCTAACCTAAAGGCCGCTGAGCCCCCGGGAGAAAACCCGGACCCGGCCGCGGAGGTCTACCCGGAGACCCCACTCGCGTTCGACCTGGAAGAGGCGTACGCCCGCCCGGTCTCTGGCGTCCCGGATGCGCCTAACCACTGCTACCAATTGAGCCCCGGGGCGTGGTGGCATTTTCCCAGCGGACAGATCTACTGCTGGCACGCAGACGAGAGTCTGTTGCCTCTGCTCCCCCCGGGTAGCCGCGCGCGCCACCTGGGGTGGCTGTTGGCCCGCATCGCTAACCACCCGAACGGCTGCGAAGACTGCGCGGGCAGCGTGCACGCAGACCCTGTGAACGCGCTGTGGGACTCGCGCGAGATAGCCGGGGTGTGCCCGTGCGTCGCTCCGTGCGCGTGGATGAAGCTGGCGCGTAGAGACGTGCCGGTAGAGGGCGACGGCAGCCTCGCCGCGTTGCTATTTCGACACCGCATCGACTCTATCTATCTCATGGGATCGCTCCGCGCCCCGCGTATCACAGACGACCTGTCCGAAGTCGTCCGGGGGCGATATCAGCACACCAACGTCCCCCTAAACCCCCGCGGCTGGCACTTGACCGCGTACACCGCCCGTGCCAGCCGCGTGTTCGCCTGTGCGTGCCCTGCCGTGTCTCGCATCGCCTCCGTATGCTAACGGACGACCGCGCGATTCGTATCCCCGATATCGTATCAGATCGCAAATAAAAGCTTCTAGCACGAACCAAAAACAAAGTCGCTCGTCATTCTCTAGGTACCTAACTTCCTCTAACCCCCCCCGTCCCCCTTTGTTTTCTCGCGCCTGTGCTCTTCCTGCGCGCGAACGCCCGAGAGGGAAGAGAGCGGGGCTACGGCACGGGAGGGGGGGGGGAGTGAGGGAAACGCTCGAGGTCGGCACCGATTGACTCACGTTTGTATTGTGGCTAGAAGCGAACACGATAGTGCTCCTAGAACCGTCGGGAAACGAAAACGAAATGGTCTCGCCCTTGACGTGCTCCACACGCGCGGCCCCGAACCAGCTCCGCAGACACGCGTCGATCTCGTCGAACACGGGCTCTATGGCCTTGCGGATGTGAGCCGTGTAGCCGATTTTTATTCCTCGGAAAGACGCCAGCGACAGCGCGACGAGAGGCACCAGGAACCACGTCTTCCCGTGCCTGCGGGGCACGAGGAAGACGGTAGCGCGCTGTCGGAAATGGCGCACGGCAGCGTCGCTGAACAACGGCGTCTCGAACACGAGCCGCAGGAAAGGGGCTACCTGTTCCGCGCGGTCGCCCAAGATTACGGACGCCAGGAAGTAGGTGGCGTGCATGAGGATCATCTTCTGAAACGGCTCGAGCGTTCCGCGGGCGCTGCCGCCGGTGGCCACGTCCACTTTAGCGCGTTTCCTGGGGGGCTCGCCGGCTCCGCCGCTCGCGTCGTCGTCCGCCGCCGCCAGGCTCGAGGCGCGAAACGACGACTCGAGCAGCTGCGAGAAGTCCCGCACGAAGTTGACTAGCTGCCGGAACGCCTCGGACCGCCGCAGCGTCTGCACGGCCCCCAACACGCTGTAGTACGCGTTGCGTCGTGCGACCAGTTCGTCCGGATCGCACGGACGGAACGCCAGTCGTTCGAGAGCCAGGGCTAGCGGTGGGGCTAGGTACTCCAGCCGAGCTCCGCGGTCTCCCCCGATGTCCCGCCCCTTCAGTGACGGCGGTACGAGGCAGTTAAATAACAGATGTCTGGCGGTGGCCGCAAAGAGCGGCGCGTGCTCGCAGCAGTCGTGTAGCGTTCCGACGCCCGGGACGACCGTCTGGTGGCGCTTTCCGGCCGCGGTTGCAAAGTCGAGGAAGGGCGCTTGTAAAGCCCCCCCTCCCCCACCACGCGCCGCTGCCGTCTCCGGAGCCCTCGCCTGCTCTGTCTTCTGCCGCTCCAGCAGCTCCAGGTAGCGGAGGACGTCGTCGGCGAGGCGTCGTCCGAACATCGCTGCCTGACACGCGCTCCCCCTCGCCTGCGTTTATTTCATTCTTGTGGTGCGGACGGCCTCTTTCCTCTCAGCGCGCAGACAGACCACGTGCTTCCGAGGGCGCCTTCGGTCGAGGCGGCCTCGACCCGAGCGGCCACACCCCCGACGGGCGTACTCTCCGGGGGCAGGGCAGGCGAGTAGGCGGGGCTAAATTAGAGCGAGGGAGTGGAGGGGTGGGCGGAGCGAGAATGGAGTCCGGCGGCCTGTCGCGGGCGACCAGGAACCGCCTCGCCGCCGTGCGCCTGCGGGAGAACGCGTATAAAGAGAGGACTTTGAAGCTGCTGCGCGAGGGCGCAGATACCCGCGACCCCCGATTCGTCGGGGCTTTTATGGCGGGCAAAGCAGCCCATCAGGAGCTAGAGGCGCGGCTAAGGTCTTGCGCTCGCCTAGAGCTGCTGCGACAGCAAGCCCTGCGTGTTAAAATTCGCGTGGAAGAGCAGGAGGCGCGACGCGAGTTTCTCTCCGCTCATCGCCGGTATCTAGACAGCAGCTTGCTCGATCGGATCGACGCCGTGGACGATTCTCTAGCCGAACAAGAAGACAGGCTAGAGGAAGCTGCGAGCGGCGCGTGGGGTGGTCCGGGTGGGGACCTAGGTGCCGAAGAATGGATGAGTCGAGACGACGAAGATCTCCTGACCCGCTGGCGCGTAGAGGCAGCCCCCGCGCCAGGCGTCCTCTGCGACCCGAGCTCGCCGACGCGCGATCTTCGACGAGCGGAGGCCGACATTCACCCTACGGCGGCGCATCTGGCGCCGCCGTCCCCGTGACTCCGCCTCGCTCTCGGCGAGCGACCATCGGGGCTCACATTAAGGCCGGCTTCACCCGATGGCGCCTTCGCTTAAGCGGCGACCCCGGTTCTTCTACCCGCATCTCCTCTGAGACCGCGAAAGCGATAGCAGTGCTTTCGCGCGAATCCGGCACCGAAAGGGGCAGTCTCTCGCGCCCTCCGATTCGAGACCCGCACCACCGGTACCCCCCGCGGCGCGTCGGAACTCCTCACGCTCGGGCTCCGCGCGGAGATCAACCGGAGCGAGACGGCGAAGATCTGCGCGCGAAGAAACAGACACCGGAGGCCGAGCCAGCAGACTCGGGTTCTCGATCCGATCTCGAGCTGGCCGAGTCGCCGTTGCAATCGGGGACGGGGGTGCTCGTGCAACCGCCCGCCACACCCCACTACGTTCTCCGCATCGCTCGGGCGACTCGACTCCAGGGGCCCCTGTTCGACGTGAACCCGCGGATGCACTTTACCGACTTTGGAGTCCAAGGCGCGCGGAGTTTCGGGGGCTCCGGGGGGTACGGCGAGGTAGAGCTTCTGCGCGGCCACAGGCTCGCCGTGAAGACGGTCAAGGCCCCCGAGTGGTTTCGCGTGGAGCTAGTCGCCACCCTGCTGGCGGGCGACTGCGCGACGCGCGCCCGCCGGTCTCTGGGGATCAGCGGAATCATCGTTCCGCTGGCGTTCTCGCTGTCGGGACAGCAGATAGTTTTCCGCGCCTACGACATGGACCTGAGCCACTACGTGGCTCAGCTAGCCGTCGTAAACAGCCGCGACCCCAGGATCCCTCAGTCCGTCGAGCGCCGCTTCGTCGAGATGGCGCGCGCCATCAACTACCTGAACACAAGCTGCGGATTGACGCACCTGGACATCAAAGGCGCCAACATCCTGGTCGACTTGGAATCCGACGCGCTCTGCTTGCGGAGGGCGGTGCTGGCAGACTTCAGCCTGCTGACTCTCAACACCAACTCGGTCGTCGCCGGGGCGCGCTTCTCGCTCTGGTGTCACGACCGCGGCGCTTTGGTCGCGTTTGGGATGCCCGCGGCGCTGACGACGGCAAACTTTCACACGCTAGTAGGCCACGCGTACAACCAGCCCCCGGAGCTGCTCATCAAGTACGTCAACAACGAACGCGCAGAGTTTCGCAACCGCCCTCTGGACCACGAATGCGGCCTGGCCACGGACATGTACGCCCTCGGCCAGGCGCTGCTGGAGCTGATCATGACGGCGTACGTGGTGCCCGAGCTGGGGATCCCGATCACGCGCGTGCCGGGCTACCAGTACTACAACAACGAGCTCTCGCTAGACTTTGCCATAGCCGTCCTGGCCTACCGGTGTCACCTGCATCGGGCGTTCTTTCCGAGCACGCCGGAGACGTCTCTATACGGCCCACCCTTTGATTCGCCCGACGTTATCAGGCGCCGCCTCCGCAGCAGCAGACATAAGCGCGCTTTCTCCGCCCGCTTCCACAGCTTCGGCGCAACGCACCGAGCGCCCCTGTCCGCCGTCGTGCTCCGTCCCGACCTGCTGCCCCTCGCCGTCCTAGCCGCGCTGTTCTGTCACTCCGACCCACGCGCCCGCAGCGCCACGTCTCGGATATGGGTGTAGAGCTCAGCGGTGGCTCCAAGCGCCCGAGAGAGACCCCCGCGTTAGACTCGGACGGCAGCGACGCTTCTCAGAGCTTGCTGGAGGACGCCCCTGCGTGGCTCCTGGCCCCCCTGGCAAAACGCCGCAAGTTAAGCGACGAGTGCGACCCCAGAGAACGCCCATCGTCGGCGGTGTTCGCGCCAGCTCCGCCCCCAGGTGAGCCAGACCTACCCCGCCTCGACGCTGACACGCTGCAGCGTATGCGCGAGGCGTTCGCGGCCCTCGACGACGACCCCACACCCCCTCTCCCCGCTCTAAGCCCGCAGGCACAGCCCGGCGGTAAGTCCGCGCCCCTCGCCGATCTCGAGCCGGCACCCGCGTGGGCACCGCCTTCGATCCCCAACACCCTATCCGCCTCTGTCGACAGATACACCTTCGAACGCCACCTGGCTTCGCTCGCCGCGGCGAGAACGGGGCCGCTCGCCGGCACGAAGCGTCTGCTGGCCGCCGGGCCGCTCGCAGCTCGAGCGGACTACCTGAGAGTCGTCGCTGCGGCCTTAGAGGGCGAAGGCTTGGTCGAGCGGAGCGTGGCATCGGCGCTCGGCGGCTTGGCGCGCGGCGCCGCGCGAGCGCCGCCGAGCCTGCGGGCGGCTATGTTGTTTTTTGAAGCAGCCACGCGAGCTCAGTCCGAGAGCCAGCTCTGGGCGCTGCTCCGGCGGGGGCTCGCTACGGCGTCTTCCATGCGATGGGGCCCCACGGGGCCGCGGTTCCCCCCCGACTGGCTCCGCGGGAACTCTGACCAGTCCAAGGAAGGATCGTCCGCCGCCATCGCGTTCGGGCGGACCAACGAGCTCACGGCTCGCACTCTGCTCTTCCGGTACTGCGTGAACGCCGACGTCTCCGGCCCGGTCGCGGACGAACCTCGCTTCATCTTCGGGGAGCTCGACGACGAGCCGGAAGAGGAGGGCGGGCCGCACGCGTGCGGCCTGCTGCTCGACGCACACACGGGCATGGTGGGGGCTTCGCTAGACGCGCTCGTGTGTCCTCGCGACCGGAGCGGGAACCTGGCTCCACGTCCAGGTAGCGACTTGGCGTTCTTCGAGATAAAGTGTCGCGCTAAATACCTCTTTGACCCACTAGACCCTCGCCCGCCTATCGCTAGCGCGTACGAAGCGCTGCTGCGCGATCGCACACCGCGGGCTTTCCGAGGCTTTGTGGCGTCCATCACTAAACCCGGGGTGCGGTACTTTGCCGAGACGTGCACGCCCGGCCCGGAAGAAGCGCTGGTCACGCAAGCGCGCGACTGGCACAGCCCAGACGTGACGCAGACAAAGAGGCGGTGCTCTCCCGCGGATCGGCGCCTGATAGAGTTAAATAAGGGGCTCCAGTCTGAGATCGTGCTCTTTGGCCCACCCGACGTTCGGCGCCGCACCATCTGCCCAGTGCGGTGGCGATCCGGGAGCGTCGTCCACCGCGAGCCCATCTTCGCCAACCCCCGCCACGCCAACTTCAAACAGATCCTCGTGCAGGCGTACGTGCTCGACAGCCACTTCCCCGCGCACGCCACCCGCCCCCATCTGGTCACGTTCATAGGCCGCCTTCGGCGACCGGAGGAAGAGGGCCTGCGCTTCGAGCTCGTCGGTGACCCGATCGCCGAGGGGCCGCATCTAAGGCGCGCTCGCCTCCGGCCGGAACACGCGATCCCGGTAGCTATCATAGTCACACCGATCAAGGTCGACGAGAGCGCGTTCGCCGATCTCCGCCGAGACAGCCTAGCCGCCTTCAACGCTGCGGTCTCCGAGCAGCGATGGGCCAAGCTCTGATTCGAGCGTGTTGTCGCCGAAACACGCTCGTGACCGAAGAAGGGGAGACGGTATCTCTCACCGAAGGCGAATTCGAGCCTGTGCACCTCCAAGAGCCGGACGGCGACGGCTCGGACACCGAGCGCGAGCACGCACCTCGCCCGCAGACCCGCAAGCCCCTGCGGGGCCACTGGAGCCGCAGCGGCCGACGGGCTCGTTCTTCCAGGCTTTTGTAAAATCGCCTAACCTACCCCGAACCCCCTCGTTCTCTTGAGCACTCATATCTACTAATAAACACCGTATTGCTTTGCATGCCCCGTCTCACTTGCTATCTTTCTGGACGGGGGGGGGGAATGAAGGATGTGTGTTTTAGCCCGTTTGGCTAGGGAGGGGCACAGCGAGCGAACATCTGGAGGAGGGGCTGCATTTCAGCGTCCACCACAAACGCGAAGATGTCAGCTTAGAACTTCTAAGAGGTTTAGAGGCAATTGTAGTCACACGAGCACCCGAAGCAGACTAGAGGGCGAGAGATACTTATTATAGAACTTCTCGGTGCTACACTGTAGCGCCCCTCCTAAGGGGGCTTTGTGTGTTTCTCTTCTCGAGTAGTCTTTTTTAGGTAAGAGAGACGGGAAAGGTAAGAGAAAATTCACGACACAACACGTCCAGTATATTGCAACAGCTCCCCCCGCAGAAGGGCTGCGTTTATTAAAAAATCGTGTTATTGTCGACGAGCGCGGCTGACTCGTAGCGAGACCATCACCGGGTGCGCTCGCGTGCCCCGGAGCGGATCGAGGGCCGCCTGAGAAACTCGTCCGCCTCGGTATCGGTAGGAATCTCGTAGACAGGCTCCTCGTCGTCGAACTCGTCCGTGGACTCTCCGGCGTACGGGACCTCGGTGTACGGGATCTCGGCGTACAGAGGGTCCTGGTCGCGCCCTCCTCTAGTCCGCTTCAGCTTGCGTCCGGCTTCGCGCATGGATGCCCGAACGCGTCCGATCTGGCGCTTTGCCCGGTCTCGCGTCGCGCGCACCCGCTCGGAAAACTTCGTCCCGCGTCGCTTGTGGTACACGTACGCTCTGACGAGCCGCACTACGGCCATGACCAACACGAAGCCGGCCAGCAGGGCCAAGACGACCCGAATCCCCGTGCGTGCCCCGGCCATCCGGGCTTCGGCGACGTAGTAGTTGCGAGCGTAATACGCTTCCACGGCGACGCCGATGATGCCACAGGCGATCACGAGTCCCAGGTGGGGGCCCGGTAGCACCTGAACGTAGCGAGCCATGAACATCTCGACGACGATAGCAGCGACGATGACGAGGCACGCGAAAACCCCGGCTGCCCAAGCGACGGCCTCTGCCGGAGTCATGGCGAAGTTCTCGACGGCGACCGTCTCCGCGGCCACAGCCATCATGGCCGTGGCCAGACAGACCGCCAACAGGACGACGTTAGCCACGACGGCTCGAGCAGCGCCGACGACGCGGTAGTGTGTGGGGGCGACGCGCTCTAGTCCGCGAGCTTGCTTGGCGTAGGTTCCGCTGAGCACACCGCGCGTGCAGAACAAGACCCCGAAGGCGGCCAGGCACGCGCTATGCAGGCCGTATGCCACGTAGCCCAGCGAGGCGACACGCCGAGCTAAGAGAACGACGGCGACTTGCAACAGCCAAGCCGCGGCGCTGCCGAGCAGAAGCGCAGACTGCGGGGCGACGAGAGAGACGGCCGCCAGCTGCGCCTCGGGGTCTTTGTTGGGGACTCCGCGGGCCGTGACTGCGCCAACGATGACGTAGATGGCACTGACCAACAGAATACCGGCCGTGATAACGAACGTGCCCATAGCCCCTTTTGCGTCCGGCTGCAGGGCGCTAGTCACGCCCCCGTGTACGTCCGACGCCGGGCGCGTGTCGTTGCGCGTGTTAGGGGGTGCGTAAAAACGGGCGAGGCCGGCGTCGAAGAAACAGGCCACGACCGTCAGGAGCACGAGCATGATGACCGAAACCAGAAAGCAGGCCGTCTGCACGGCCCAGACTCCCTTGGCCAGCCGAGCCATCTTTGCGGCGGGCGAGCTCGGGGACGGCCCCTCGTCGTCGCTGCTCTGGGGAGACATTCCTGCAGACGCAGAGCGCGAGCGGTACGCCTCGAGCGTGTCGCTCGCGCAGATGCTGTACGGCGGAGACTTAGCCGAGTGGCTGCCGCGCGCCCACCCAGGGGTGGCTCTCGAGCGGCAGCAGAGCGGGCCGGTGGTGTTTCCTGACCCGAGCGCGGCTGCGGCGAGGAGCGTTACCGTAGTCCGGGCGCCGATGGGCTCCGGCAAGACAACCGCGCTGATACGCTGGTTGAGAGAGGCGGTTCGCTCCCCGGAGGCGAGTGTGCTGGTGGTGTCCTGTCGGCGGAGTTTTACGCAGACGCTGGCGGCTCGCTTTGCGAGTTCCGGTCTCGCGGATTTTGTAACTTACCTGACATCCGCCCACTACATCATGAACGACCGCCCTTTCCACCGGCTGATCGTGCAGGTGGAAAGCTTGCATCGCGTAGGCCCCAACTTGCTGAACGACTACGACGTCCTGGTGTTAGACGAGGTGATGTCGACGATCGGGCAGCTGTACTCGCCGACTATGCGGTACTTACACCAAGTGGATGGGCTCCTGGTGCGGCTCCTGAGCGCCTGCCCGCGCGTCATCGCGATGGACGCCACCGCTAACGCACAACTGGTGGATTTCCTGTGCGGCATCCGCGGCGAAAACAACATCCACGTGGTTTTGGGCGAATACGCGCTACCGGGCTTCTCGGAGCGCCGGTGTACCCTCTTGTCGCGCTTGGGCCACGATGTCCTGCGAGAGGCGCTCCGCCCCACCGACGACGAGGCTCCGGAGACGGCGTCGCAAGAGGCCCTCTCGCTCTCCTCGAGAGAAGACGAGGAGAGTTTTTTCGGCGCGCTAGCGGCGCGCCTGGCCAGCGGCCTCAACGTCTGTCTGTTCTCAACGACCGTGTCTTTCTCAGAGATCGCCAGTAGATTCTGTCGCCGCTTCACAGACCGCGTGCTGCTGCTGAACTCCCTCACCCCCCTCTGCGACGTCAGCGAGTGGGACCGCTATCGCGTCGTCGTGTACACGACCGTAGTGACGGTAGGGCTCAGCTTCGACGCCGGCCATTTCCACAGCATGTTCGCTTACGTGAAACCGATGGCTTACGGGCCAGATATGGTGTCCGTGTACCAGTCTCTCGGCCGCGTGCGAGCGCTGCGCCAAAACGAGCTGCTGGTGTACGCGGACGGGTCCGGGACGCGCGCGGACCCCGTGTTCACGCCCATGCTGCTAAACCACGTAGTCAACGCCGAAGGGCGGTGGCCGGCGCAGTTTCGGCAAGTGACGAACGCGCTGTGTCGAGGTTTCCGTCGGCGCTGCGGCAGCGCCGCCCGGAGCCACTCGGCCGCGCGGGCGCCGCGCCTGCACGCTAGGTTTCAGTACAAGCACTACTTCGAGCGATGCACGCTAGCGTGCTTGTCGGACAGTCTGAACATCCTACACACTCTGCTGGACCTGAACCGCGTGCGCGTTCGCTTTTACGGCTGCGATGTGCCGCTCACGGCCGAGGACTTCTGCCGATTCATGCGGCGGGCGAGAGCAGACGCTCTGGTAGCGCGGCGCGAGCTGCGCGGCCTGCGCCAAGGCGCGGTCGCGGTGCCCCCGGAGGCTTGGGTCGCGGACTCGGAGGAAGTGGGCGTTTTCGTGGAAAAGTACTTGCGTCCGCAGACTCCTCCTGCTGCCGTCGTAGACGTCATGCGCGCCATCAGAGAGCCGACCGCGCGCATGCGCTTCGTGAACGTAGCGCTGCTGGAAGCGTGCGTCCGGGTCCCTACGGCCGTGCAGAGCAGCGCCGTCTTCTACCGCTTGTACGATCACTACGCGACCGGGGTGGTTCCCACCGTCGACACCCAGGGGGGGCTGGAGATGATCGCGCTGTCTCCCGTCCCTAACGTCGGCGCCGTCTGGGAGCTGTTCGGGGTGCTGGCTCACCTGGCGGTAGCGGTCGGCTGGGACGTCGGGAGCGGGGGCTCGAGGGGGGACTTCTCCGAGGCCGACATCACACGCCTCATGCGGCCGGTCCGCCATCGCTGCGCGCAGCTGGTGTTCGAGCTAAACCACTGCAACGTCAGCGACCCCGCCCTGCTCGCCGAGACGCCCGTGTGCCGCGTGGCGGCCGCCCTGAGCGGCCGCTCGCCCCGCCCAGCGGTGAGAGAGGCGGAGCATTCTGCGTCTCTGTTTCGCCTGATGTGGGAGGAGATGTTCGGGGCGCAGATGCCCCGGAGCACGCAGACGTTCCCGGGCGTCGACCGGGTCAAAAACCTCACCAAACGCGCCATCTCGGATCTCCTGGACACACACAACATCAGCCGCGACGACTGCCGTACTTACCGACAGCTCTACGCCCGCTTGATGCAGCACAAGAAGGACTTCGCCGGTGTCCGCTACAAGCTGCGGGCGCCGCGCTGGGCTCGGCACTTGCGCACGCGCGCCACAGAAGGCAGCGTGGACGCTGTCCTCGAGGCGGCGCTCTCGGAGCTCCCAACAGAGGCGTGGCCCACGGCTCAGGGCGCCGTAAACTTCGGGAGCTTATAACACTACGCGACTCCGGAGGGTGCCGAGGGGGGTCTCGGGAGAAAGCGAGGGAAAAGGAGGAGAGGGGAAGCGCGCTGACGGAGCGCGCTTACGGGCCACCGGGATTCGCAGCACCGAGGAACCGACGACGGAGCCGCGGGTCTCTCATGGAGACCGAGGCGCCTGCCGTCGTCGACGTTAAGGGCGGCGAATCCACCGAGCTGATCTGCGCCGCGACCCTCTATACGGCCTGGACGCGGCCTCGCGCCGACCGCCTGCACGCCATCGTGTACTTACTGTGTCGCGACGAAGCTGGCGCGTACCACCCTCGCTTCGCCGAGGTGGCGGTGGAGGCCAAGGAGCTCGACGCGTACTACGACGCGACAACTGCATCGCGCGGTGGGTCCGGAGCGCTTCCCGGCACGACTCCGAGAAGCGTGGCGGTGGCCGTGCAGTCGGCGTCGTGTCCCCGCAGCTGTCCTCTCGAGACGCTCCGCCACCCGGAGCTGTGGCGCGCGGCATACGCCTGCGTCATGGGCGCCCTCGCCCGCGACGTAGGCCCGTTTGCGCTGTTTCACCCCGTCCGACTGCGCGTGAGCGCCGAGTCTGGACTGGTAGAGACCATCGAATGCGCCGGAGGCCCGGCGCGGGGAAGCCGACCTAGAGCCGGCCTCCTGGCGTTAGAGGCGCGCATGTCCCTGGACCCGACCGCCGTGGCCGCCCGCGCGCTAGAAGCCCCGGGAGGGAGCCTCGCCTGGGCGAGGTTGGCGGCGCTGCGAGACGCGCCCGACGCCGCCTCGAGTTCGGCCGTGACCGTCTCCGTGGCTACACGCGCGGGGTCGTTTAAGCGAACGTACGCAGAACTCGGGCGACCACCAGCGGTTCGGGAAGGAAAGCTAGAGGCGGTCTTCCGAGTGCGGCGGTGCGCGCTGCGTCCGCGCGGGCTCGGACGCGAGATAGAGGTGCGCGTACCGCTGCCCGTCGCGTACGATTATCTGGCCGTCTCGGCCGCCGAGTTCTCGGCTCCGGCGCTCGTCGCGCTCTACCGCCAGTGGCACACGGCCGTGTTCGCCGAGCCCGGGGCCGTGTCTTCGGTGTTCGCCTTCTTAGGCCCAGAGTTTGACCCGTTGTGGTGGAACCGAGACGCAGACGCGAACGACCGAGCCCTCTCGCCGGACCAACTCGTGACTCTAGGCTTTCCGGGTTGGCCCACGCTCAAAGTCACCCCAGCCGCCAGAGACGGCGCTCCAGACGACGCGACGATGCACGAAGCCGACACGTACGCCGCGGCCGGAGTGGGGTGGCCGGGAATCCCCGCGAGCGCCGCCCTCCTCGTCCCGAGCCCCGCGCGTTGGCCGCGGGCGGTAGCGGCAGCGGTCGCCGACCTCTCCCCGCGCGCGCGCGAGTTCTCGGAACGGTGGCACCCGGAGCACACGAGGGCGGCGGCGCAGCTGCTGGACCCCCCGGCCGTAGTCGGGCGCGTCTGGATATCTCGCTACCGCTTCGGGATGCTAGTTCCCGTCCTGCTAGCGCACCTGGCCCGCTTAGGTGCGGGCGGAGAAAGCGGTTGTGGGTGGTGGTCCGTCCTCCTGGCACCCAGAGGCCACCGCGACTTGGAAAGCCTGCGGGCGAGCCTCGTGGCAGACACGCGGGCGGAACAACCGGCCGCCGACCGGTTCGTGGGTGCGATCGCCGACGCGGTGATGGCGCGAGTCGAAGAAGCCGCTACTCGCGCTGGATTTGCGGTGTGTGCTGCCGAGAGCGAGGTCGCGTTCTGGGGCGTATTCAACGTCGACCCGCGCGACGCTGCTGCCGCGCGCGCGGCCGAAGCCAATGCGCGCGCGGCGTTCGAAGAGACGACCGCCGCGTTCTTGGTGGATGACGTCGGTCTCTCCCGCAGCGCCGCCGCCGCCGCCGCCTGTGTCACGCCGGAAGGCACGTACACCCACGCGGTGGTGTGGAGCCGCGTCGGGCGCTGGTTCTGGAACGCGGACGACGGCCGGGAACACGCAGAAGGGTTTCCCGAGGCAAGCCCGGCTCACGCGCGAGCCGCGAGTGTCTTATGGGGCGCGCTGCGCCAGACGCTCGCGGACCCGGAGTGCGAAAACCCAGAACGCGCACGCGCCGTCATGGAAGCGGCGTGCGACGCGCTAGCGATCGAAGCGTTCGCGTGCCGCGGGGACCCGGGGTATTGGGGGCTGCCAAAGAGCGCGTCGGAGACTCTGGAGGAAGACCGAGGCGACGACGAGCCCAAGGCTGCCCGGCCTCTCCCCCACGCCGCCTTCTGCGGAGAAGCGCTCCTCGACCGCGACCGCGGAGCGGCGAGACGCCGGACCCTGCGAGTCAGGACGCCGGACGGCGAGGCCGCGGACGTACCGATGGACTTGTTTGCACCCCCCCTGATACTCCCCCCGATCGACTGCGTCTACTACATGTCTGCTATCGTGCGGGAAATAGAAAAAGTGTTTTGTGGATATCTAGAAGGTCGCTGGGGCGAAGAGAGCGGATCGTTCGTTTACCCACTGAAAGATAAGTTCGGGTTTCTACTCTAGCTGCCGCTTGCCCCCCCGTCTTCGAGCTTCTCGTGGGGGCCTTTAACTATTAAAGCTTATCTTTAGACTGTCTCATCACAGCCTCTCGTTTTGATTTACGGCGGAGACTCAGGTGTGTGTCGGGGAGTGGGGGGGGATGGTGACAGACCTAGAGAAGGAAAGTAGAGGGAACGAGAAGAGAGCCGGCGAAACGCACACGATCGCATAGCTGATAGGAAAAATACGCCAGAAAATGAGCTCTCGGGCCGACTCTTTATTGGAAAGTCAACCGCGGTGCTATTCGAAGCAATAAAACAGACTCTCCCCGCGGGTCTTGTTGGGTACGGAAGCCCACCAATCCAACAGAGCGCGCCTGAAGACTTCTGACTTCCACGGGCGGCTCATTATACTGTCGTGGCGGTACGCCACACAATCATCTCTGGTGGAGCTTTGGGGAGGGGGGCCGATCGTCGGCGCGCTAAACAGCGCGCCGACGATCGGTAGCGTTTCGCCCGCGGCCATCAGACACCGAGCCAGGTACCAATGGGGCAGCACGAACGCGTCCGAGAACGGCTCTACGTGCGCCATGAACATTAGCGTGTTCAGCACCCACTGGCAGCTGCGCAACAGCAAGCACCGCAGGCGCTGTAGGGGCGAAGTCCGGCGTCCTACGCGCTTCAGCCATGCGGATAGGCGCACGAACATGCTGGGGGTGGCGTGGTCTGGGGGGCAGCTCTCCAGGTACATGAGGACGGTCAGGAGCTCAAAGTCCGCGAGCGCAGTAGGGCGGAACAGCACCAGGCGATGTCGGAGGACGAGCGCCGGGGGGGCGAGGCTGTCCACGCGGTCTTCCGACGCCGTGATGACAGCGCACGCGAATCCCTTGTACGCGAGCTGAGACCGACACTGCTGAAAGTACTCGATAGACGGCGTCTCTTGGTCGTCGGCCGCTCCCTCCAGTACGTACGACAGCTGGCCAGCGGGTGTCACGTTCGCTCTGGAGATCCCGGTCGTCGTCAGGCGAGGCGCGCGAGAGGCAACTTGGCGCACCTCACAGACGAGCCGCAAGAGCGCTTGTCCGCTAACTTCCTCCGCTACCGCGACTATGTCGAGATCCCGGTCGACGGCCTTCTTCAGCGCGGCTAACGCCGTCTCTTCAGGGTCCATCCTCGCCGGGCTCTAGAGCCCGAGCCCCACACGGCTGCCGTCTGGCACACGGAGCCACGCGAGAGCGTCTCCTCTTGGTACCGGAGCCTGGTCTCGCCGCTCGTGCCTCGCGCGGCGGCCGAGAGGGAGGGGGAGTTGCCGATCTCCCAGAGCGCCGACGCGGAGGCGACCGAGATCGCCCGCGCCGTCCGCGAGGACTGCGGCTGCGGTCGCGGCTCGGGCTAGCCCCGTCGGCGTCGATCTCCGAGCAGGCCGGTGCCACAGCGCGGCTCACGTCGGCCACAAACAGCGCAGCTAAGTCTGCGAGGTAAGTGTCTAGGCGGGTTTTCTTAAAGACCGACCCCCAGAGCTCTTCCTCCCCCAATAGCAGATCCGCGCCCGTGATGAGCGCCCCCAGGTGGGGGGTCTTTATAACAGACAGGAAGTATGGGGCGACGAACACCACGACAGCGCTGGTCGAGTACGATATAGACGTCTCCATCCCTTGGTTGTTCGTTTTGCGCGAGATCTGGAAGCAGCGCGTGAGCTCGAACTCCCACAGGCGCGACAGCCGCTCCAGGTCTGCCGCGTACGTCGGGACGTACTGGTGCTGGAAGCTGTTAGCGACGTACGTGTCGTCCCCCATGGCGCTGCTGACGTCAATGACGTCGCAGTCTACTCGAGAAGAGTGGGGTGTCGGTGCTCCCCGGCTGGCAGCCTCGCCCTCACAGATCGGATCGGCGTCGGCCTCGCGTTGGCGGCGGTCGAGCGCGCTGGCGCGCACGCGCGCCAGCTCTTGCTCGCGGTCTCGCAGGCGCGCGCTCAGCCCGTGGTTCGTCTCGCGCAGCCGCTCTATCGTGCCGAATAAGTTGTTGATGTAGCCCTCTAGCATGCCGTTGATGCTGTTGACTACAGACGTCTGGAAAGCTTTCTGAATGCGCTGTCCGCTGACGCTCCCCGCGGACGGAGACGCCACTCTGGGGCTCGACCGCGGCCCTCCGGTCCGACCGAACCCGGGCAGCCCCTGGTCTACGGGCCCGCCGAAGTTGTCCAGCAAGTGCCCGCCGGCCTCGTCCAGATACGCCCTGATGGTGTCGTTGATGTCGCCTACGTGGCGCATGTTCTTCATGTTGATGATGAGTCGCACGAGACGCGAGGCCGCGGAGCCGGACTTGTCGGCGTCCTCCCCGAGAGCGCGACTGACGGCTCGCGCTGCGCCGCCGCGTTCGTCGTCGCTCTTCCTGCCTAACAGAACCCGGACCGGAGCCGTATTGATGAGCCGGCAGACGCGCGCGTGCTCGCGGAGCATGTGGCAGGCCACCACCTCCCGGGACAACCGCTGCATCGGCGAGTCGAAGAGCACGCGACCGTTGTCGTAGAACGGAGCCCACAACACCCAGCACTCTCCGCGCTGCCCTGAGACAGCGTCGCGCATGCGCAGCTCGCCGCGGCGATGGTCGTAGAAAATCTCGGTGCGGTCGTACGTCGGGACCGTCACGGCGTCGAAGGCCGCGGCCATCTCTAAGAGCCGCGGCCCGCAGCGCCCCACCGCGTTCGTGATCGTAGTCAGCCGGCCCTCCGTCACGAGGGGGTGGCCGCGGAGCAGCGCGCACGTGCGCGCCGTGACATCACCCCTGCGTTGATTACGCAAGATAGGCACGACCCCCAGACAGCAGATCCAGTCTATATATCTGGCGAAGCCCGCGGGGCCGTTGGGGCCGCTAGCCGTGAAGCAGCCGACTAAGTCGTGGGCGAAGCTGAGCAGCGTGGCGTACAGAGTACGTCGCCAGGTGTCGAACACGCGCTCCGCGACTCCCGCGGCCGTCTCTTCGGGTCCGCGGTACTTCTCGGCTAGGTTCCGCGGCTCCAGTCGCCTAGCGCGGACGTGATTCTGCCAGTCGGCTTCTAAGTCGCGATAGGCGGCCGCGTTGAGCAGCACGCTAAAGACGGCCGTCTGCAGCTGCTTAGCCGCCGCTTCGCCCGATCGGACGACGCAGTACACGCCCTGTCCTTCCGTGTAGCCGAGCTCACCGAACAAAATCTCCCGAAAGAGCACCGTCTGGGGAGTCGGGTGGATCCGGACCCAACTATCGTTGGCGGACAGGGACGCCGGCTCGGAGCCGCGAGCAGCCCCCCTAGCCCCCGGCGGACGCCGCCAGGAGGGCGTCTGGGCTTGACATCGACCCGAAGGGCGGAACCGCTCGCGTGGTGAAGGCGGCCTAGGCGGCGACCGCTGGTCGCCCGGAGCTGAGGAAGAGAGAAACCCCGACATGTCTGCAGAGACCGGAGGACCGGCTTCGGTCCCCTACGACAACGCCGTCTACCTCAACTTTACGTCGATGCACAGCGTGCAGCCGATTATCGCGCGGGTCAGAGAGCTGGCAGAAGCGCACCTAGAAGTAACGCGCGTCCCTCGGCTGAGCTGGTTTCGAGAGCTCGCGAACCTAGACACGCCTATAGACTTGCCCCTTAGGGAGTTCCCGTTTTCCGTGTACCTGATCAGCGGAAACGCGGGTTCTGGGAAGAGCACGTGCGTGCAGACGCTCAACGAGACGCTAGACTGCGTCGTCACGGGGGCCACACGCGTCGCCGCTCAGAACATGTACGCCAAGCTGTCGGGCGCTTTCCTCAGCCGTCCCATCAACACCATCTTCTACGAGTTTGGCTTCCGCGGCAACCACGTGCAGGCTAGCCTCGGGCAGTACCCGTACACCTTAGCCAGCAGCCCCGCGACTCTGGAGGACCTGCAGCGCCGCGACCTCACCTACTACTGGGAAGTCATCAGCGACATTACGCACCGGGCGCTGGGCGCCGAGGCGGCGGGCGGGGACGAGGGGGACGCCCAGCAGGAGTTTGTAGCGCTGGAGGCGATCGAGCGGTCTCTAGGCGTGCCGAGGGGGTCGCTCGCGAGCGCAGCTTTCGCCGTCCACGGATCTCTACCCGCTTTTACGCGCAGCAACGTCATCGTTATCGACGAGGCTGGGCTCTTGGGGCGCCATCTACTGACCGCCGTCGTATACTGCTGGTGGTTAACCAACGCGCGCTATCGCACGCCGCAGTACGCCGCCGGGCGGAGACCGGTGTTGGTGTGCGTGGGCTCCCCTACCCAGACGGCCTCCCTGGAGTCGACGTTCGAGCACAGCCAGCTCAAGTGCCACGTCCGCCAGAGCGAGAACGTGCTGACGTACCTCATCTGCAACCGGACGCTGCGCGAGTACACGCAGCTATCGCGCAACTGGGCCATATTTATCAACAACAAGCGCTGCGTGGAGCACGAGTTCGGGGACCTCATGAAAGTCCTCGAATACGGACTCCCGATCACCGACGCGCACATGCAGTTCGTCGACAGGTTCGTGGTTCCGGAGAGCTACATATGCAATCCGGCTAACCTACCAGGGTGGACGCGCCTCTTTTCGTCCCACAAGGAAGTGAGCGCCTACATGTCTCGCCTCCACGCGCACCTGCGACACTCGGGGGACCGGCAATTCGTCGTGTTTACTCTCCCCGCGCTCACCTTTATCTCGCTGGCTGAGTTTGAGCAATACCGCCAGCTCACGAACCAGCCCAGCCTCAGCGTAGAGAAGTGGCTGGCAGCTAACGCAAGCCGCATCGCCAACTATTCGCAGAGCCAAGACCAGGACGCCGGTCGCGTGCGCTGCGAAGTACACAGCGCATACCAGCTGGCCGTGGCTCGCACGGACATCACGTACGTGCTCAACAGCCAAGTAGCTGTCACCACGCGCCTGCGCAAGTACGTGTTTGGCTTCTGCGGCACCTTCAGGCTCTTCGAGTCGGTCTTGCGCGACGACAGCTTCGTCAAGACCCAGGGCGAGACCCAAGTAGAGTACGCGTACCGCTTTCTGTCGCGTCTGATCTTCGGAGGGCTGATTCAGTTTTACAACTTCCTGCTGGACCCGCGACTACACGACGACAAGCGCTCTGAGGCCCACGACCGGCTAGCCGCCTTGACGGCCCAGCTGCTCCCGGCTGCCGACACGCCGTCGGGGTCGCTCGCGAAGCCGGGCTCGCGAGACCCGGGCGTCGGATGCGGGCAGGGGAGTGTGGGCAGTAAGCCCGACGCGTCCGGGCGAGCGTTTGACTTCCGCGGCGTCGGTGCGTCGGAGGAGAAGCCCACCGAAGACGATTTCCCCACCGACGACTTGGATGACGTTATTTTCGGGGGCGCGGGGGGAAAGGAGATCGACATGTTCTATTGCTACTACGACCTGAACCAACCGGAATCCACGGCGGCGGTGCACGCGCAGTTCGCGCTGCTGAAGCGCGCGTACCTCGGCCGCTACGCCATCATGAGAGAGCTGTTTGGGGCGTCCTTCGAAGACGCCCCGTTCGGCACTTACGTCGACAACGTGGTGTTCCGGGGCTGCGAGATGGTCACGTGCACGCTGCGCGGCGGGCTGATGTCTATGGCGCTCCCCACCGACAGCTACACCCTGGTAGGACACACGTACGCGCGCGTGCCCGCTTTCGTAGAAGAGCTGATGCGCCGGCGGGGCGCGTCGAGCAAGGCCGGGAAAGGAGGCGGAAGTGGCTCCCAGGGAGCGGGAGTCGGCACGCTCCTGGAAGAATCTCCGATGCCGTACGTCGTCCTCCGCGACCAGCGCGGTTTCGCGTCGGTGGCCAACACGAACGTCAGCGAGTTCGTAGAGACGGTGGAGGGGCGGGAGCTGGCTATGGCCACTAACGCCGACTACGGGATCAGCACGAGGCTGGCCATGACCATCACGCGCTCGCAGGGGCTGAGCTTGGACAGGGTCGCCATCTGTTTCGCCCCCAACAACATCCGCCTAAACAGCGCGTACGTAGCCATGTCCCGCACAACGTCTTCCGAGTTCCTGCGGATGAACATCAACCCGCTGCGGGAGCGACACGAGCGCGACGACGTGATCAGCGAACACATCCTCGCCGCTCTCCGCGACCCGGACGTGCTGATCGTGTACTGAGGGCGGCGGGCGCTCGGTGGGCCATATCGCACTTGCGGATCATGGATCCCTCGTCCCAGCTATCTCTAGTCGCATACACTCTGCGGAACGCCAGAGGCCCCACGACCTGGAAGCTGTACGACACGGAACACATAGTGAGCACGTTCGACAGCGGGGTGCGATACGTCGCCACCGCGGGGCGTCTGCGCCAAGACCCCCTGGACGGCGGATCTGTAGTTCTCCAAGACACGCCGGGGGGAGTGGTAGTGGTAGTCAACTGCCCAGCGGACTTCTGCGCGTATCGCTTCGTCGGGCGTACGCAAGGCCACGTGCTCCGGCAGTGGGAAGACACCGGGATGTGCGTGTACCCTTTCGACGCGTGGACCGGGTCCACTCACACCGAGAGCGTGCGCAGCGCGTCTGCGGGCACGGCTATCGTGCTCTGGTGCGACGACAGTCTGTACATCACCGCCACCGTGTGCGACGCAGACCCGCCCGCCGACTCACCGACAGCGCGAGTCGACGAGACCCCCGGCTCGCTACTCGAGGACGCCCACGAGGAGCTCCTCGCCGGCGACAGCGAAGCGAGGGTGGCCGCTGACCTACTGACGGAAGTCTTGGATCAAGTCCAGTTAGGCCCCGCTTCGAGCTTCGAGGGTTGTGCTCGAGGCGCCCAGTAAGCTTGGTCCCCCTTTTACAGACACAGAAGCGACGAGTGTTTCTATAGAATAAATAAACTTTATTTCTAAATATTACACTGCGATTTAGTGTTCTTCGGGGCCATGGGGGCGTCCGCGAGCTCTTTGAGATCCGCGTCGCTTTCTAGTGGCGATGACGTTATCGCGGTGGACGTACAGGGGCTCCACGGCGGAGAACTCGTAGACGTACACGGGGACGGTGGGGTGGGCGTGTCCGTCCGCAGCTAACGTGTAGTACTTGCGAGGCTTTCTCGCGCGAATCGCGGCGTACAGCCGCTCCCGCACTCGCCGCGCGTAGTCTCGACGACACAGCACGAACATCTGCAGACTCTTGGTACCGCAGGCGCCGCGCCCTTCTCGGGCGCGAGCTTCTCGCGCTCGGCGCTTCGCGGAGCCCGCTGTGGAGAAAGAGGACGTTTTCGTACACGCGATATCCAGGTCACACAGGGAAGCGTGCAGGTCTTTGCGTATCGTGTCCGTCAGCTGCCTCCGACCCAGTTCGTCGACCGAAGAAACCATGAACAGGGTGTCGAACTCTACGTAATCCTCTCGCGCTGTGGTCTCGGTTGGCTCGCTGGCCGGCGGGCCCGCGCTTCGATCCGGAGGCGCGGACGGCGGCGGCTCGGACGCTCGTCCTCCGGAACTCGACACCGCACACGGGGACGCCCTACCCCATCTGCAGTGATCGGATGAGCGGTTCTCCCCACAGCTGTCTGTAGAAGCCAGTTTCGTCTGCGACCCCGTGTTGTGTAGTTCTATCGGTTCTGAAGGCACAGAGTCCCCGCTCCCCTCTACAGCGACATCCGCGAGCCTGGGGAACGTGCGGAGCCCCGGGAGGTTCCACCCCCAGTCAGCCAGAATCGCGATAGAAGACGGAACCGCCCCGCCGTTTACGTTAGCCATCGACGCAGCTACACGAGACACAGACTGGGGTTTCGTGAGCTTTTTATTGACCGTTTATCTCCCGGGGGAAAGATGGGGAGGGGAGGGTGCTACACGTCTCGATCACTTGGCGCGAGCCAAGCTAGGAGCGGGCCCAAGCGACCAGTCTATCGGAGGCAGGCCCCGAGCCTCTAGGTACTGGTTGGCCAAGAGAAAATGCCTGCAGGTCCCGAAGGGCGTCTGCGACAAAGGGGATGGGTGTGCGAACCGGAGAACCAGGTGGCGCTGGGTGTCGGGCTTGATCGCCCCCTGGGCGTGCTGACCCCAGAGCATGAACACTAGACCGTCGCGTCTCTGAGCCAGGCGACGAAGGACGCCGGCGACGAACCGCCCCCATCCGAGCCCGCTGTGGGAACCCGCGGCCCCCCGTCGCACGGTCAAGGTGGTGTTCAGCAGCAAAACGCCTTGGCGCGCCCACTTCTCCAGGCACCCGTGCCCCGCGGCCGGGGTCGCTTCCGGATAGCAACTGCGGACAGCGGTGAAGATGTTGCGTAGACTCGGGGGCACGGGTACCCCGGGGCGCACGCTAAAAGCCAGGCCGTGTGCCTGTCCTGGCTGGTGGTACGGGTCTTGTCCGATTATCACCACGCGGACGTCATCCGGAGCACAAGAGCGCGTCCAGGAGAACACGTCTCCGCGGGGAGGGAGCACCTCTTCGGTCCGACATCGACGGAAGTACTCCGACAAGAGACCCGATGTCGCCGCCGCGGCCAGCTCCGGTTCGATCACGTCGCGCCAGGGTTCGCCGATGCCGAAAACGTCACGCGCTCGCCTCCAGTCTAGCGTGCGATCGGAAACCCCCGAGGATGGGGAGAAGAGGCTCGCGGTCTCACGCTCGACGGCATCCGCGGCCGATGGCGAGCCGCCGAACTGCACTCCTAGAGGGCACCCCCTGGGACGCCGCGGTCGCTTAGCGACCGCGGCAAGCGGGGGCTCGATCACATCAGGCGCGCTGCTTCCTTCCGTTTTTGGGTCTTCTGCCCCTCTTCGGCTTTCCGGTAATGGCGGTGGGTGGTTCGACGGGGATGGGAGCTGGGGCGCGAGTAGAGTTAGCTGTCGGCTGTCGGGAGTGGCCTGGCGCTTCATCTGTCGCGGTTGGGGGAGCGGAGCCAGCCGAGAAGTGTCCGAAGCACTGCCGAGTCCTAGAATACTCGAAATTCACGCACCCCGGCTCGACAGGTGTGTGGTCAGCGACGCTGTGGCGTCTGTCGGCCAGCTTCGTTATCTCGCTATAAAGGGCCTCGCGAGCTGACGTTTCTTGTGGCGTCAGAGGGTAGGGGGCGAAAGACAGGTCGGCTGCAAGTCCGAACACGAACTGGAAAGGGTTCACCCAATAGGCTCTCTGGTTAGACTTGTCCCACACAATAGTGTCCAAGCCCGGACAGTGGTATCGCAGGAACACTCCGTCGATCTTCTGATAGTCGAACACCTCCGGGGGCGTGTACCGCCACGCGACGCCACGCGACGGGATCGCCATGCAAGGCGTCTGCAGCACGTCCATGGGCGTTTCGGCGACGACGCTGCGGAGTACGTACTCGGTCGCCCCCATCGCCGGCAGCCTCCGTCTGGTCGGCGCCTCGGTCGCTATATCGGCCGAGTCTCTGTTTACCCGTAGCAGCGGTGGCGAACTCGGGTCCGGACCCTCCGTCGTCTCCAGAGCGAGCAGAGCTTCGCTGCTTTCGGGCAGCGATCGAGCCGCGTCCACACACAACACTTTATGCGGGCAAACCACACCGACGACACACACGAACAAGCTCCACCGGAGTGCGTTCATTTTCAGGGGTGACGTCTGGCCGCTTGGGGAGAACTAGCTCCCCTGTAAGCGAACGCGAGCCTTTATTGGGAAACTTTGCTTCCCCCCACCCACCCTCCTCTTTCTATATCGCCCGCACCCCAAGCCCTCGTCGCACCTAAGCTTTCAGATAATATCCCTAGGAGAAGGGTAGTACTAGCTTTTGTGACTACCCGTTAACTCCGTCAGTCATACCCGCGGTCTGAGGATCGCTAGCCCGGGCTTATGAAAGATGCTGAACAACCTAGAAGCGGCGTTGGGTTCTCTCCTTACACTTTCTCCTGCGCGCTTTTAGCAGATATATGGTTTAAAATACCCCCCCGTAATCTAGTACGTGTGTATAGTGTAGTTTAACAGATTATCATCGATTTCGAAGAAAACTCCCCCATCGGGATAATAAATACTGGGGCTGAATTAGACACTTGCGGCCTCCTCTAGATATATGAATGAGGTTATTATTGATTTATGATTCGCCTCCTCTAACTAGCTCTGCGTACAAACCTAGGTGCTCGGCCGCGTGTCTTCTGGGGTGCAAGTACCCCAGAAGACACGCGGCCGAAGAGGGTGGGGAACTTGAGTTACTGGCATGCTGGAGAGCTTAGTGCTTCTATGCGGCTTTTTTTCCTTTTTTCCTCCTTTCTTAGCTAACACAGGAAGAAGAAAAATTCAATGGCACATTAGACAGCAAAAACTTTCTCTGTAATTGATATAGGAAGGGGCGTTTGTTTACAGAAATTATGTCATAGTGTAGTGTGCGGTTTTCTATTAGTATTTAACAGAAAGATAACGGCCTCCAGCGCTTGCCAAATAGCCGTAAAATACACCAGCTCTCATTAAATGTTCAGAGAGCGCTACTAAAAAGCCTTAATGGCGCTGTAATGAAGAACTGGCAATATGCCAAATAAGCACTCTAGGCACTTAAGCGCTGCTAAAGGCTGATCCCGGGGCGCGTAATAATTACTCTGATAATGGAGCTTCTGTGAACGCATAATGGCTCTGTTGATTGGCTGAGGGGAGGTAGCTTACTGCAGAGCTCTGCGGCATAAACAACCCCAGCAGCCGTAGCTCTCCGTGCATACGCCCATTCGATCGAGACCTCTGTATTGCTGCAGGTGCGTACGCCTCTGGATATCTCAGGGTTTTCTGAAAACGGTTTTATTTCACAAGCGTCCCTTCTATACGCGGGGGTTAATTTAAAAGCTTTGTTTTACTGAAAACTGAGCCGGCGCCGCTTTTCTTTCTGCGGGAGGGGGGTGGAAGAAAAAGAAACCAAACAGTCTCCGTTTTAGGTTTAAAAAAATCTCACAACTAAATTCTGAGGTGGGGCGTGACTGAGATCGACCCCCCTAGTGCCAGGCCAGAGGGGAGTCCCTATACTGGTCGTAGAGAAATCCCTCGTAAAGGGGGTTTTTAGTTTTCGTGCGGCTCGCACCGCAGCGATTTATGTGAATTTATCTGTTTTTAAGCTGGCGAAATCTCTCAACGACAGAGACCGAGCACAGCGGAGACACACACCTGGCGGCATCTACAGGTGTGCAGCTCTCCGGTGGGGCCGCGGCTTGCGGCCCCCGAGATCGCGCGGCCTTCGGGCCGCGCCGGACTCCGTGTAGACCACCCATCGTGCTAACCTGGAACCCCGGCGTCAGAAGGAGGGGCTGGAAGCCCGAGTAAGGTAGGGAGCGGCGAGGTATCTTAGGTGCCCTTACCCCATATGTCGCTCGGTTCTGAGGCTCCTATGTCGTAGACCCCTCAAGCTGTCGGTTTCGCCCATAGTCATTTTGAGGGGTGGTCTCTAGCAGGATCCGCCGGTGTCCGGGCTCAGGTTCAGGCCTAGAGGACTATAGCTGTCTGTAAATATTAAACCACAACTATGGACCGCTGGGCACTAGATCTGAGCCCGGCGGTCGCTCCCGACTCAGCCGCAGCGCAGCCGTACTGGCAGGGGCTTTTTGTCGCTGCTCCCAAGGCTACCGCTACCACTGAGGGGGTGAGAGGTTGCTTACGTAGCAGTGTTCCCTTTCCCGCTCGCGGGTCTCTGGGGGGATAGGGGGAACAGGCCAGCTGTACACAGTGTTCCCCATAAATCTCCTCTCCCCTCCCTCTTCCCGTCTGTAGCGTGTTATGTCTGTAATCTCTGAACTCTGTTTCTTGCTACCCCCCGCTCCCTACGGGACATAAACTCTAGGCTTCTCGCTTAACCTCGGCGGCACAAGCCGTCCAGGTGGCGACCACACATTTAGTATGCAGAGAAACACAAAGGCTCGGACAATAGACCCCCCCCACTGCCCCTCCCATCCCTCCTCCTGACTCTGGCCTGGTGTGCTGTTCCGAGACATCCCTGCATCATTCTGTCCTTGCCAATCTTTCCCCCCCCCCTTTTTTTTTCCCTAAGCAGTACACACACTTTTTTGAAAAGTTTACTTTTATTTTTAAAAAGTTTGATTAACACAAACGCGCAAACGAGACAAGGCACTTGCGGCACGGGATAAACAGAGGTTTTTTTGTGTACAATAAAAGAGCCTACAAAAGTTAGTATTTAGTGCGCTTAGAAGCCGGGATACCGAGTTTGGGGCCACCGGAAAGTTTTTGGGTAGCGGGTACCTGAGTAGATGCGTTCTTCGAAGCTGCGACCAAGGGACCACGCAGCCGATAGCCTTCAGAACGCCCCCCTGGGGTAAAAAAGACAGCTCCTGCAGTATTTTTTACAGTACTGCAGACAGCGTCTGAGGGGGGTTCCTGGGATTCGCTATCGTGGGTGGTCTGTGGCAGACTCGAGGCGCTGGGAGCCCTGGCGGGGAGGTTAGTTTGACTGAGCCACGTAGGCAGCTGAGAGGCTAACCGCTTAGCTAGGCTGCTAGACCGATCTACCATCACCACGTAGGCGCTTATGTCGCCGCTGTTAGCGTCTACCACCGGCAGGCAGTCACCCGAAACCGTCTGGTTGAGGATGGGGGCTAGAAAGACCGAGGAATTCAGTCCGTCTAAGGGAACATGCCAGGCAGCGGACGCGGGCTGCTGAGTCATGCCCTGTGTCGCCTCCTGGTGGTGGGTCTTGCGCAGACACTTTCTGTGTTGGGTGGGCGGGGCCTGTGGGGCTTGGGTGGAGCTTTGAGGGTGGCCAGTACCACTAAACGACACCCCCCCCGACTCTAGTAAGGCGGTGATGCGCCCGTGGGTAGGTGGAGCCAGACTAGAACCCAGTCTCGCGGTACCCGAGGACGACTGGTTCGAGGTGGATGGCTGCTGGTTCTGTCGGGTCGGTGGCGTGGACGCGGCAGAGCGAGAAGATAAGGCCGGGGGGTTGCTAGACCCGGGGCGGTCGGAGTCTCCGGAGGACGACTCTGTTGAGACGGGGGGTGGGCTTGTCCTCTGTGACGATCGGATGGGGGCTAACACGGGGACGGGAGGCCGGAATGCGGGCCGACCTGTGTCGCGGGGTGCGAGTGTGGTGGTCGCCGTGGGTAGAGAGGGGGCAGTAGGGGCCGGGGGTGAGGCGGTCGGAGGGCTAGGGGGGGATGGGTGTTGTGTGGCTCTTGTAGGTGCGGTCGGCTCTCTGGCGACCCGCTGTGGAGGATGCGAGCTGCTGGCAGGGGGAGCGAGGGGGCGGCGAGTCGGAGCTGCGGGGCCCGGAGCGGGGTCTGGTGAGGAAGGGGGCGAGTCGCTGATGAAGATAACCCCCGGGGCGGCAGAGGCGCGAGTGTTTCGCTGAGGGGCCGTAGGAGCTGATCTGGGTGCTGGCGGGCGCACATCGAGAGGCTCTTGTCCACGGAGAATTTCTGTAGCAAAAGAGAGTTACGGGGCTGTTACGAACGGCTAATAACTCCTCCCCCCTCCCCAAAAAAGTTTCTTCTAGGTTCTTCCCCCCTCCCCTGCATGCACAACTCCCTTATACTGACCTCTCACTCCCCGATTCGCCCCTGTTCCATTGAGCGCATTGACCCGCTGACCGCGGATGGTCACGGCTGAGGGCGAACTGCCTCGGTTTCCTCGCCATATAAAGTCTGCGAATGCGCGGCCGCTCACTGCTTCTTCGGTAGCCGGGGAGTCAGGCTCGAGGACAGGGATAGTGTTATAGCTGCTGTCGCTCTGTATGTTGACTATCAGAAAGGATACGTGTCCGTTGCACACCGGGCAAGTGTTGCGCTGGACCAGCCAGGTGCGCATGCACGGAAGGCAGTACGGGTGCAAGCAGGGAAACGTTTTGCAGAACGTCAGCTCGGTTATCGGATCCATGCAGATAGGGCAAGGGTCGTCTCCTATCGCCGGTGGTCGCGGGTCCCCTCGACCCGGGTCGTTTCCCCCGTCCACCTCGATGTCCTCCAATGACACATCCGCACGCCCCCCAGTCCCCTCTTCTACATCGTCCGGATCTTCGTCGCTCTCGTCGCCCCCCTCCTCGTCCTCATCAGAGTCGTCATCGTCGTCGCTCGCCCCGTTAGCCGGGATCACCTCTGACCCCGAATACACGGATGCGAGCTCCCCCTCGCTGTCTTCGGATGAAGACGATGGGGGTCTAGCTCGGCGCCGACGGGGGGGCTGGCGCCTGTTAGCCACTGCTATGGCCTCTAACCACCAATTCAACTCAGCGTCGTTGAGGCTAGCTTCGTCCATGCCATTGCCAGGCGCAGCACTAGGGTCGCTGATATCTTCTAATTCAAACCCGGGGTCTCCGATGGGGCTCGGGGTCAGAGAGCCGAGAGCCGGAGCTCGATCGGTAAAGTTAACATCAGAGATAGAGCCTGTCTCTCGGGTTCTCGTGGCTCTGGCTTGCATGCCCCGGAGAACGCTGCGACCTCGTCCGGAGCGGCGGGTGCCCTGGGTTCGCGGAGCCGCCGACATAGTTCTGCGGTAGACCGAACAGCGAGGTTTTTCGGCGAGACGAAGTGCGAGTGTCTCGGATCCACAGCCGGGGAAGAGAAGCGGGTAGCCGGGGAGCGTTCGCTCTGAGACTGCCGTGAGATAGCCGGGGTGCGTCTGGGAAGATCGTACCGATGAGTGCATGGGTGTTCTGGTGCCTAAGTCCCTTATATACTTGTAGCCCAGCCCTCATCAAAAAAAAAGGTAAGGGGCGGAGACGTGTAAGTCAAGCCCAGGTAGGATCCGTGCCCAGCCAATGGGCATGTCAGGCGGGGTCTCTGCGATTCTATTAAGAAATCTGTGCATAAAATTATCTCCGAAAATGGAATTCCGGGGTCTCTGTTGACCTATGGGGATAGGTTATGCTCTTCTAATTAGCAAACCAAGCCCCGAAGTGGGTTGTTCTTCCGACTCGGGTGGTCTTATGCAAGGGTAAAAATTTAAATAATAGCATATCATTAACATTCTCGTTCCGGGTTTTTAGTAGGAGGGTCCAGTAAAATTACCATTTTGTATATCATTATTCTCTAACCAGGAACTTCTAGTTATGGACCACCCCATGTGCATCTCATTAACTTACCACTAGCCAATACGCGCTTAATCACTCACTAATACAGCCCTTCATTCTCCATTTTATGCTAATCAAAAATAGCTGTGCATCTCATTACTCCCATCTAGCTTCTACATTTCCATTTTTAGAATCTAATATCCAGCATTTATGAATATCATTATCATTAGCAAAAACAGGTAGCCATTTTAGCAGCTTGCTGTTAATATCCGTGCAGCCATTAACCTAATTCGGCCCTCCACAAGACATATTCGCCCCAGTTATAGCAATCTGCATTTAAAAACAACATCTCCTGAATGTCACGAGGAGGGGGGGGGGAGAGTTCTGTATTGCTTATGAGTTAGCTCTTGGCAGACTCGCCCGTAAGCTCCCCCGAGACAGATTCTCTAGCCAAAAGACACTGAGATAGATATAGCAAGTAAAGAAATCATTTATTTTTTTGATATTCTTGATAGCTCCCAAGGTCCACATCAGAGCGCCTCAGTGAAACAATTCAGGATCTAATTAATCGATCTAACCCTTCTTGAAAAGCTATGGGGCCTGGCATTGGGTCAGGCAGAAATTGAGGCCGGCATAGCTTTCGTTTTTTGGTTTTTGCAAAACCAAACTCATCGTTTCCAATAATTCAACGCCAGAAGCCTGTTCGAAGTTTCTTAAAACAGCATATTGCTACTGATTTATGTTCTAGCAGGAAGTCCTAGATGGCTTCCTATGCCCCAGTGGATCGTGGGTAAATGGGAGTTAGCAGAGCGAACTGACGTCCATACCCCCAAGTAGGCAGGATTGTAAAGAATAGTGGGAAAGGGGGCTGGTTCTGAGAGAACCATGGGTAAATGGGCTGGTCATGGGGCGTGTCATGTCAAGTATATATACACTTACTGTTGTGCCATCGCTTATTCGGGTAGACAGTCTAGTAGAGGAGACGACGATACACAGCTTCTCGGATCACTCTGATTATTGAATTGAGTACCACGTCATGGTTTGTTGTCGTGTAGTACGTAAGTAGGTTCTCTCCTCCCCTCTCTCCTCCCCTCTCTCCTCCCCTCTCTCCTCCCCTCTCTCCTCCCCTCTCTCCTCCCCTCTCTCCTCCCCTCTCTCCTCCCCTCTCTCCTCCCCTCTCTCCTCCCCTCTCTCCTCCCCTCTCTCCTCCCCTCTCTCCTCCCCTCTCTCCTCCCCTCTCTCCTCCCCTCTCTCCTCCCCTCTCTCCTCCCCTCTCTCCTCCCCTCTCTCCTCCCCTCTCTCCTCCCCTCTCTCCTCCCCTCTCTCCTCCCCTCTCTCCTCCCCTCTCTCCTCCCCTCTCTCCTCCCCTCTCTCCTCCCCTCTCTCCTCCCCTCTCTCCTCCCCTCTCTCCTCCCCTCTCTCCTCCCCTCTCTCCTCCCCTCTCTCCTCCCCTCTCTCCTCCCCTCTCTCCTCCCCTCTCTCCTCCCCTCTCTCCTCCCCTCTCTCCTCCCCTCTCTCCTCCCCTCTCTCCTCCCCTCTCTCCTCCCCTCTCTCCTCCCCTCTCACCGGCGAGTGATCTGCGAGCCCAAGCTTTTGCGCGAGCTTCTAAAGTGAGACACGAGCCGATCGTAGCTTCGGCTTCTGTTATTCTCCTCTGGAACCTGGCGCGGTCCGCGCTGTCTTGTAGCCAAGTGCCGCGCCGCGCTTGTCTAGCCGCGCTCTCCCAGACCACCAGTCGATGCACCCGAACGGTGTCAGAGAAGCGAACCTAAGTGTTCACAGAGCGGGTTGTTAGTTATGTATAAAAGTCTGTTGTCCGAGCTAGTCTCTCGGCACCCCCGTCCCTAACGTGCTATGTACCACTCTGTGTTTCCCGCGGGGGTCGATGTCCGGTTCGGTGTCTTTCTGGTGTTTCGCTTCCTCCCTCTTTCGAGCGATGTCTTTCAGCGAGAGCAGGCGCCGGGCGAGCCACGAGGGCAGCGCGGAGGCGGCTGGTTTATAGGCGGGGCTTCTTAGAGTACCAGATACCGCCTTCGACGGCGGTCGGGTTATGCTCCGCGTTCGATGCACACTGCCCAGTGTTATTGGATTTGTTATCAACACTAGGCTGTCTTCGTCAAACACGGGACGTTGCCCAGCACCCACTCCAGCGATCGCGGTCCAGAAGCGCGGTGTTTGTGGGGGGCGGGCCCCGCGAGAATCCTGGGGGTGTCGCCGGTCTTCGGGGGTGATGCTGGTTTCCGGGGAAGGCTGTCGTCGGGGGCGTGGACCTACTCGGTCTCGGGAAACACACCCCTTCCGTCGCCGTGACTTCCGAGCCATAGCCCGGGCGCGATGAAATGGCACCTGGGCGAAGTTGGGCTTTCTTTGGTCGAAGGGAGAGGGCGGGAGCTCTTCTCTCCACTACGAGAGACCCAGCGAGGTCGAGCAAAAACCCGAGTAGCTCGTTCCTTTTCCGAGTCGCGCTAATGGCGCGGGTATACTCACGCTAGGCACGCCAAGTGGCGCAATAACAGGCGGTACTCCGCTAGGGTCGAGTGAGCGCGCGCATATATAGGCCAGAGCGCCTCAGACCACGCCCAGTTCGTCATCCCTAGCCCTGCCCCACAACAGAATTCCTAAAGAGAGATTCTGTTCTGGAACAAGGCCAGGAATGATAAGCTGATGTAATACTTGGGAGCTAAGCTAGAGGGTGCTGTTTTCATACTTATATGGGGACGACGATAGGTGGGTGGGGACACCTCAGACGTTGAGCTTCGAGTTTTGGTGCCACGGTAACCTTTTTTTCTTTTTTTCTCCTTTCCTTTCACCACCCCTGTGCCTTCTCTAACTCCTCCCCCTCACCACCCCCTCGCCACCACAGCCTGCGCCACAGAGCGCCACAGCGACCACCAGCTCGCGCGGGAGGGGCAGAGAGAGGAATCAGCACGCGGGAAGCGGAGACCCCCTACCCTCCATCGCTTATTACATCGAAACCACCCCAGCGGCTGTCTCGCACGTAAAGAGCCGTCCCTACGCAGTTATACGCAGCCTGCGGGAACTCTGCTTTCGATGCCTCCCTCTGCCACCAGCCTCTCTCCTGCGTCACCACGTCTAGAGGCCACCTCGCCCGCTCGTCTGAAGCTAGCCTCGCCTCGGGTTCGCGTTAGTGCAAGGTCTGGTCCACCCACAAGCTAGGTACATGGCAGTTGCCTGTAGGTGGTTTAGATCTGTTGCCAACGACAACTCGCACTCGCGAGCGGACGCTGTCCCGTCTCCTCGCGTGGCTGGTGATCCACGAGACTCCTGAGACTCTCTCCTCTGGGCACCTCACTTACCCCGCTCTGCTGTTTTTTAACAGCAGAGCAGTCGTCTTCTCCCCTCCCCTCTTTTTTCCCCCCCTCCAATTCTGCTCTAGCACGCATATCTACACTCTGTTTTTTGCCCCTTCCCCTTCTCGCGCTTTATGCCTGTATCTGTTTTGTAACACACAGCACACGCCTCCTACGCTCCCTCAGCTCTCCCCGCCTCATACAACGACTCATCGACTTCCCCTTTCCCCCCTCCCCAAAAAGGGAAGCGAACTCGCTTCCATGTGACTCTGGGGCAGATTTCGGTCTCTCGTGAGCGGCCGCTGTCTCTGGTCTCAAGTGACAGAGCTTAGCCCCTCACGAGTAGCCGCTGCCTCGGGCTGCCGCGTCAGGGGGAGGGGGGTCTTCTATCCTGTGTCTAAAGCAGGGAGTGAGGCGTGAGCGATATCGGGGAGGTGTGTGTGTGTGTGTGTGTGTGTGTGTGTGGAAGAGGAGGACATCCCCCCTCTCACACACGAGACACGAGAGGGTACGTAAGAGCTTGGCAGCCTCCTGGCTTGTTTTAACCTCTACTCTTTCTTTTTCCCCCCTCCACCCCCTTTTTTTGTTCGTTCACTCCGATCCCTGCGACCAACTGGTCGCCCCCACTTACCCCCTCACCGGCGCCAGCCAGTGGTAGTGGTAGGGGGGGACGCGCTCGTGCTAGAGAGCCTCGCCTCCGACCGCGGCAGGGAGTGAGACTCGATCTTCTCGCCAGCCGCGAGAGGGCTCAGACCTCCCACCCCCGGTCTCGGGGGTCGCCGCGAACCCCCGGGGGGCGTGGCTTGGGGGGGGGGGCCAAAATTGCGCAACCCTAGGGTTGGCACCGCGCCAAGTATTTGGAGCTCGGAACCCGACCTTGGCCCAGTGCCAACCCTAGGGTTGGCGCCCAGCCAGGTGGGGTTGGCGCGGCGCCAACCCTAACCCTAGCCGGCAGCCCCTCGGTCCCCGGCTGGCTCGGTGCCAGCTAGGGTTGGCCGAGCGCCAGCTAGGGTTGGCCCTCCGCCAGCCCTAACCCTAGCCCTAACCCTAGCCCTAACCCTAGCCCTAACCCTAGCCCTAACCCTAGCCCTAACCCTAGCCCTAACCCTAGCCCTAACCCTAGCCCTAACCCTAGCCCTAACCCTAGCCCTAACCCTAGCCCTAACCCTAGCCCTAACCCTAGCCCTAACCCTAGCCCTAACCCTAGCCCTAACCCTAGCCCTAACCCTAGCCCTAACCCTAGCCCTAACCCTAGCCCTAACCCTAGCCCTAACCCTAGCCCTAACCCTAGCCCTAACCCTAGCCCTAACCCATTTTCGGGCTCCGCCCCAGCTCCGCCCCCGCCCCACGGGCCGGCCTTCCGGGGTCAGCCTCCGCCTCCCGGGGGGCTGCCCGACCCCGATTGGCAGCACGCCCACCCTCACCCTCACCCTCACCGTGACCCTCGCCCTCGCCGGCGGCCGGCCGACCCTCGCCCTCGCCCTCGCCGGGTCCCTCGGCCCCGCGGCGGGCGGCCGGGCGACCCTCGTGACCCTAGCCCTCGCCCTCGCGGCCACGCTCTCCGTCTCGGAGCGCGGGGCGCCGACCCTCACCCTCACCCTCACCGTGGTCCTGACCCTCGCCGGCGAGCGCCCGGCTCTCCCCCCGGCCCCCGGCCCTCCCACCGTCGAGCTCCAGCGGAGGCGCTCGACGCACCGGCCGCCACAGCCGCCGCCGCCGGGGCGGCCTCGCCCGGGTCCGCGCGGGCGCAGCCTCGCCGCCGTCGAGCCGCGCCTGCGGTCGGCCAACCCGGCCCCCGACCCGACCCCCTGTTCCCCCCACCACCGCACCCCCCGCCCTCCACCCGACGGCGGGGGCTCTTCCTCCTCCGCGGGCTCGCCGCCCCCGAGCCCCGCCCCCGGGCGCCGGCCCACCTCGGGCGGAGGGGACGACCGCGGGGAGCGCCGGCTCCGCCGGGGGCCGCGCCCGGAGCCGCCGAGCGCCTCCTGAGGGCCGCGCCCCCCCTCCCCTCCCCGTGCCGCTGCTGCTGCTTCCTCCTCTGTTTCGTCCCCTCCCCCTCGCCCTACCCCGCCCTCATCCCCGTCTACCTCCCCCTCTTCTCCTCGCTGTTCTGGCCCTCGCCTCCCCCCGCCCCTGCTGACGCCTCTCGTCGATCCCGGCGACGCCCCCCGCGGCCCCCCGTCCGGCGCGGCGCCGGGCCGCGGTCGCCCCTCGGCCGCGCGCACCCCCCCGCCCGGGACGCGGGTGGCGCCTCGGGCTCCAGCGGGGCGGGCTTCGGCCCGCCCGAGCGCCGGTCTCGAGAGGTCGCGGCGGCGGCGCCTGGCCGCCGCCTCCCTCTTTCTTCTAAGCGGGCCCGATTCCCGGAAACGAGGCGAGGCCAGAAAAACCCCTTACTCCGCGTACGCGACCGGCCCGCGCCGCCCGGGCGGCGCCGAGCGGTCCGCCGGGAGGGACGAGGGGCGGCCACGCGCGTGGCCGCCCGCCCGCGCCCGCGCCCGGCGGCCTCCGCGCCCGCGCGCGCGACCGACCGGCGCGCTGGGGTCCGACCCGGGCGGCTCGAGAGCCGCCGCCCCCGCCCGCCGCTCGCACGCCCTCCCGTCGTCGCCGCCCTCGGCCCGCGGCGGCGCAGCCGCGCCCCGGGCCGCCCGGCCTCCTCCCCTCGCTCTGCCCAGACTGACCCCGCCCCCTCGGCCCTCCGAGCCCGCCCCGGCCCCTGCCGCCGCCGGACCCGTTCCGGCGGCCGCTTGCCGCCGCGACACCGCCCCCGCGGACCGCCCCGCTGGCCTGGCGCCCGTGGCGCCCTTGGGCGCCGCCACCCCCGGCGGTCTTCCGCCTCCCGCGGCCGCCCCTCGCGCCGTGTCATGCCCTGCCTCGGCCCTGCGGTCCAGCAGCAGTCGTCGCCGCCCCTCGCGCGCCGTCGCCGCCCCCCGGGGGGCCGACCCGGCGACGGAGCGCGGGCGACGGCGACGACGACGCCCCTGCCGGGAGACGCGCCGCCGTCGAGCGCGACGCCTCCCCCGCCTCCCGGCGGCGGCAGCGGCGGCGGCGCGTCGAGCGCCTCCGCTGCTCGGCGCCTCGGTGCCGCTGCCGCCGCCGCCCGCCCCGACGCTGCCGCCGAGACCGGGCTGACAGCGGCGACGACGAGGATAGCGACGCCTCCGCCCCCGGCTCCTCCTCCTCCGCCGCCGCCGCCGCTGCCCCCGCCGCCGCCGTACCCGGGCCTTCCGTACCCGGGCCCGCCCCCGCCGCTGCGGGCGACGGCGGGGGCGGAGGACGACGAGGGGCCGAGGAGGGGGGAGGAGAGCCGGCCGGACCCTCTGGCCTCCTCCCTGGCGGCCGCCGCGCTGGCGGCGCTGCTGCGGAGCCACACCTCCGGGGGGGAAGCCCAGGGTCCTCCCGGGGGAGCCCCCCCTGCGTCCCGCAGCGCCTCGCCGCCGCCGGGCCCGCCGCCACCCCCGCCGCCGACGGGGCGCGGGGCCACGCTCGGGACGCTGCTGGCGCTGACGCTGGCGCTGTTCGTGATCCTGCTGCTGGCCCTCTTCGGCGTGCTGCTGCTGGTGGGCCTCTCGGTGGCGTGTCCGCAGTGGCTGGAGGGTCGAGTCCCGCCCGCGGGCTCGGCCCCGGCGGGGACGACGGGCCCGGGCCGGCGGCGTGCCTGTGCGCGCCGCCTGGGGCGCCCCCGGCGCACCCGAGGGGGCACGTGTGCAGGCGCGCGTGCGCCGCGCTGCGGCCGTGAGGGCGACGAGCCGGCTGCGGCTCTCGGCGGCCGCGAGCCACCGCCGCCGCCGGCCCGCGAGAGGCCGGCGGCGGCTCTCGCGGGCGTCGCCCTCGCCCTCGCCTTCACCCTCGCCGCCGCCGCCGCCTTCGGCCGCGGAGGCCGAGGCCGAGGCGGAGCGCCGCCGGGCGAGCCTCGGGCGCGCGCTGGCCCTCATGCTGGCCGCCGCGGCGGCCGTGGAGGGGGAGCGGGCGCGCGGGAGCCCGGCGGGCGGCGGGCAGGCGGCCGCCGCGCGAGGGGAGGAGAGGCGCGCGGCGAGCCGGGGGGCGGGGGGCGACGGCGCCGACGCGCGGGCGGAGGACGACGAGGCGGCGATGGCGCGGGGCGGGGGGGAGGCGTGGTGCGAGAACGGCGAGCCGCCGCTTCCGTCGTTCCCGCCCCCGCCTCCGCCCCCGCCCCCACCCCCCTCGCCGCTCGGCCCCCCCGACGGCGAAGACAGCGAGCGCGACGCCCCCCAGGCGCCGGCCTGGGAGCTCTCGGGGGTCCCCTGGTGGGCGTGGCTGGAGGACGGCGCGGAGGTCGCGGCGGCGCAGTCCCCGCCGCCCCCGTCCCCGCCGCCCCCGTCCCCGCCGGTCCCGCCCCTGCCGCCGCCGCCCCCGCCGCCCCCGTCGCCCCCGCCGCCCCCGCCGCCCCCGCCGCCCCCGCCGCCCCCGCCGCCCGCGGAGGACGGGGGCGGGGGTGACGACGAGGAGCCGACGGCGCCCGCGCCGTCGGGGAGCGGCGGAGGGCCCCGGGGCGGCCGCGGCGCGCTGCCGGAGCCCCCGCTCGCCTCGGAGGAGACGCTGGGGGCGTGGCTCGCCGACAGCGAGGGGGACTCGGAGGACGAGGGCGGGCCCGGGCCGCCCCGCCTCCCGGGGCCCGGAGGCGGCCGCCGCGCGGGGGGCGACGAGGAAGAGGTGGAAGAGGAGGAGCTGGACGAAGACGTCGTGTGGGTGGTCGGGGAGGCCAGGCCTCAGGCCGCCGGCTGAGGCGGCGCGGTGAGGGTGGGGGTCTGGGAAGGGGCCCGCCGCCGGCGACCCCCTCTTGGGGGCCCCCCCAGAGCGCGCTTCTGCTGTAACGCGAAACTCTAATATTAAAGACCGCGGGGGGACGCTGTGTTCCCCCGCGGCCGAAACGCTCGCGTGTGTCGTGTGGTGTGGTGTGGGAGGACGCGCGCCTCCGCGTCCTCTCCCCGTCTGCCGCCTCCCGCCCGTCGCCAGGGAGACCCTGCGGGCGAGCGTTCTCCCGTCGCCGCTCTTCCGTTCCCGTCTCGGCCCCCAGTCCCCCCCCACCCCCTCTTCCTCTACACACACAGCACATGCCCCAGTCCCCCCCCACCCCCTCTTCCTCTACACACACACAGCACATGCCCCAGTCCCCCCCTTCTTCTACACACACAACACAGGTCAGACGGCTTGCCAAAAAGTCTCATTTTATTATACACGCGACACACCGGCGTAGAAAGTGAAGGCTGCGGTGTCTTTTGATGATGGGGGAGGGTGGAGAGGGCGCCCCGAACGGCCCTCTGCAGAAGGTTCTCTCTTATCACGCACACGACACGCTGGCGCTCGAAGGCACCCCGAACGGCCTCCTGCAGAGAGCTCTCTTGTTACACATACGACACACCGGCGTAGAGAGCGAAGGCTGCGGTGTCTTTTGATGGGGAAGGGGGGGGGGGAAGATGGCGCTTTGATTTTGAGGTAGAGAGAGAAGAGCGCGGCGTCGACGCTGAGGCGCGGCGCGCCGGCGCTCGTTTGATGCTTAGAGCGGAAGGGGGCGTGCGTTGTAGTGTTTCAGATGCCCGCGCGGGCCGGCCCGCGAGTCCGGGTGGATTTTTTTTTAAAAAAAACTAGCGGCTTCCGCTCTCGAGTCTCGAGCCGCGCGGCCCCGTTGGGTCACAGGTCCCACCCCACGCGCGCCCACCCTCCCCAGCCCCCCGCGCAGCCGCCGTCGTCGTCGTCGTCGGGCTCCCGCTTGACGGCGCGGGCGTCGTCGTCGTCGTCGGGCTCCCGCTTGACGGCGCGGCGCGGCTCCGGCGCCGAGGCGGGCGTCACGGAGACGACCACCGGCTCGTCGTCGTCGTCTTCGCCGGCGGCCCAGCGGCCGCTGGCGCCGTCGTCGTCCTCGGAGCCCCGGCGCGAGCCGGGCGAGGCCGGGGGAGGGACGAGGCGGAGGCCGGCGAAGAGGCAGCCCTCCTCGGGCTCCCCGGCCTCGGCGGGGGGGCGGTCGGCCAGCAGGGTGCCGACGCGGCCCGAGGCCGAGGCCCAGCGCACGCCCGGCGCCGCGGCCGGGTCCGCGTCGGGCCCGACGAGGAGCGGCGCGGCGTCGTCGTCGGGCTCGAGCAGCGCAGCGGCGCAGAAGGCGCGCAGGGCCGCGGGCACGTCGTCGGGCCGGCGCGGCGCCGGCCCGCGGCCCAGCGCCAGGTAGAGCGGGCGCAGCGCGGCGCCGAGCCCCCAGCGGTCGCAGGCGCGGTGCGAGAAGGTCTCGTCGCCGCAGAAGTCGGGGGCGCCGCGCCCCATGGCGGCGCCGGCGAGGCGCGAGGCGGCGGCGCGGCCGTCGAGGGCGGGCAGCACGGCGCGGCGGTAGGCGCGCGGCGGCACCGGCACGGAGGTGCGCGGGCCGAGCCGCGTGCGGACCGCGAAGCGCACGTTGCCGGCGCGGGCCAGGCGCAGCGGCGGCGCGTCGGGGTAGAGGCGCGCGTAGGCGGCCTCGGCGCGCGCGAAGCTGCCGGGCCCGGCGACGCGCGGCGAGACGAGCACGGCGCGGCGCAGCTCCTCGCAGCCGGGCCAGCGCAGGTCGCACTGGGCGCCCGGGCGCACGGAGCAGGGCACGTAGACGTGGCGCAGCGCCACGGCGGGCCCGTCGGCCGGCCAGTCGGCGGGCTCGACGGCGTCGAGGACGACGAGGCGGCGGCCCGAGGCGCCGGCGAGCAGGCCGAGGAACTCGACGGCGCCGGCGAAGGCCAGGTCGCGCGTCGAGAGCAGCAGCACGCCCTGCGCGTTGAGGGCGCTCACGTCGGGCGCGGCGGTCCAGTTGCCGGCCCAGGCGGCCGAGTCCGGGGTGCAGCGGCGGTTGGCGAGCGCGGCGAGCAGGAAGGAGAGCCCGCCGCGGTCGGCGGTCCAGGCGGGGGGCTCGGGGCCGGGCGGGCCGCCGAGCTCCTCGCCCGGCAGGGGGTGGTAGAGCACCAGCACGCGCACGTCCTCGGGGTCGGGCACCTGGCGCATCCAGGCGGCGGCGCGGCGCAGCGGGGCCGAGACGCGGAGCGGGCCGAAGGCGCGGCCGGAGCCGGGCTCCGGCGGGGCGCAGCGGGCGGCCAGCGCGGCCAGCGCGCCGGGGTCGAACATGAGCGCGGCGCGCCAGGGCGCGGGGAAGAGCGGCCGGTCCGCGAGCTCGGCGACGCGCTCCGGGGGGCAGTAGGCCTCGAGGGCGGCGGCGCCGGGCGCCGGCGTGTGGCTGGGGCCGGGCGGCTGCCGGCGCCACCCGCCCAGGGCGTCGGGCCCGGCGGCGGGCCGGGGACAGAGGGCCCGCGGCCGAGGCGGCGGCGGCCCGGGGCGGCGGCTCGGAGCGTCGCCCCCGTCGTCTTCGTCGCCGGAGCCCGCGCCCCCGCGTCCCCCCGCCGGCGGAGGAGACGCGGGGGCGCCGGCGTCTTCTCCCTCGGAGGCGCCCGGGGCGGCCTCCGGGGTCTCCCCCGCCCCGTCGTCGTCCAGGGCCGCCAGCACGTCGGCGGCCAGGTCGGCGGCGCAGCGCGGGCGCCGGCGCCGCGGGCGCTCCGGCGCCGCGGGTCTCCGGCTCCGCGAGCGCGAGGGCCGCCGGAGTCCGGCGGCGGCGGCGGCGGCTCGGGTCGGAGGCCGGCGCCCGAAGAGGCGGTCGGCCGCGGCCGCCGCGGCCGACCTCACGCGGCGCGGCCCGCGGGCGTCCAGGGCCGGCCCCAGGGCGCCGGCCGCGAGACACACGGCGCGGACGGCCGCCAGGGCGGCCTCGCGGCCGGCCGGGGCGCGGAGCTCGTCGCGCAGGCGCATGAGCGTGAGTCCGTCGCGGATGCGGCGCAGCTCGCGCAGCCAGAGGCCCAGACGGGCCGCGTCTTCGGCGGGGGGCGCGAGGTCCTCGGCCGGGGCGCGGGTCGGCGCGCAGGCGCGCGCGGAGGCCAGGCCGGGGACGGCCGCGAGGTCCCCCGAGAAGCCCTCGGCCAGGGCCTCCAGCACGGCGCGGCAGGCGCAGAGGCACTCGCGGGCGAGCCGGCCGGCGCGGCCCGGCGCGGCCGCGGCGGCGTCGCGCGCGGACGCCGGCGCGGCCGCCAGGCGGCGCTGGGCCGCGATGACGCCGGCGGCACCCAGCCCCGCCGGCAGGGGGCGCTCCTCGCCCGCCGCGGTCTCTACGGCGGGCCCGGCGTCGCGCTCGCCGGCGAGGACGGCGGCCTCCCGGGCCAGCAGGGGTCCGTAGGCGCGCCGCAGGCTGGTGAGCAGGAACTGCTTCTGTCCGCGGTCGTAGCGGCGGCTCATGGCCACGGCCGCCGCCACGTGCGGCAGGCCCCAGGCGTAGCGGCCGGCCAGCATGGCGTCGCCGACGTGCGGCACGGCGCGGGCCACGGAGCCGGTGATGTACGAGCTGCTGGGGCGCGTCACGCCCGAGGCGCGCATGCAGGCCTGCTCCAGCTCCGCGTCGGCGGCCGACAGCTTCGAGTTCTGCAGCCAGCCCATGGCCTCGAGGTCCGGGCTGAAGATGAGGCGCGCGATGAGGGCGTACTGGCGCGCGGGGTCCCCCAGCTCCGGCGCCCAGACGGCGGCCGGCGCGGCCGCGGCCGCGAAGCGGCGCCGGGCGTCCTCCACCGCCGCGTCGCCCCAGAGGCCGGGGCGGCTGTCCCCGACGCCCCCGTAGAGGACGCGGCCGTCGGGCGGCGGCCCCACGCCGGGCCAGGGCTCGCCGGTCGCGTAGCCGTCGCGGTAGTTCGCGTAGAAGGTCCCGCCGAGCTCGGCCGCCCCGAGGGGCACGACCTGGGGCCGGCTGGCCGTGAAGCGCCCGACGGCGTCGCGGCCGGCCACGGCCGCCCGGGCCCGCCGCCTCTCGCTGCGGTGCTCGACGACGGCGGGCCCGAGCGCGGGCCGCGGCCGACGCGGCCGCTCCCCGTCGCGGCTCGCCTCCCGCCCCCCGTCCTCGTCCCCGGGCCGGTCGGTCTGGCGCGACCGGCGGCGGCGCCTGCGGCGGGTCCGGGCGGCCTCGGCGTCGACGGGGCCGGGGGCCGCCTCGTCCGACGAGGACGAGGAGGGCGACGAGGAGTCCGAAGAAGACGACGACGAGGAGGAGGCCGAAGACGACGAGGAGGCCGGGGACGGGGCGGCGGCTCGACGCGAGTCCTCGGGCGACGGCGACGGCGACGGCCGGGCTCGGGGCGAGGCGAGGCGGCGGCGGCGGCGGCGGTCGTCCTCCCCGTCGGCTCCCTCGCGGCTCCCGGAGTCGGCGGGCGACGGCCGCGGGGACAGGGCTCCTCCGGGGGACGGGTAGCGCCCCCGGCGAGCGCCCGGGGCGGCGTCAGCGGGCCCGGCGGAGCGCTTCTTCCTCCGGGGCCCCGCGCTCGGGCGGCGGTCGTCGTCGTAGCAGGAGCAGTCGTCGTCTCCGTCGTCGTCTCCCTCGGCCCCGCGGGGCCGAGGGTGCTCTCGGGGCCGGGCTTCCGCCATCCTCTTCTTCTTCTTCGTCGTCCGGCGACGGCCGGGCTCGGCGTCCTCGGGCGAGTCGCCTCGGCGCTTGACGGGCCTGGCCCGGGGGAACCCCTCGCCGCCGCCGTCGTCGTCGCGGCGGGCGCCTCCGTCGTCTCCGTCGTCGCGAGCGGGCGAGCCCGGGGCGGGGGACGGGACGGCGGCGGCCGCGGCCCCGGCTCCGAGGCGATCTCCGTCTCCGCCGTCTCCCCCGATGAGCTCCGCCAGCAGGGCCATCTGCTCCGAGGAGACGCGGCCCAGGGCCCACTCCTCGACGAGCGCGTCCGAGAGCTCGCCTCCGTCCTCCGGAACGCCGGCGTCGTCCGTACCGCCGACGTCCGGGGTCCGGGGAGGGCGAGACGAGGGAGGAGAGGAGGGCCGCGGCGCTGCGGCGGCCCGAGGCCCCTCCGACGACGACGACGACGACGACGACGACGACGGTGGCGGGGAAGCTCGAGCCGGAGAAGAAGCGGCGGTGGTCGACGGCGGCTCCATGCTGCGGTCGGTCGGGTCTCGACGTTCGCGCCCTCGGATCTCCCCTCGCGTCTGTGTTGCTGCCGTCGTCTGTGGCCGCGATGCCGACCGGGCGACGTCCGGGAGACGGCGGTCTGGGCGATGCGGCGTCGGAGAGCGGTATTATACCTCCTCGACGCGGAGGGAGGAGCGTGCGCGGGGGTGGGGGGAGGCGCGATGGGAGGGCGGAGGCGTGTCGGGGGCGGTGATGCGGACCGGCCGACCCGCTATTGGAGAGCGGCCCTAGAGAGGGGAGGATCGGGGCGGTGGTCCGTGGGTGGTGGGCGGCCGGGAGCCGCACCCCTCTCGCATCTCATTACTCGCAGACCGGAGGCGGAAGCCACGTTAGACGAGCGGGCGTGGAGAGGGCTCCATTCTGCATCTCATTAACGAAGTACCGGAGACGGAAGCTACGTCGGAAAAAATGGCGGCCCTGGAGGGGGGTGAGCGCGCTTCTCTTCCGCGACGCAGCAGCGAGAGGGGTGGTTCTTCTCCGCTCCGCCCACTTCCCCGCCTCATTCCCCTCCCCGCGCCACTACCTTCTATTCCATCGGGTGAGATTCCCGACTGGGATGGAGGCGGCGTCTAGGGGAAGGGGGCGGAGACGGCGGCACCTCCCCCCCGTACCCCGCGACGGCGGAGCCCGTCCTACCCCCGTCACACGAGAGCGCCTCCCACCTTGGCCGGAGGCCAGGGAGATAGACGGACGAGTGAGGACACGTTAGTGTCCGCACTCGGACCTAATAATATATATTATTAGGGCCGAGTGCGGACGCTGGCCCATGGCCAGAGTGGGAGGAGGCGCAGAGGGGCCCCGACCCACGTGGGCCGCTCGAGCCCGCCTACCCGGCTCGAGCGGCCACAAATACCCCCGGCCTCCGAGGCCACGCTCTCGTCCTCTCCCGGGAGCCGCGCGCGCTCGGGGCGTCCGGGAGAAAAAAAAAAGAACCGGAGAGACAGCGGTCGTCGTCGTCGCCGAAGCGAAGCGGACCGTCGTCGCCGAGGCGGGCCGGAGCGGGACACGCGCGGTACCATCGGCGCTTCGCCGCGCGGCTCGCGTTTCCGGGCGCCGAACTCGATCTCACCTTCTCTCGAGCCCGTAGCCCGCCCCCCCCCTCATTTCCCCTCCTTCCCCCATACCCCTCTTCTCCCACCCCCCCCCTTCCCCTCCCTCCCGCTTCTCACCCCACCCTCTCGCTTTGAAAACACACCCCCCAAAGCAGGAAAGGCGAGCCGACCGCTGCCGCAGCAGCTGCCAGATTCCTCGCTCGGTCGGGAAAGACCCTTCCCTATAAGAGAGATCTAGACCTCGAGAGGGCGACGAGAGGAGGGGGCTACAGCGCCAGATCCAGGTAAAAAAAACCACCAGAGGGAAGGGGGGGCTCGAGGGTGTGGCTATCGGGGGCGGAGGTGGGTGCCACCGTCTCCCTTCCCCCTCTTCACTCCCCCTCCCCGCTCACCCCCCCTCTTCCTCCCCTCCTCGTTCTGTCTCCGCAGCGACATCGGCGACCCCCCGGGCACCATGGGAGGGCAGCGCGGATCTCCCGACGGGACCCTCGGCCGCCTCATCCGGTGCGGGTGGGGGCGCGAGCGCCACCCCGACGACTGGAGCTTCTGCCCGGCGCGCATGCGCCGCGACGTGAACGTCCTCTTCCGCTGGCTCCGCGGCGCCCCCGAGCCCCGGGGCTCGGCCAACCGCCTGCGGCGCCTCGTCATCGACGCCTACCTCATGGGCTTCGCCCGCCACACCCTCTTCCCCGACCTCTGGGGCCTCCTGCTCCAGGTCGGGGGCCGGCGCGCCCTGCGCCTCGCCCGCGTCGTCGCCCGCGCCACGAGCCGCCACCCCGCGACCTCCACCGTCGGCCCCGCGGAACTGCCGCCGCTCTGCGGGACCGCCTACGGTCCGGCCTGCGACGACTCCGGCCTCCCCAGCGACGACGAGAGCGTCGACGAGGAGCTCAGCTCCTCCGGTCTCGACTCGTCGGAATACGGCGACAGCGAGGACGAGGACGACGACGACGAGGAGGGGGAGGAGGAGGAGGAGGAGGAGGAGGGAGGGGCGGAAGATATCCCGGGCGGGGGGAGAGGGCTCGATCCCACGCCCGCCCCGTCGGCCGGCGGGCTCGGTCCCCCTCCCCTCGACGCCTCTCCCCCCGCGCGGAGCCCCTCGGACCGCGATCGCCTTCCGCTCGACGGGGAAGAGGACGACGACGACGACGACGACGCGGGCGGCTCGCCCGGGCCCGCCCGCAAGAGGCGGCGAGCGGCCACGCCGTCGCCGCTCGACGGCGACGCGGGCGCCTCCTCGCAGACCCTGCTCGGGTTCCCCGACGGCGCGCCGGCGCGCCGGCGACGCCGCCTGTCGTCGTCCTCCTCCTCCGCCTCGTCGGCCTCCTCCGCCTCCTCGCGGGCCTCCTCCGCCTGGCCCGCGGTCGTCGTGGCCGACACGAACTCGAGCGCCTCCGCCTCCTCGCCCCTGCGCGTCCGCGCGAGCGGACGCGTCGCCGCGCGCGCGCGCGCGGGCCTCAAGATGGCGCCACTCATCGCCTCCCCGTCGGCCCGCGGGCGGAGGCGGCAGCGGTGACGAGAAGAGAGGGAGGGAAGGGGGGGAAACGATCTTATGAGAATTAAAAAAAAAACACGCGAGAGAGACGCGCGTCTCGAGTCTTCTTCCGACGCCGACCGGCTCTGTCGAGCGCGGGTATCCTCCCCTCCTCCACACACACACCCCTTCCCCCTCTCTCCTTCTCCGCGAGGCGCGGGCGGCCCCCACCCCCCCTCCACACACCCCGCTCGCGGCCCTCTCCGCCCGTCTCCCCTTCTTCGGTCCTTTCCCTTCCCCCCTCCCCCTTCTTTCTTCTTTCTTTCCCCCCACCCCCCTCCAGCCCCACTTCCGGTGCGCGCGAGCGGAGAGGCGGCGGTGTCGGGGGCGAGGGAGGGGGTGGGGGGGAAGAGGGGAAACCGGACCGGGAAGGAAGACGCGGAGAGCCCGTGCGTTTTTTTTTTTTTTTTTTCTAAGACGACCGCAGCTGCGGTCGTCGCGTTTATTGGGGGGGGGGGGGAGAAGTGCGTCAGCGGGGATCAGAAGTTTACTGCGGCAGGCCAGCAGATGCGCGGTGGATCAGCTGACCGCGCTTGCGCGAGCGGACTGTATGTAGGGTAGCGCAGAGGAGAACAAGAGTGATAGCAGCTTCTAAACGGAGGAGGCGGTGGTGGAGGGGGCTGGAGCGGCGAAGGGAGCGAATGGGGTCGCTTAGCGACATAGCCTAGCGCAGCCCACAAGCGAGCTAGCAGCTGGCATACCCAACTGCGCTCGCTCCGCCCGGGGGCGTTCCCCTCTCCCCCGCTTCTCTCGTCGTTCTCGTCTCTGCTAGCAGGTCGTCGGCGGGCCTCGACACCAGGGATGATAGCGTAGCGGTACTCGCATCCTTCGAGGGCGGACTCGGCCGCGCTGCCAGTGGGCGGAGGGAGGGGCGTCCACGACGTCGACGCTCCAGACCGCGCGTAGGCGGGAGGGAGCCAAGACCGCCCTTCTCCCCAAAGACCGCCTATCTCTATGACCACACAGCGCGCCCCCGTGCTCAGGCACGCGAGGAGCGGCTCGCAGAGGTCTGCGGCCCCCACGATCCACACGTGGAACAGGCGCTGGTCCGAGCTCCTCGCGAGGTCCCTGAGCCCCGTGGGCACATCTGACCATTCCACGCTCTCTCTGTCCTCGTCTTCGGCAAACACCCCGACGTCCTCACCCTCAGCAGCGCCTCCGGTCCGCACGACTGGCCGCTGGGGGCGCGGTAGGTCCATGAGAGACACAGACAGTCTGCGGAGGTTCGCGGACCTGACGATTACCGGCGTCCCCAGCGGCTCGGACGCCAAGACGCGGCACTGGCGCACTAAAAAGTTCCACAGAGCGGGGTCGGCGTCGCTCGAGCGTCGGGGGAGAGCGCCGTTGCGATCTATCAGAGTGACGACGGTGATCGAGACGATACTCATGGTCGACTGTAGAGCCGGGCAGAGAGATAGAGCGTCCGAACTAGAAGCACAACCCCGGCGGATGTGGGCGCTCGCCTCCATCCAGTCGCGTCTTAAAAACTAAAACCCCTCCCACTTTATCTCACAACCCACCTCCGCTCTTTATCTAGCTTCTCCCGAGCACCACACCCTATCCCACGCCTATACGCCCGGTGTGCTGGCGTGCGGTCTCCTCTCCGGCTGCCTCGTAATCGCTCATGCCGGAACGCTCTTAGCGAGCGCTAGCTGGGTGAGGTCTACTCCCCCGCCGCGCGCCCGGGGCGCTCGCCCGCTGGGAGCTGTGGACGCTCTGCCGCATCTGCGGCCGACGGATCTACCGGCGCGCTTCTTGCGCGCCATCTTCTACCCGCTAGCGCGCACCGCTCGTTGGTTGGGGACGATGGCCGGTCGCGCCTTCGGTTGTTCCCGCGAGACACCGCAGAGCGACTTGGAGGCCGCGCGGCCTCTGTCGATGCTCAGCTTCGGAGGAGAACGACGGGAGAGCGACGCGGCCGAAGCTTCGACGCAGAGCATCGCCGGGGCACCGGGCTGGACCGGCACCGGAGGACGCCAGCGGGGGGCCGGCTATCGCAACGTCGCTGGTAGAGCCGACTTCGAGCGGATTCTGAGCCTGAGGCGCGCTATGGCCGACATGATGTCTGACGAGTCTCCCGGGAGCGATGACTCAGACGCCCCCACGCCCCCAATGCGCAACGCGCGTGGGCACCGGGGCGACACGGAGGGGGACGATAGCGAGGCGGCCGAGCCGGCGCGCGCGCCCGGGAAAAAGCCCCCCGTCCCGGACAGAGCCCGAAAGCGCGCGTCGTCGGTGCTCTTGACCGATATAGTTACCTCTCTGGGGTTCACTATACGCGACACCCTGACTCCGGGGTCCGAGGGGTGCGTGTTCGTCGCAGAACATCCCGACTACACCCGCGCGGTGGTCGTCAAGGCCGGGCGGTATTCGAGCACGGCAGCGGAGGCGGCTTTCCTCCGCGACCTAGACCACCGGAACATCCCCGTGTTGCTCGACGCGCACACCACGCGGGGGCTCACGTGTTTAGTGCTCCCCCGATTTCGGACCGACTTGTACGGATTTTTAGGCGGTCGGCGCCGACCGCCGGCGCTGAAGACCGTCGTGTCCCTCTCTAAGCAGCTGCTCGAGGCCCTCGGTTACATACACAGCCGAGGCATCATGCACCGAGACGTCAAGACCGAAAACATCTTCATCGGAGACCACGAAGACCTCTACCTGGGGGACTTTGGGGCCGCGTGTCGCGTCTGGGCGCCAGCGGGAGAAGCCCGCCGCTACGGGCTGGTCGGCACGATAGACATCAACGCCCCCGAGATGCTAGCCGGAGACCCGTACACGACCACGGTCGACATCTGGGGGGCCGGGCTGGTGGTCTTTGACATCAGCGTGCCCGACGCATCCCTGTTCTCGTCTCACGAGGAGACGAACGGTTCTCCTTCCTGCGAACGGCAGATCGTTCGCATCATCCAACAGAGCCAGGTCTGTACCGCCGAGTTCCCCGAAGACCCCCAGTCTAAGCTCAACAAAGCGTACCGCTCGTACGCCGCCCGCTCTTCTAGGGTGGCGTACACGCGCCCAGCGTGGACGCGATACTACAGGATCCACGCAGACATAGAGTACTTCATCTGCCGGATGCTCACGTTCGACGGCGCCCGCCGCCCGTCCGCGGACGAGCTGCTGCGTCTGCCCCTCTTTGGCAGGGGCGGGCCCGTGCTCGGGCTTGCAGAGAGGACCAGCCGCGAGCGGACTTAGAAGGGCTGTGGCGTCGGGGTGGGCGGAGCTCCGCCCACAGGCGCGCCTCAAAAACTGTCGCACCCGACCGGCGAGCAGACTCCGTCCCTACCGGCCCGCATCATGCGGGCCATCTGGCTGCTCGGCGTGCTCATCGCCCCCCTGTCGACCTGCGCGCCTCTGGCTCTTACTCCCTCAAATAGCGGCATCGGCCCACCGGACTCGGAGCCCCCAGAGAGCATCCCCCTCGATGCCTCAGAAGAGATCTCGGCGTGGCTCGAGGGAGACCCCTACGAAGGAGCCGGGTATGGACCGGCCGGACCAGCGAGCGACGCCAACCCCGTCTTCTGGAAAGCCGCGACCCCCCCGCCGGTCTCAAGCGAAGCTCGCGAGCGCGACATCGCCGCGCTCTCGGCGGAAGAAGCATCGGAGTCTCGCCTCTGCGCTAAGCCCACACACCCGACGCGCCCCGGAGCGGAGGCGCGCGAGGCAGAACGCCAGAGCCTCGAGTTCTCACCGGTGCCGTTTATGACTACGAACCCGGGTGTGTTAGACTACGTGTTCGGCGTCAGCGTGTGCGCGCAAGGCCTTCTTGGGCTCGTCTCGGCGTGTCTCGGTGCGCGCCTGTACCTGGGCATGTCCCGCGCGTCTTCCGCGGTTTACGACACCATCGCGTAGGTTTTCCGAAACCCCGCCTACTACTATTCCCATAAATTGAATAAACGCCCCGTAGCTAGCTTGAGCCCGTTTAAATCGACTCGCGCTTCTCTGTCTCGCGTGGCCTCTCTCGGATAAAGGGGGAGGGCGGGAGCAAAAAAGAGAAGACTCGATCGCCAGAGCCTACTCGCGCGGGAAGCATGGAGAGAGCACGCGTGGTGGTCGCGTGGGGGCTGGTCGTGTACGTGCTGCTGTCGGTCGTCTCGAGAAGCGTAGCGTCTGGGGGGTCGGTGTTGATGATCTGCGATAGCGCTCCGACGGATAAAGCGGACGCGCCGTTAGACCTGGCAAACTCGACTACCGACACGCTCTACGTCGACCGGGGTGCGTGTTTCTCTGCGGTGAGTTGGCTAGAGGTTGCCGTATCGAGGGGCGCGCGCTCGCAAAAAGCGAGCGCGCGCCCCGTCTGCAGACGCCTCCCTCGGGAAGAGTGTGCGTCGGACGCGACCGAGACTCCGGGGGCGTATCCACGCGTAGTCCGCGTGGAGCCGGGGGAAGCACTCGTCCTCATAGCCGACTCCGCTCGCGTGCGCGTCGTCTATACGACGCGCGTCCGCTGCGACCGCCCCGGCAGCCTCGAGTTCGTGTCCACCCGAGGCGACCCATCTGACCCACCTCGGGTGGAGCTTCCGACCCCCGCCCATGCGCCCACCAAGACACACGCCGCTTCGGCCGTCGTAGTCGGAGGCCTGTGTCTAGCCACGGTCTTCCTGTTGTCGGGGCTCTCGGCTTTCTCCGCCGCGCGGCGGAGACGAGCGCGGACGCTGAACCGGCGCAGCTCCGAAGGGGCGATCTGGACTCTGTGAGCGGGCGCATCGATTCTGCCTGTGCCGACCGAAAGAAGCTCCTCCCCCCGCGAGGCGGGTCGCCGTTTGCGACCTTGCCATTAAAAAGGGCGCCTCTGCGACCCAAGGCGCTAGAGGCGCACCGGAGTGCGCCCACGTCTCTCCTCCCGCGAGAGCCGTACCCACAAAGCCTCTCCGCCACGCGCTCCGCTCGACGGCCGCCGTCATGGCTCGCTGTCGCGCGCTCTGCTCCGGCCGACGCTCTCGCGTGCCCGCGGCCCTGGGTTGGGCAGTCTGCCTCGCGGTGTCCGCGAGGCTCTGGTGTGCGACAGCCGATCTGATGCCGGCGACGCCTGCGCCCGAGAGCGGCGACGCGATCTACACGACGGCTCTGGTCCCGCCGTCGCCGGCTACGGACGCCCCGGGCGTCCAACGCGCGTTCCACCTCGCCCCCTTCCTCCCCACCCCCTACCGAAACTCCAGCTCCGTACTGACGTACTTTAACGCGATCACGGAAGACTGCGGTACCGTCCTCTTCGCGGCCCCGTCCAAGCTCAAGAAGATAATCAACGACAAGAAGAAGCCGACGTCGCCCCGCAGGAGACCGAAGGACGAGCCGTTCAACGCCACGATCGCCTGGTACAAGATCCACCCCACCTGCGCCATACCGATATCCGTGATGGAGTTTTCGGGTTGTCGACGCGGACAGCCTCTGGACGCGTGCGCGCTACAGTCGCTCCCGCGCTGGCTGGGCTACGACAACTTTAGCGCGCCTACGGACGACCTTCTGGGACTGGCGATGCACGCCCCTCCCGAGGGGATCGACGGGCTGTACGCGCGCCTGGTCCAGGCCAGAAACTGGACAGAGGTCACGCACTTCGTCCTCAGCCAGAAAGACTATCCCCCCTGCCGATTCAGTCACCCCGTGTACATCCACGCCAGCGCGTGTGCCACCCCGGAGCAGTTCGCCTCTGGGATCTCTATGGACCGCATAGGGATGAGCGTGAGGTACATCCCAGAAAACCAACGGAGGATAGTGTCGTATCTGCTCAGGCTGGCGGGATGGCCGGGAGCCGTGGCTCCAAGCCGCAGCGTCTTCGTCCCCGAGCGCGTCGCCGAGACCAGAACCCTCCCTCCTCCGAAGCTCGAGCTCGTCACCGAGCCTTCGGCCCTGGACCCGCACGTCGACGACGACGTGCCTAACGGCGTCGGCCCCACGCGGATCCCAGAGCGGATCGGGCCAGAGGCCAGCCCCGACGAGGACCTAGCCGACGCTGGCGAGCCCGGCGTCGTTCCCGCTCCGCCGTCCCGCGGGCTACCGTGGCCGATTATAGGCGGTGTGGTAGCCGGAGCCGCCGCGGCTGCGAGCGCCGCGGCGCTCGGCGTCTATCTCTATAGACGCCGCGGCTCAAAGTTCCGCCACACCCCCCTCCCTCTCCTCCGCCCCTAAAAATAAACGGACGAAACGCAGCCTCGCAGCTCTGTTCTCCGCCTCGTTATTGTTAGCCCCTCCTCCCTCTAGTCTCGCGGCGGTCTCCTTTCGGGCCAACCCGCTCGGTGTAGCGTTAAAAAGGAGCTCGCCGGAGCTACGGCCGGTGTTGTCTCGTGGGACCTCGCGTGCCGAGGGGTGGTTCTCCGGTCATCGCGCGTCGGAGCCCGAGACCTCGCTGGGCTCGCTTCTCTTTCATCTCTTCCCTCGAGCTCTACCACCGCCACCACCATGCGTCCGTTACTGCTCCTCCTGGCGATGCTGGCGTGCTGCGTGCCGCGTAGAGTCTCTGGGCTAGTGCTGCGCGGCAAGGCAGTCAGCTTCTATGTAGAGATCGCCGCGGACGCCGGTGTCGTCGGTCTCTCGGGAGTAGCGAGTGACGATCTAGAGGCGGGCGGCGGGCTGCTGTTCCTGAGTGACCAAGTCCCGGCGGGTGCCCCTTACAGCGGCTCTGTGGAACTGCTGCATCGCCCCACCCCCGACGCCTGTCCGCGCGTCGTCGCGATCCGCCGCCTCTCGGCGTGTGCGGTGAACGGGGGAGAGCGCGAGGCGCTATCCGAGCCCGGCTCTGCAGTTATTGCTTTCTCTGGCTGCGCGTCTGACCTCACTACCGCGAGCGTGGCGTACGCGAGCCTCGAAGCGTTTCCTAACGGCGCATACGGCCTGCGTCTTCGCAACGCCACGGTAGAGTACGCGGGGGTCCACGCGCTGCGGGTGTGGCTGAACGACGCACCGGAGCCCGACGAGTTTGTGCTGACGATCGAGATAACCGACGGTCGAGACCGAGCCCGTTCTGACGAAAGCTACCCATCCTGTCCCCACCAGCTACCGACTCGCGCAGAAGCGCCATATTCAGGAGACTCGATAGCGTTCGAGCCCGCGGCCCACACCCACCCTCTCTCGACCGCACAGATAGTGCAGATCGCCGTCTCGGCTTCTATCGCGGGCTTAGTACTGGTGGGCTGCTGTTTGAGCTGGCGACGCCGGCGCTGCCGGAGCGCTCGGATCTCGTCTCCGGCCATATACCGACGCAAGACGAACCCCACGGCGGTAGTCAACGAAGACGCTCTGGTCCGGTTAGGCCGCGAGCTGTCCGCGAGTCGCGGCGGGAGGAGGCTCTCGGCGAGCCGCGGGCACGTCGCTGCCGTTCCAGCTCTGTCTTCGATCGCGGAAGAACCACAACCACGCCCTGACGTCGACGATCACCGCCTCGAGCTCCCTCCGCCCATCCGTGCCTCCCCGTAGCCGCGAGCGGCTAACCGCCTAAGATTTTTTTTAATATAAAATAAAAGCTACGTATGAGATCTAACTAGAGTCTGTTTTCTGTTACGCCATCATCGACTTCCCCCTTTTACCGCGCGCCACGCGATATCAAGAAGATACGAGAACGACAGAGCGCTGCGCTTCGATCTAGATTCTCGAAACCACAGAAGCGCAAGCGAGGTGTGTCGTCGGTGAAAGAGAGAGGAGGAGTTTCTCTGGGCGGGCCCGAGCGCGCGTTTAAAGGACGCCGTCTCTTTAACCTCCGACACTCTGCCTCGCGGCCGACCGGGCATCGACTCGCGTCTACGCGTAGCGCGACGCGGGTCCTCGATAGAGGCGGTTTCTTCTTCGAAACCGTCGCGGCCCCGCTTTCGCCCACCGAGCCCCGTCTGGCGCGAGTAGACCATGCCTCGCCTCGCCGTCGTCGCGCTAGCTCTGTTCGGCTGGCTGTCGACAGGAGCGGCGACCGACTCGCCGCTCCGGCGCCACGTCACCGAAGGCGCCCGCGTCGTAGTCATCCCTAACCCGGGAGACACAGAGCACGCTACGAAGCTGGTGTGGACGTTCGCGCCGCTGTACGAATGCGGTCCCCTCTCCACCGTTTTCCTCCCGGAGCCCTTGTCCGGCTCGGACGCTGCGGTCGACGAGGCATGTGTCCCGCGAGCTAGCGTCCTGCGCGTGGAATACGGGACCGAGGGCGCGCGTACGGTCGTCTCGCCAGAACGACGCTCGGTCCCCGTCGTCTTCGAGGACGGTGCCCTGATCGTCCCGAACGCCACGCGCGACCACACCGGCGCGTACTCCCTCGTCGTTACCGAAGCTCCGTCCGGGGACCGCCGCTCCTTCGCGGTCTACCTCGAGGTCTCCGGGAGAGAGACCGCCCCTCCAGCTCCACGCCCATCCCCGCGAGCCATAGAGACACCCCGTCCGCCCTACCCAGAGCCGCGCAGCAGCGAGCCGGACTTCGCCGTGCGGTCGTCTAAGCCGCGACGCCGCCTCATCAAACCGGCGACTCCCGCCTCCCCGCTGGCCGAAAACACCGAGCGTTCGGAGGATCGCCGACCCGCCGCTACCACCCCCGCCTCGACGACAACTCGAAGCCCTGCTTCGACGGACCTCACTTCCGCCCCGACGACCCACGGCCCCGCTCCTATCGATACCACCCCGGCCACACCCGATGATGACCCCAGTCCCCCCCCAGACGCCGACGCCGCAGACCCGACCACGCCTCCCCCAGTCCGCCACCCCGAGGCCTGTCGCGTGGGCGTGAGCATGACGACCCACGCGGCTCTCTTGTTTATGGAAGGCCAGACGGTCCACACGGACGTCTCTGTCGATTTCTCGGCCGACACGGCCAGGCCGTACGACGTGGACATAATGTGGTTCTTCGTCCCCACCCCCGACAGCTGCGTCGAGATGCGCATCTACGAGCCCTGTCTGAGGCACCCGCGGGCTCTAGAGTGCCTCGACCCCGCGGACGCCCCGTGTGCGTTCGGGGCGAAGGCTCGTCGGCTCGGGACAAAGAGCTTTCGCGGGTGCTCTCGCTCGCGCACGCCTCCTAACTGCGCGGCCCCGACGGCCGAGTTCCTAGACAGGCGCACGCCCGGCCTCTCCTGGCATCACTACTCGACGAACCTCCAGTTCGCCAACGCGACGTCGACCGCCAACGGGGTGTACCTGTGCGCCGCGTACATAGACGGTCGGCTCTGCGCGTGGCGCCACGTGGTCGTCAGCACGGCCGGGGGCTTCCGAGGCGCCGTCGTGGAGCACGTGCTGCCTAAGCGACGCCAGCATGCCGGAGACCACCAGGTCAGACCAGCCCCGCCTAACCAAGCGTCGTCTGAACACGAAGAGCGGCGGAAGCGGGCGGCGAGCCGCGGGCTTCTGGCCGCCGTCTTGCTGAGTCTCGTGGGGGGGTTCGCCGTCGTCGGGACGCTCGTGTGGGTGTGCATCGCGTGCACGCGCGCGCGATCGTGGAGAGCGGCCCGGGGAAAGGAGAGGCGCTCCCCGTCCCCCACGTACTACCGCGTGCCTACAGACGACCTGTACGAAGGACTCGACTCGAGCGACAGCGACAGCGACGTCGATCCGGAGGAAGCGTCGCTCGAGACGCGGGCGCTCGGAGGAGAGGCTTCCGGGTCTGGATTCGAAATCATCCTGCCTTCCAGATCGTCAGTCCTCCCCTCGTCTAGGGGTGCGCGCTCCGAGGCGAGCTTCGAGACGTTCTTGGGTAGTCGCTGACGTCACAACTTCTCTTGTATAAAGCAGCAACAAGCCGTGATTCTGACTCATTCTCGTGGTATGCGTCGATCTTTGTAGCAGAGTAGGACTCTGTCGCTCAGCGGTCCGATCGCCGGCTACCTCCTCCGAAGCACCTACCGCCTTCAGATCGGCGACTATGGCGTACACCGCTATCAGCACCGACCCGTCCTCGGCAGGCGGCGATCCGGAGCTCGACCGCGGGGGTCTGCCGACGGGTGGAGCGCCACACCCAGCTTCTAGTCCACCGTCGAGCACCGCTTGGGACGGCTGCTACTACAGCGAGAGCGACGACGAGGCCGCGGGAGAGTTTCTCTTGCGCGTCAGCAGGCAGCACGCCGCCGTGCGGCGTCGGCGCCGCAGGTGGCGCTGTGTCGCCATAGCTCTCGGGGTCACCGCGGGCTGTGTCTTCTCGGCGGGACTTGGGGTGCTCGTCTTCTGGGTTATGGATCCCCGCTGACGCACTTCTCCCCCCCCCCCCCCAATAAACGCGACGACCGCAGCTGCGGTCGTCTTAGAAAAAAAAAAAAAACGCACGGGCTCTCCGCGTCTTCCTTCCCGGTCCGGTTTCCCCTCTTCCCCCCCACCCCCTCCCTCGCCCCCGACACCGCCGCCTCTCCGCTCGCGCGCACCGGAAGTGGGGCTGGAGGGGGGTGGGGGGAAAGAAAGAAGAAAGAAGGGGGAGGGGGGAAGGGAAAGGACCGAAGAAGGGGAGACGGGCGGAGAGGGCCGCGAGCGGGGTGTGTGGAGGGGGGGTGGGGGCCGCCCGCGCCTCGCGGAGAAGGAGAGAGGGGGAAGGGGTGTGTGTGTGGAGGAGGGGAGGATACCCGCGCTCGACAGAGCCGGTCGGCGTCGGAAGAAGACTCGAGACGCGCGTCTCTCTCGCGTGTTTTTTTTTTAATTCTCATAAGATCGTTTCCCCCCCTTCCCTCCCTCTCTTCTCGTCACCGCTGCCGCCTCCGCCCGCGGGCCGACGGGGAGGCGATGAGTGGCGCCATCTTGAGGCCCGCGCGCGCGCGCGCGGCGACGCGTCCGCTCGCGCGGACGCGCAGGGGCGAGGAGGCGGAGGCGCTCGAGTTCGTGTCGGCCACGACGACCGCGGGCCAGGCGGAGGAGGCCCGCGAGGAGGCGGAGGAGGCCGACGAGGCGGAGGAGGAGGACGACGACAGGCGGCGTCGCCGGCGCGCCGGCGCGCCGTCGGGGAACCCGAGCAGGGTCTGCGAGGAGGCGCCCGCGTCGCCGTCGAGCGGCGACGGCGTGGCCGCTCGCCGCCTCTTGCGGGCGGGCCCGGGCGAGCCGCCCGCGTCGTCGTCGTCGTCGTCGTCCTCTTCCCCGTCGAGCGGAAGGCGATCGCGGTCCGAGGGGCTCCGCGCGGGGGGAGAGGCGTCGAGGGGAGGGGGACCGAGCCCGCCGGCCGACGGGGCGGGCGTGGGATCGAGCCCTCTCCCCCCGCCCGGGATATCTTCCGCCCCTCCCTCCTCCTCCTCCTCCTCCTCCTCCCCCTCCTCGTCGTCGTCGTCCTCGTCCTCGCTGTCGCCGTATTCCGACGAGTCGAGACCGGAGGAGCTGAGCTCCTCGTCGACGCTCTCGTCGTCGCTGGGGAGGCCGGAGTCGTCGCAGGCCGGACCGTAGGCGGTCCCGCAGAGCGGCGGCAGTTCCGCGGGGCCGACGGTGGAGGTCGCGGGGTGGCGGCTCGTGGCGCGGGCGACGACGCGGGCGAGGCGCAGGGCGCGCCGGCCCCCGACCTGGAGCAGGAGGCCCCAGAGGTCGGGGAAGAGGGTGTGGCGGGCGAAGCCCATGAGGTAGGCGTCGATGACGAGGCGCCGCAGGCGGTTGGCCGAGCCCCGGGGCTCGGGGGCGCCGCGGAGCCAGCGGAAGAGGACGTTCACGTCGCGGCGCATGCGCGCCGGGCAGAAGCTCCAGTCGTCGGGGTGGCGCTCGCGCCCCCACCCGCACCGGATGAGGCGCAGTCGTCGGGGTGGCGCTCGCGCCCCCACCCGCACCGGATGAGGCGGCCGAGGGTCCCGTCGGGAGATCCGCGCTGCCCTCCCATGGTGCCCGGGGGGTCGCCGATGTCGCTGCGGAGACAGAACGAGGAGGGGAGGAAGAGGGGGGGTGAGCGGGGAGGGGGAGTGAAGAGGGGGAAGGGAGACGGTGGCACCCACCTCCGCCCCCGATAGCCACACCCTCGAGCCCCCCCTTCCCTCTGGTGGTTTTTTTTACCTGGATCTGGCGCTGTAGCCCCCTCCTCTCGTCGCCCTCTCGAGGTCTAGATCTCTCTTATAGGGAAGGGTCTTTCCCGACCGAGCGAGGAATCTGGCAGCTGCTGCGGCAGCGGTCGGCTCGCCTTTCCTGCTTTGGGGGGTGTGTTTTCAAAGCGAGAGGGTGGGGTGAGAAGCGGGAGGGAGGGGAAGGGGGGGGGTGGGAGAAGAGGGGTATGGGGGAAGGAGGGGAAATGAGGGGGGGGGCGGGCTACGGGCTCGAGAGAAGGTGAGATCGAGTTCGGCGCCCGGAAACGCGAGCCGCGCGGCGAAGCGCCGATGGTACCGCGCGTGTCCCGCTCCGGCCCGCCTCGGCGACGACGGTCCGCTTCGCTTCGGCGACGACGACGACCGCTGTCTCTCCGGTTCTTTTTTTTTTCTCCCGGACGCCCCGAGCGCGCGCGGCTCCCGGGAGAGGACGAGAGCGTGGCCTCGGAGGCCGGGGGTATTTGTGGCCGCTCGAGCCGGGTAGGCGGGCTCGAGCGGCCCACGTGGGTCGGGGCCCCTCTGCGCCTCCTCCCACTCTGGCCATGGGCCAGCGTCCGCACTCGGCCCTAATAATATATATTATTAGGTCCGAGTGCGGACACTAACGTGTCCTCACTCGTCCGTCTATCTCCCTGGCCTCCGGCCAAGGTGGGAGGCGCTCTCGTGTGACGGGGGTAGGACGGGCTCCGCCGTCGCGGGGTACGGGGGGGAGGTGCCGCCGTCTCCGCCCCCTTCCCCTAGACGCCGCCTCCATCCCAGTCGGGAATCTCACCCGATGGAATAGAAGGTAGTGGCGCGGGGAGGGGAATGAGGCGGGGAAGTGGGCGGAGCGGAGAAGAACCACCCCTCTCGCTGCTGCGTCGCGGAAGAGAAGCGCGCTCACCCCCCTCCAGGGCCGCCATTTTTTCCGACGTAGCTTCCGTCTCCGGTACTTCGTTAATGAGATGCAGAATGGAGCCCTCTCCACGCCCGCTCGTCTAACGTGGCTTCCGCCTCCGGTCTGCGAGTAATGAGATGCGAGAGGGGTGCGGCTCCCGGCCGCCCACCACCCACGGACCACCGCCCCGATCCTCCCCTCTCTAGGGCCGCTCTCCAATAGCGGGTCGGCCGGTCCGCATCACCGCCCCCGACACGCCTCCGCCCTCCCATCGCGCCTCCCCCCACCCCCGCGCACGCTCCTCCCTCCGCGTCGAGGAGGTATAATACCGCTCTCCGACGCCGCATCGCCCAGACCGCCGTCTCCCGGACGTCGCCCGGTCGGCATCGCGGCCACAGACGACGGCAGCAACACAGACGCGAGGGGAGATCCGAGGGCGCGAACGTCGAGACCCGACCGACCGCAGCATGGAGCCGCCGTCGACCACCGCCGCTTCTTCTCCGGCTCGAGCTTCCCCGCCACCGTCGTCGTCGTCGTCGTCGTCGTCGTCGTCGGAGGGGCCTCGGGCCGCCGCAGCGCCGCGGCCCTCCTCTCCTCCCTCGTCTCGCCCTCCCCGGACCCCGGACGTCGGCGGTACGGACGACGCCGGCGTTCCGGAGGACGGAGGCGAGCTCTCGGACGCGCTCGTCGAGGAGTGGGCCCTGGGCCGCGTCTCCTCGGAGCAGATGGCCCTGCTGGCGGAGCTCATCGGGGGAGACGGCGGAGACGGAGATCGCCTCGGAGCCGGGGCCGCGGCCGCCGCCGTCCCGTCCCCCGCCCCGGGCTCGCCCGCTCGCGACGACGGAGACGACGGAGGCGCCCGCCGCGACGACGACGGCGGCGGCGAGGGGTTCCCCCGGGCCAGGCCCGTCAAGCGCCGAGGCGACTCGCCCGAGGACGCCGAGCCCGGCCGTCGCCGGACGACGAAGAAGAAGAAGAGGATGGCGGAAGCCCGGCCCCGAGAGCACCCTCGGCCCCGCGGGGCCGAGGGAGACGACGACGGAGACGACGACTGCTCCTGCTACGACGACGACCGCCGCCCGAGCGCGGGGCCCCGGAGGAAGAAGCGCTCCGCCGGGCCCGCTGACGCCGCCCCGGGCGCTCGCCGGGGGCGCTACCCGTCCCCCGGAGGAGCCCTGTCCCCGCGGCCGTCGCCCGCCGACTCCGGGAGCCGCGAGGGAGCCGACGGGGAGGACGACCGCCGCCGCCGCCGCCGCCTCGCCTCGCCCCGAGCCCGGCCGTCGCCGTCGCCGTCGCCCGAGGACTCGCGTCGAGCCGCCGCCCCGTCCCCGGCCTCCTCGTCGTCTTCGGCCTCCTCCTCGTCGTCGTCTTCTTCGGACTCCTCGTCGCCCTCCTCGTCCTCGTCGGACGAGGCGGCCCCCGGCCCCGTCGACGCCGAGGCCGCCCGGACCCGCCGCAGGCGCCGCCGCCGGTCGCGCCAGACCGACCGGCCCGGGGACGAGGACGGGGGGCGGGAGGCGAGCCGCGACGGGGAGCGGCCGCGTCGGCCGCGGCCCGCGCTCGGGCCCGCCGTCGTCGAGCACCGCAGCGAGAGGCGGCGGGCCCGGGCGGCCGTGGCCGGCCGCGACGCCGTCGGGCGCTTCACGGCCAGCCGGCCCCAGGTCGTGCCCCTCGGGGCGGCCGAGCTCGGCGGGACCTTCTACGCGAACTACCGCGACGGCTACGCGACCGGCGAGCCCTGGCCCGGCGTGGGGCCGCCGCCCGACGGCCGCGTCCTCTACGGGGGCGTCGGGGACAGCCGCCCCGGCCTCTGGGGCGACGCGGCGGTGGAGGACGCCCGGCGCCGCTTCGCGGCCGCGGCCGCGCCGGCCGCCGTCTGGGCGCCGGAGCTGGGGGACCCCGCGCGCCAGTACGCCCTCATCGCGCGCCTCATCTTCAGCCCGGACCTCGAGGCCATGGGCTGGCTGCAGAACTCGAAGCTGTCGGCCGCCGACGCGGAGCTGGAGCAGGCCTGCATGCGCGCCTCGGGCGTGACGCGCCCCAGCAGCTCGTACATCACCGGCTCCGTGGCCCGCGCCGTGCCGCACGTCGGCGACGCCATGCTGGCCGGCCGCTACGCCTGGGGCCTGCCGCACGTGGCGGCGGCCGTGGCCATGAGCCGCCGCTACGACCGCGGACAGAAGCAGTTCCTGCTCACCAGCCTGCGGCGCGCCTACGGACCCCTGCTGGCCCGGGAGGCCGCCGTCCTCGCCGGCGAGCGCGACGCCGGGCCCGCCGTAGAGACCGCGGCGGGCGAGGAGCGCCCCCTGCCGGCGGGGCTGGGTGCCGCCGGCGTCATCGCGGCCCAGCGCCGCCTGGCGGCCGCGCCGGCGTCCGCGCGCGACGCCGCCGCGGCCGCGCCGGGCCGCGCCGGCCGGCTCGCCCGCGAGTGCCTCTGCGCCTGCCGCGCCGTGCTGGAGGCCCTGGCCGAGGGCTTCTCGGGGGACCTCGCGGCCGTCCCCGGCCTGGCCTCCGCGCGCGCCTGCGCGCCGACCCGCGCCCCGGCCGAGGACCTCGCGCCCCCCGCCGAAGACGCGGCCCGTCTGGGCCTCTGGCTGCGCGAGCTGCGCCGCATCCGCGACGGACTCACGCTCATGCGCCTGCGCGACGAGCTCCGCGCCCCGGCCGGCCGCGAGGCCGCCCTGGCGGCCGTCCGCGCCGTGTGTCTCGCGGCCGGCGCCCTGGGGCCGGCCCTGGACGCCCGCGGGCCGCGCCGCGTGAGGTCGGCCGCGGCGGCCGCGGCCGACCGCCTCTTCGGGCGCCGGCCTCCGACCCGAGCCGCCGCCGCCGCCGCCGGACTCCGGCGGCCCTCGCGCTCGCGGAGCCGGAGACCCGCGGCGCCGGAGCGCCCGCGGCGCCGGCGCCCGCGCTGCGCCGCCGACCTGGCCGCCGACGTGCTGGCGGCCCTGGACGACGACGGGGCGGGGGAGACCCCGGAGGCCGCCCCGGGCGCCTCCGAGGGAGAAGACGCCGGCGCCCCCGCGTCTCCTCCGCCGGCGGGGGGACGCGGGGGCGCGGGCTCCGGCGACGAAGACGACGGGGGCGACGCTCCGAGCCGCCGCCCCGGGCCGCCGCCGCCTCGGCCGCGGGCCCTCTGTCCCCGGCCCGCCGCCGGGCCCGACGCCCTGGGCGGGTGGCGCCGGCAGCCGCCCGGCCCCAGCCACACGCCGGCGCCCGGCGCCGCCGCCCTCGAGGCCTACTGCCCCCCGGAGCGCGTCGCCGAGCTCGCGGACCGGCCGCTCTTCCCCGCGCCCTGGCGCGCCGCGCTCATGTTCGACCCCGGCGCGCTGGCCGCGCTGGCCGCCCGCTGCGCCCCGCCGGAGCCCGGCTCCGGCCGCGCCTTCGGCCCGCTCCGCGTCTCGGCCCCGCTGCGCCGCGCCGCCGCCTGGATGCGCCAGGTGCCCGACCCCGAGGACGTGCGCGTGCTGGTGCTCTACCACCCCCTGCCGGGCGAGGAGCTCGGCGGCCCGCCCGGCCCCGAGCCCCCCGCCTGGACCGCCGACCGCGGCGGGCTCTCCTTCCTGCTCGCCGCGCTCGCCAACCGCCGCTGCACCCCGGACTCGGCCGCCTGGGCCGGCAACTGGACCGCCGCGCCCGACGTGAGCGCCCTCAACGCGCAGGGCGTGCTGCTGCTCTCGACGCGCGACCTGGCCTTCGCCGGCGCCGTCGAGTTCCTCGGCCTGCTCGCCGGCGCCTCGGGCCGCCGCCTCGTCGTCCTCGACGCCGTCGAGCCCGCCGACTGGCCGGCCGACGGGCCCGCCGTGGCGCTGCGCCACGTCTACGTGCCCTGCTCCGTGCGCCCGGGCGCCCAGTGCGACCTGCGCTGGCCCGGCTGCGAGGAGCTGCGCCGCGCCGTGCTCGTCTCGCCGCGCGTCGCCGGGCCCGGCAGCTTCGCGCGCGCCGAGGCCGCCTACGCGCGCCTCTACCCCGACGCGCCGCCGCTGCGCCTGGCCCGCGCCGGCAACGTGCGCTTCGCGGTCCGCACGCGGCTCGGCCCGCGCACCTCCGTGCCGGTGCCGCCGCGCGCCTACCGCCGCGCCGTGCTGCCCGCCCTCGACGGCCGCGCCGCCGCCTCGCGCCTCGCCGGCGCCGCCATGGGGCGCGGCGCCCCCGACTTCTGCGGCGACGAGACCTTCTCGCACCGCGCCTGCGACCGCTGGGGGCTCGGCGCCGCGCTGCGCCCGCTCTACCTGGCGCTGGGCCGCGGGCCGGCGCCGCGCCGGCCCGACGACGTGCCCGCGGCCCTGCGCGCCTTCTGCGCCGCTGCGCTGCTCGAGCCCGACGACGACGCCGCGCCGCTCCTCGTCGGGCCCGACGCGGACCCGGCCGCGGCGCCGGGCGTGCGCTGGGCCTCGGCCTCGGGCCGCGTCGGCACCCTGCTGGCCGACCGCCCCCCCGCCGAGGCCGGGGAGCCCGAGGAGGGCTGCCTCTTCGCCGGCCTCCGCCTCGTCCCTCCCCCGGCCTCGCCCGGCTCGCGCCGGGGCTCCGAGGACGACGACGGCGCCAGCGGCCGCTGGGCCGCCGGCGAAGACGACGACGACGAGCCGGTGGTCGTCTCCGTGACGCCCGCCTCGGCGCCGGAGCCGCGCCGCGCCGTCAAGCGGGAGCCCGACGACGACGACGACGCCCGCGCCGTCAAGCGGGAGCCCGACGACGACGACGACGGCGGCTGCGCGGGGGGCTGGGGAGGGTGGGCGCGCGTGGGGTGGGACCTGTGACCCAACGGGGCCGCGCGGCTCGAGACTCGAGAGCGGAAGCCGCTAGTTTTTTTTAAAAAAAAATCCACCCGGACTCGCGGGCCGGCCCGCGCGGGCATCTGAAACACTACAACGCACGCCCCCTTCCGCTCTAAGCATCAAACGAGCGCCGGCGCGCCGCGCCTCAGCGTCGACGCCGCGCTCTTCTCTCTCTACCTCAAAATCAAAGCGCCATCTTCCCCCCCCCCCTTCCCCATCAAAAGACACCGCAGCCTTCGCTCTCTACGCCGGTGTGTCGTATGTGTAACAAGAGAGCTCTCTGCAGGAGGCCGTTCGGGGTGCCTTCGAGCGCCAGCGTGTCGTGTGCGTGATAAGAGAGAACCTTCTGCAGAGGGCCGTTCGGGGCGCCCTCTCCACCCTCCCCCATCATCAAAAGACACCGCAGCCTTCACTTTCTACGCCGGTGTGTCGCGTGTATAATAAAATGAGACTTTTTGGCAAGCCGTCTGACCTGTGTTGTGTGTGTAGAAGAAGGGGGGGACTGGGGCATGTGCTGTGTGTGTGTAGAGGAAGAGGGGGTGGGGGGGGACTGGGGCATGTGCTGTGTGTGTAGAGGAAGAGGGGGTGGGGGGGGACTGGGGGCCGAGACGGGAACGGAAGAGCGGCGACGGGAGAACGCTCGCCCGCAGGGTCTCCCTGGCGACGGGCGGGAGGCGGCAGACGGGGAGAGGACGCGGAGGCGCGCGTCCTCCCACACCACACCACACGACACACGCGAGCGTTTCGGCCGCGGGGGAACACAGCGTCCCCCCGCGGTCTTTAATATTAGAGTTTCGCGTTACAGCAGAAGCGCGCTCTGGGGGGGCCCCCAAGAGGGGGTCGCCGGCGGCGGGCCCCTTCCCAGACCCCCACCCTCACCGCGCCGCCTCAGCCGGCGGCCTGAGGCCTGGCCTCCCCGACCACCCACACGACGTCTTCGTCCAGCTCCTCCTCTTCCACCTCTTCCTCGTCGCCCCCCGCGCGGCGGCCGCCTCCGGGCCCCGGGAGGCGGGGCGGCCCGGGCCCGCCCTCGTCCTCCGAGTCCCCCTCGCTGTCGGCGAGCCACGCCCCCAGCGTCTCCTCCGAGGCGAGCGGGGGCTCCGGCAGCGCGCCGCGGCCGCCCCGGGGCCCTCCGCCGCTCCCCGACGGCGCGGGCGCCGTCGGCTCCTCGTCGTCACCCCCGCCCCCGTCCTCCGCGGGCGGCGGGGGCGGCGGGGGCGGCGGGGGCGGCGGGGGCGGCGGGGGCGACGGGGGCGGCGGGGGCGGCGGCGGCAGGGGCGGGACCGGCGGGGACGGGGGCGGCGGGGACGGGGGCGGCGGGGACTGCGCCGCCGCGACCTCCGCGCCGTCCTCCAGCCACGCCCACCAGGGGACCCCCGAGAGCTCCCAGGCCGGCGCCTGGGGGGCGTCGCGCTCGCTGTCTTCGCCGTCGGGGGGGCCGAGCGGCGAGGGGGGTGGGGGCGGGGGCGGAGGCGGGGGCGGGAACGACGGAAGCGGCGGCTCGCCGTTCTCGCACCACGCCTCCCCCCCGCCCCGCGCCATCGCCGCCTCGTCGTCCTCCGCCCGCGCGTCGGCGCCGTCGCCCCCCGCCCCCCGGCTCGCCGCGCGCCTCTCCTCCCCTCGCGCGGCGGCCGCCTGCCCGCCGCCCGCCGGGCTCCCGCGCGCCCGCTCCCCCTCCACGGCCGCCGCGGCGGCCAGCATGAGGGCCAGCGCGCGCCCGAGGCTCGCCCGGCGGCGCTCCGCCTCGGCCTCGGCCTCCGCGGCCGAAGGCGGCGGCGGCGGCGAGGGTGAAGGCGAGGGCGAGGGCGACGCCCGCGAGAGCCGCCGCCGGCCTCTCGCGGGCCGGCGGCGGCGGTGGCTCGCGGCCGCCGAGAGCCGCAGCCGGCTCGTCGCCCTCACGGCCGCAGCGCGGCGCACGCGCGCCTGCACACGTGCCCCCTCGGGTGCGCCGGGGGCGCCCCAGGCGGCGCGCACAGGCACGCCGCCGGCCCGGGCCCGTCGTCCCCGCCGGGGCCGAGCCCGCGGGCGGGACTCGACCCTCCAGCCACTGCGGACACGCCACCGAGAGGCCCACCAGCAGCAGCACGCCGAAGAGGGCCAGCAGCAGGATCACGAACAGCGCCAGCGTCAGCGCCAGCAGCGTCCCGAGCGTGGCCCCGCGCCCCGTCGGCGGCGGGGGTGGCGGCGGGCCCGGCGGCGGCGAGGCGCTGCGGGACGCAGGGGGGGCTCCCCCGGGAGGACCCTGGGCTTCCCCCCCGGAGGTGTGGCTCCGCAGCAGCGCCGCCAGCGCGGCGGCCGCCAGGGAGGAGGCCAGAGGGTCCGGCCGGCTCTCCTCCCCCCTCCTCGGCCCCTCGTCGTCCTCCGCCCCCGCCGTCGCCCGCAGCGGCGGGGGCGGGCCCGGGTACGGAAGGCCCGGGTACGGCGGCGGCGGGGGCAGCGGCGGCGGCGGCGGAGGAGGAGGAGCCGGGGGCGGAGGCGTCGCTATCCTCGTCGTCGCCGCTGTCAGCCCGGTCTCGGCGGCAGCGTCGGGGCGGGCGGCGGCGGCAGCGGCACCGAGGCGCCGAGCAGCGGAGGCGCTCGACGCGCCGCCGCCGCTGCCGCCGCCGGGAGGCGGGGGAGGCGTCGCGCTCGACGGCGGCGCGTCTCCCGGCAGGGGCGTCGTCGTCGCCGTCGCCCGCGCTCCGTCGCCGGGTCGGCCCCCCGGGGGGCGGCGACGGCGCGCGAGGGGCGGCGACGACTGCTGCTGGACCGCAGGGCCGAGGCAGGGCATGACACGGCGCGAGGGGCGGCCGCGGGAGGCGGAAGACCGCCGGGGGTGGCGGCGCCCAAGGGCGCCACGGGCGCCAGGCCAGCGGGGCGGTCCGCGGGGGCGGTGTCGCGGCGGCAAGCGGCCGCCGGAACGGGTCCGGCGGCGGCAGGGGCCGGGGCGGGCTCGGAGGGCCGAGGGGGCGGGGTCAGTCTGGGCAGAGCGAGGGGAGGAGGCCGGGCGGCCCGGGGCGCGGCTGCGCCGCCGCGGGCCGAGGGCGGCGACGACGGGAGGGCGTGCGAGCGGCGGGCGGGGGCGGCGGCTCTCGAGCCGCCCGGGTCGGACCCCAGCGCGCCGGTCGGTCGCGCGCGCGGGCGCGGAGGCCGCCGGGCGCGGGCGCGGGCGGGCGGCCACGCGCGTGGCCGCCCCTCGTCCCTCCCGGCGGACCGCTCGGCGCCGCCCGGGCGGCGCGGGCCGGTCGCGTACGCGGAGTAAGGGGTTTTTCTGGCCTCGCCTCGTTTCCGGGAATCGGGCCCGCTTAGAAGAAAGAGGGAGGCGGCGGCCAGGCGCCGCCGCCGCGACCTCTCGAGACCGGCGCTCGGGCGGGCCGAAGCCCGCCCCGCTGGAGCCCGAGGCGCCACCCGCGTCCCGGGCGGGGGGGTGCGCGCGGCCGAGGGGCGACCGCGGCCCGGCGCCGCGCCGGACGGGGGGCCGCGGGGGGCGTCGCCGGGATCGACGAGAGGCGTCAGCAGGGGCGGGGGGAGGCGAGGGCCAGAACAGCGAGGAGAAGAGGGGGAGGTAGACGGGGATGAGGGCGGGGTAGGGCGAGGGGGAGGGGACGAAACAGAGGAGGAAGCAGCAGCAGCGGCACGGGGAGGGGAGGGGGGGCGCGGCCCTCAGGAGGCGCTCGGCGGCTCCGGGCGCGGCCCCCGGCGGAGCCGGCGCTCCCCGCGGTCGTCCCCTCCGCCCGAGGTGGGCCGGCGCCCGGGGGCGGGGCTCGGGGGCGGCGAGCCCGCGGAGGAGGAAGAGCCCCCGCCGTCGGGTGGAGGGCGGGGGGTGCGGTGGTGGGGGGAACAGGGGGTCGGGTCGGGGGCCGGGTTGGCCGACCGCAGGCGCGGCTCGACGGCGGCGAGGCTGCGCCCGCGCGGACCCGGGCGAGGCCGCCCCGGCGGCGGCGGCTGTGGCGGCCGGTGCGTCGAGCGCCTCCGCTGGAGCTCGACGGTGGGAGGGCCGGGGGCCGGGGGGAGAGCCGGGCGCTCGCCGGCGAGGGTCAGGACCACGGTGAGGGTGAGGGTGAGGGTCGGCGCCCCGCGCTCCGAGACGGAGAGCGTGGCCGCGAGGGCGAGGGCTAGGGTCACGAGGGTCGCCCGGCCGCCCGCCGCGGGGCCGAGGGACCCGGCGAGGGCGAGGGCGAGGGTCGGCCGGCCGCCGGCGAGGGCGAGGGTCACGGTGAGGGTGAGGGTGAGGGTGGGCGTGCTGCCAATCGGGGTCGGGCAGCCCCCCGGGAGGCGGAGGCTGACCCCGGAAGGCCGGCCCGTGGGGCGGGGGCGGAGCTGGGGCGGAGCCCGAAAATGGGTTAGGGCTAGGGTTAGGGCTAGGGTTAGGGCTAGGGTTAGGGCTAGGGTTAGGGCTAGGGTTAGGGCTAGGGTTAGGGCTAGGGTTAGGGCTAGGGTTAGGGCTAGGGTTAGGGCTAGGGTTAGGGCTAGGGTTAGGGCTAGGGTTAGGGCTAGGGTTAGGGCTAGGGTTAGGGCTAGGGTTAGGGCTAGGGTTAGGGCTAGGGTTAGGGCTAGGGTTAGGGCTAGGGTTAGGGCTAGGGTTAGGGCTAGGGTTAGGGCTAGGGTTAGGGCTAGGGTTAGGGCTGGCGGAGGGCCAACCCTAGCTGGCGCTCGGCCAACCCTAGCTGGCACCGAGCCAGCCGGGGACCGAGGGGCTGCCGGCTAGGGTTAGGGTTGGCGCCGCGCCAACCCCACCTGGCTGGGCGCCAACCCTAGGGTTGGCACTGGGCCAAGGTCGGGTTCCGAGCTCCAAATACTTGGCGCGGTGCCAACCCTAGGGTTGCGCAATTTTGGCCCCCCCCCCAAGCCACGCCCCCCGGGGGTTCGCGGCGACCCCCGAGACCGGGGGTGGGAGGTCTGAGCCCTCTCGCGGCTGGCGAGAAGATCGAGTCTCACTCCCTGCCGCGGTCGGAGGCGAGGCTCTCTAGCACGAGCGCGTCCCCCCCTACCACTACCACTGGCTGGCGCCGGTGAGGGGGTAAGTGGGGGCGACCAGTTGGTCGCAGGGATCGGAGTGAACGAACAAAAAAAGGGGGTGGAGGGGGGAAAAAGAAAGAGTAGAGGTTAAAACAAGCCAGGAGGCTGCCAAGCTCTTACG